ATGTATACGCGTTACAGTTATAACCCATCTTTGGGTCGTACGTATGTTTATGACAACAAGTATTACAAAAACCTCGGCTCAGTAATCAAAAACGCCAAACGTAAGCGCCACCTACTCGAGCATGAAATCGAGGAACGTAATTTGGACCCCCTAGATAATTATCTGGTCGCCGAGGATCCTTTCCTGGGACCCGGCAAAAACCAGAAACTTACTTTGTTTAAAGAAATCCGTAGCGTTAAGCCCGACACAATGAAACTAGTTGTTAATTGGAGCGGTAAAGAGTTTTTGAGGGAAACTTGGACTCGTTTCATGGAGGACAGCTTTCCCATTGTAAACGACCAAGAAATTATGGATGTTTTCCTAGTAGTTAACATGCGCCCGACTAGACCTAACCGTTGCTACAAGTTCTTGGCTCAACACGCTCTTCGTTGCGACCCAGACTATGTGCCTCACGAAGTAATTAGAATAGTTGAGCCGTCATGGGTGGGAAGCAACAACGAGTACCGTATTAGTCTGGCCAAGCGCGGCGGCGGATGTCCAGTGATGAATCTGCATGCTGAGTACACCAACTCGTTTGAAGAGTTCATTAACAGAGTCATTTGGGAAAACTTCTACAAGCCCATTGTGTACATTGGTACCGACTCTGCTGAGGAAGAGGAAATTCTAATGGAAGTTTCCCTGGTGTTCAAAGTAAAGGAGTTTGCTCCTGATGCTCCTTTGTACACCGGACCAGCGTATTAAACAATAGATTGCGCAGGTTTCATAATTTTCAATAGTCTTTGCTGTAGTTGAAGCAAAGGTGCCGAAGCGGGTTTCGCTTGTAAAGCCTTGTTGATAAAATCCATAGCATTTTGATATTTCTCGTGTAAAATTATGAATTTTACTTCCCTAAGAAATTGGGCTTCGTTTTCGTTATATAAATTTGTGGTGCTCGGAGTTTGGTTTTCTAAGATATTAATATTTTTTAGTCTTTTAACAATCGAATTAATAATTTCGTCTGCCGAATTTAAATTTTGCTCGTTTTCGTACGGAATATTGATTAAACGACTCGCTTCGGAGATTTCGTTAGCAAAACTATTATCGCTAATTTCTGTTAATATTACTAATTTTGAGGCTAGCGCATTCTTTCTATCCCGGTACTCTGTTTTATCATCATCGTCCCACTCATCGTTAGTCGTGTTTTCGTTTTCGGAAGCCGTACTAACAGGTTCTAAGGCTATACGTCTACTCATAATTTGAGCGACATGTTCGATACCTTTTGTTTCTTTTAGAGGTTCTTTTTCTATTTCAACCTTTTTCAATGTAGGTCTTTTCTTAATAGCCTCTAATAGGGCGCTTCTGGGGTCTACTGTAGTTTCAGGTTTAGGTGGGGTAGAACGTTCTGCGGCAGATTTTAATGCTGGCCTAGATCTTATTTGTTCCATTAGTTTACTAGGGTCTAAAGGCGATTCGGAAGGTTTTGGAGGAGACGGTGTCGATGTTTCTAAACCCGACATTGGCGGAGCAGGCGGTGCCTCGCTAGCTGTGGGCATAGGCGGTGGGGGCGGAGGACCAAAATCTGAAGCCATCGGCGGAGGCGGAGGAGGAACAAAATCTGAAACCATCGGCGGAGGCGGAGGCGGCGGTGGTGGTATGCTCGTTTCTAGCTCTTTCATAGGAGGCGGCGGAGGTATGTTTGTAATAGGTTCAGGAGGCGGCGGAGGCGGCGGTGGCATGAAAGGTTCAACTATTTTATCGTTTACCGTAGATATAAAATCGTTGGATGTAAGTAGAATGTCTTCCACACGTTTAACTAACTCACCATAGTTTTGATCGGGAATAACAGTTTTAATGTTTTGATCATCAGTTTCGTTCGAAACAATTGGTGCTACTATCGTTTCCCTGTTCAAACTTTTGTCGGCGCCTTTTGTGGCGATATCATCCAACGAAACTATATCATTGAGAATGCTATCGATCTTTTCGGTGTCCTTTTGAATCTTTTGGTTGTGATCGTGTAAATATTTTTTATACACGACAAAAAATTGTTTATAGTTATCTTCTACGTTTGTTTCATTTTGAATTTCGTCAATTATCGAAAGTAGCAATGATTTATTTTCATCGTTGTCGTCTACTTTTCTGGCAATGTTTATTAAAATTTTGACTTTATTATCAACCGATTTAACTATGGGCAACGTCGTTTCTGTTTCTACATGACTTACCCTTTCCTGCTCATAAATTATGGCAGTGTTATTGTAAATATCATTGGCAAGTTGAATCAATTCTAACGACTCTGCTAAAGTAAGTTTCAGCAGTTCGTTTTTGGGAGTAGCAAAAACTTTACGTTTCAGTTTATTTATTTGGGGACTTTTGATCATATGCATTAATTTGATAGGTTCAATTAAAGATTCATGTATAAAATAATCTCTGGCGGATTGTATGTCAGTTCGGTCTAGTCTTTTCTCAAACATGGACATTGTGGTTGACGATTTAGACGAGTTTAAACAAAATTTAACTCTAGAAAAAAATATTAAACTTATAAATGGAAAATTTGGCAAAGTGTCCGTGTGGCGCCACGAGCCCACTAAAAAACTATTTTTACTGAAGCAAATAACTCATGGTTATAATGAAATCGAACCTATGATTCATTATTTGATGAAAAAAAACAAGTACTTTTTAAATCTTTACTACTCTGTCAATTCGCCAACTACTAATATACTTATTATGGACTACATCGCCGATGGTGACCTGTTTGATCTTCTGCGCCGCGAGTCCCGCTTGCCCGAACCCGAAGTCCGCAGCATTATTTTACAGCTAGTCGACGCTCTACAAGCCCTACATAAAAACTTCATTATACATAACGATGTCAAGCTGGAAAATGTTTTGTACCATAGAAAGAGACAAATTTATTTGTGTGACTATGGACTCTGCCGCATAGTCGGAGTCAAGTCTTGCCAAGACGGCACTTTAGATTATTTCTCACCCGAAAAAATCATGGGAAGAAACTATGACTTTGGATTTGACTGGTGGTCAGTCGGTGTTCTAACCTACGAGCTAATCACAGGAACCCATCCATACAAATTTGATCCGGACGAAGACCTCACTACAAATGTTCTGCAGCGAAGGCAGCAAAGAAAACTTGAATTTAAACCTAGCGTGTCTATAGCTGCTCAGTCTTTTATTGAAAAATTACTGTTTTATAATATTAACTATAGATTAACTAGTGGTGATGAAATAAAATTAAACAAGTTTTTGCAATAAAAAAATTTATTTCATTTATAACTATAGTACCCTATACAAAATACTAGAGAATACAGGTTATTAATACTAATACTATGCTAAGTTTATACAATAAATGCTTAAATGTTAGTACACTTAAATTTTTTGTCGTGTTCCGTATGAATATGATTAACAATGATATCTGACATGCAATCTGTATTTAACAATTTGTGGGACACATTTGACAAAAATATGTTACGTTTTTTAAGTTCCTGAAACTTTTGTTTAACAATTTCATCGTTAGTTTTATATAAAACTTGCCGCTGGTTACAAATTTGCTGCGGCTTAGGCATAGGATCAGCACTGACAATGATGACATCATCATCGTCGTCATCATTGTCAGCCACATTAATAACTTTAACCGATTCGTCAATTACTTCAACGTCCTCATCGGGTTCTTTTTTAATTATAGGCTCGTTATCTTGAACTATGGCAGAAATTACAAAAGGTTCGTCATCAGCGGGCTCGGTTTTAATTACGCGCGAAGTTGACATTGTAGTTATTAAATCGGAAATGTCAGCTGTCTTATGTGACTTATGTGATTTAGATTTGCGCGATTTTGACTTTTTAGTTTTCTCTGGCAGCGGCTCGGGCGCCAATATGTGGTTACGGTCTAAATTCTGGTCTAAAATCAGGTTCTCCACAGCCGCTGCGGTAGAATCATCAAACTGAGCTAAAACGTCTTCAAAGTTAATAATAGGTATAGCGGGATTGTTAGAATCAAATATGTATGATTCCTCTGGTTCGCGAACCGAAGCCGGCTCGTTTTTCATAATATATATTTTGTTATTTTTCTCAAAGTATTTGACCCCATTGTGTATTATTTCTTGCGCCTCACTGACAAAATCTGTTAGATTTTTACCTCTAATCGCGTCAGACCTATCAATTGCCGGGGCCGGTTGGTCACCAAGAATTTGTTCCAATTCTTGGGCAGGTTGTTCACCGAGAATTAGTTCTAATTGTTTTTCTTGCTCCAGAATAGCCTGCCTTTCTCTTTCACACTTGTTTATTTTTTTTTGAAGCTCGATAATGGCGGCTTCATTGTCGGTGTTAGATGTACGAATCACACTACGGCTACGATCAGTATTAGCGACTTTTACCTTTAATCCTTTTTTAGGTTTTCTGTTACGGCTGCGGCTGCGTCTTTCATGGACAACGGCGGGGCTGTAAGGTTCATTTTGTCGCTCAGATCGAGCGGGGCTGAGGCTTTGCTGAGGTTGGTCGGGACTAGGGCTACGGCGGCTGAAGGTAGGACTGGGGCTGCGGTGGTTGGCAGGGCTGGGGCTGCGGCGGGTTGCGGCTGAATGCTGGCTGAAGGCGGGGCTAGGCGTGCGCTCGTTCGAACCAAAACGATGTCCGACACAAGGACTCGGAGTTCTGGTTCTGTCATTGCGGGCAGGGGTCGGGTCCCTGCTTAAAGCGGGACTCGGAGTTCTGGTACGGTCGCCATTGCGTGACCCGCTCTGGCTGCGAGAGCGAGATCTGCTTTTGCGCTCACTAGATTGGCTGCGGGAACGGCTTCTACACGTTTCGCTCGATTGGCTGCGGGAACGGTCGCTGTCGTCAGCGACGGAACGCTGGCCAGAAGTGGACCGGCGACTTTTACGAATAGAAACGGACCGGGATCGGTCTGATGTCTCGCTGCCGGAAGGACTTGAAGATCGGGTTCGGTTGCCATGGTTAATAATATCGCTTTGGTCGCTTTCGTGTGAACTGTTACTATAACTACGTTTACTGACACGACTATCGGTACGGTTTAACGCGGGCTTCTTTTTTCCTTTTTTTAGAATTACATTATCTTTAAGGCCTCGCGAAATGGCAATGGCTTCGGCCACTTCAAATGGGGTTTCTTCGCGTTTATAGTTACATTTAATACACGCGCCTCTCTGATAACTTTCAATGAAACAATCGCTGCACAATTTATGTTCGCAGTTTTTGTAAAAGCTTCTAATAAAAGATTTTTTACACGCCTCGCATATTATAGTTTGCAATTCTTTATTACCGTTACATTGACTGATTATTTCAGAACTGATTTTAATTTTAACTAAATTATTAATTTTATTGATAAGATCTTTCCGAAGATTTTCAATGGCAGTGAGGCCACATTTGTCCATAATCCTAATATGTTCTCGAATTTCATAGGTCGCGCCTATGTTACGCAAGTTTTTAGGAACGTGTTGAATCTGTTCGTAAAAAAACTCGCTAGAAGCAATAAAGTCGTGTTTAGACCCATTGGACATCTCCAACAATACGTTATGGACCGTGCCGAAAGCGCTGTTATTATCTCCTAAAGTGGGATAGTAATGATTGTAAAAGGCTCCATAACACAGTCTGAGATGAATCAAAACATCAAACTGAGTCAGACACGTCAGTAAAGTTTGTAAGTCTTTTTTTACTTGGAGGTTAGGCGATTCTATAATGTAATTATAGATGTTTTCATAGTTTCGTGTCAGTAAATTACGATTTTTAAAGGTAATACCCATAAATTTAAACGTATTAGTATTAGTGTAGTCTAAAAAGGCGACCTTTTTTTTCCCGGCTTGAAATTCAAGATAGAAATAAAGCCTGCCCTCAGGTTTATTATTAACCATTTGCAACTTTTTGTACGAGTTCTGAAAATAAAGGAAAAAACTTAGAGTTTGTCACTCTAAAAAAAAAAACACAAAATTATTTACAAGTCCAAAAATGGGAAACATAAAAAAACACTGTTACTCACATCAAGTAGACGGCTCATCCTGTGCACTTCACTGGACTTTGCAGGGAGAAGAGGTGTTGCGTGTTCGAAGCTCGAAACGAAACTGAATCCAAGTTTCGCTACCAAGGCTTATATACCCTGGCTGGCGACCTTGTGGGCGTAATCAGTCACGCGGCTGCGGGCGTAAACAAAGTCAGTCACGTACGCCCTGACCTCCAGACGAACGGAACAAACAACCTAATCAGCAGCGCTTATCGGCGCATGACCGGAGATTGTTATCCGGTCACGTAGGCGCTCGTTTGTCACGTAGGCGCTTGTTTGTCACGTACGCCAGGAAGGTGATAAGCAGTTTTTTGCTCTACAAAAAAGGACCTAAAATCGTAGTATATTGGGAGCATATTGTACAGTGTAGACTATTATAGTAAAATAGTCTACGATATGAAATATTCCACTGTATATTAGCTGTAAGGACTTAAGTAACTTTTTTGCACTGCAAAAAAATGACCTTTCGATTCTGGACTAGTCGTGCTTGATTAGATTAGGTTTCGTATAAAAGGCCTGACAAATTGAACACGAATCATACTTTCGTACGGAGCCCTACATACCAACAGATAACCGGCCGTAGCATCATGAACAAAGTGAGTATTCTTGTGTATTATTTTTGTGCATATCCTGTCAGACATAGTTTGTTCGTTTTATTTATTTTGTTTTTTGTTTCAGATCGACAAAAAATCTGTTACCAAAATCGAATTATTTAAACCTACTATTTACAGCCTGAGAAAAAATAACAAAGATTTTGTCCATCACACCGAATTTACTAACCTCATGTTCAATAATTTAATTCGTCAGTATAAAATTTCTGAAAAAGAAACTGGCGACGCAAAAAAATTACGCCAAATAGATGCTTTTAATTTTTGTCGTTACATCCAAAATTACTACGAATTTAACACAGATCAAAGTTCTTTTTATTTGTATAATATCAGAACTGCCGTTATTAAATATGATTTGATTTTAAGGATGGAAAAGTTTAAAAAATTTGTTAAAAGGCGCTACTTCAAAGAACATGGCGTACGTATGCATCAGGATAAAGTTATGTGTCCTGACAAACATTACGTGGACATTTACAAACCTAAACTTACAAAAATTCACCTCACAAGTAAAGAAGAAAAATATTCGGACGACTCTGATCTGGACAGCTCGGAGGATGAAGGCTTCGGAGGACTACGCCAGCGACCTCGGTCTCCTATTAGGTTTAGGATTGTAAATAACACGAGAGTAATGTCGCGTTACTATCCTCAGTATTAATTATAACAGTATTTTATAGTATTACAGTATTATATAGTATTCAATAAACATTATTATGGTATTTTTTGTTTCAATTATCTCGCCATAGGTTCTAGAGGTTTGGTTAACAATTGTTTAAAAATAAAAATGCCAATGGCAAGCATAATTAATAAACCCCCTACCAACATGATTAAAGGCAAAAGTTTTTCTCCCAAACTTTTACTTTTATTCATGGATTTGTTAACCAGACCTTCTTCTCCGAGCAAATGATCTAGACCTAAATCTCCTATCAGATCTCCTAAATTGTAGGGTTCTATACATTGGATAGTTTGGCCGACAGACAAATCAGAAATGTCAACATACTGAGGTGACTCTGGGTCGGCATTAGGATCGCTAGCTCTACAAACTGTCTGTTCTGTTTCGTAATTAAACCCCCTGCAAAGTTCCAGCAGCTCTTGCTCATTCGAAATTAGCGGGTCGAATTCGCATAAAACTACTCTGTCCATTGCGTCCGCATTCAGCTGACAGGTTCTGTGTCTGAGCATACAAACAGTCATATCATCGCCTCCGTTAAAACCCACATAAAAATAGCTACCGCCAGTGTTATTCAATGCATTGATTATGTCCTGAATTAAGCTAGCGGTGCTAAATGCCAAATATACACCCGTACCGATGAGAGCTGTAACGCCTGCAAGTTTTAAATTTTCTAAGTATGTGCGCAAACGAGGCTGTTGAGTAAGCACAGTTTCCACACCGTTTGCGTTTCGTGTGTTTGTAGACGGATAGTTTTGTTTAACCGCATTTTTACGCAAATTAATGGAATGTAAATTAGCATCGGGAACATTGTCTATACGGCGTAAAGATCCTAAAGAATTTAACTGGCCGTTAGTTGCGTCGGGAAACATGGTTCGTAAGTTTGTACTGTCATTATTGCGCATAAATCGATTCATGTCAGCGACACTAACAAAATCATTGTTTCTGACCAAATAACCTGGCATGTACATGTCATTGTTTAGGTTTCGAAAACTTGAAGACGAAAAAACGTTTTGAAAACCAGCAGGGGAGGAGTTGACGACATTTAAATTGTCTACATTAAGAAATTGATTAGGGTTATTATAAACTTTATTAACTCTACGCAATGAGGTAAAGAAACTCATTTTTCCTTATTTACTTTTTAGGCTTAGTTCTACGCGTTTCAGGCGTAGGTTCAGGCTCGGGCTCCGGTTCTGGCTCAGGTTCCGGCTCTGGCTCAGGTTCGGGCTCCGGCTCTGGGTCGAGATCAGGATTAAGAGTTTCATCAATTTTATCTACGGTAGTTTGGATAGTTTGTAGAGTCTCTGACTGAGCCTGCAGTGCCTCATTAATTTCGGACACATCTGGCAGATTGGCTCTGATGTCTTGCACCGATGCCTGTAGCGCCGCGACTTTAGTGTCCACGGCTTTAATATCGGATCGAATCAAAACCAAAATATTTTGGGACATGATTATTTAATATACAAATGATTATGTATTATAACTTATTAACGGCCCGTCAAACCTCACCCTGTCAATTTCGTATTCACCCTCTGATAAAGTTATAACAATTTCGTGGTCGTTATAAAAAACATTAATATTTCTGGGCAAATCTCGATACGTATTTTTATTTTGATCAACAGTTAACGCATACCTTTTGAGCATGAAACTAGAATCGCCAACGTACGGCAATTGTTTTGTACCATACACGGACATACCTTGCAAAAATTTATGGAACGAAACAGATTTATCAAAGTTCATTTGACCGGACACTAATTTCTCGGGACGTATGCCCGTTATAGGAAAAATGACCAGGCCGTTTTTATAGTCATTGTGACGACAAGTAATTACTGAAATTAGTCGATTTTCTCTAAAAACGGGCGCGCCCAAGTAAATTTTGTTTGCCAGACTAAAATCAGTGAGTGCAAACGCATACATTTGACCATAAATTAACCTTTGTTTGTGGATATGAAAATTTGCATACACACGATCCACCGTAAAACTAGCCAGATCGCCGTTATTTAACAAAACATCTAACGCGGAATTGTTCGATACTTTAGGGAACACAATATTGCTCGCTACGCCGGGAAATTGGTGCAGCAGACCATATTCCTCGTCGTGTACACGGCTCATGGGCGCTATGATTTTAATAAACGATTCTTGCCCGTCAACTTTTGTTATTGTAACAGTCTTTTTTAGCTCGTTTTTTTCATAGTTAACATTATTAATTTCTAAATTTTGACCGTTTCTGATACAGAGCAATAGCAATAACAAAAATGTCATTGTCCTTTTTATAATCATATCTTATTAGTTCTTTAACCTTTGATAAAAATTACTATATAATTGTCTCGTTTCTCGAGATGAATCACAGAATCACACAGCATCTTAAGATATATCCATCATCATGCCGGTTACAAAATGCAAGCAAATACCCGCCTACCAGTTTATTCAAAAACTCAATTCATTGCTACGCAACATTAGTTCTGTGGAAAAACGGATCGATCATTGGAAGAGAATTAAACGGATTACAAAGGATAAACGAGAACTCATCGAAATAGATTGTATGCTGGCAAAAATGGATGCTGAACTTAGATCACTAAGAAACGATGTATTGGTTTTAAACAGTAAATAAAATAAAATATTTTTATAAATTGTATTTTATTCAATATCATCTTCACAAACTTCCACATCAATTATAGATCCATTTTCGTACCAATCTTCATCCACGTTTTCGCTAGTTTCCACCGCTGCAGGCGTTTTCTCCGGTATTTTGACTCGATGCCGATTATTATGAAATCCGTTTCTAACCAAATAGCATTTAAAAGGTTCACCACTGGGCCAGTAAACACGCCGGTTCACATTCAACAAGCGGTTAGCCGTATAGCGGCAATGTAGTATTAATTTTTTGCGCGTACAGGAATCCCAGTCAATATCGAGCCTACCGCCGCAAACATGGTTAAGAAACTCTTTGGTGAACCTTTTGGCATAGTTGGTACCGTTAATGTGAAATATGTACATTTTTAATCGGTTTGCTCGATATTGAAAAATATCATAGGTTTGATGGCCAACGAGTATGTTTTCTCTTGGTACTTCTTATTGTTAACACTTTCCAACGTAGTTTCGTTCTTACTCTGCTTGAATCCCTCAATTATAGCGCCCATATACAGATCCACTTCTTGAGAGGGCTGTGCTTGTTCTCCGCCTTCTTGTTGGAACGCGAATAAATCGTTGTAACGTTCCACGGTAAATGGCTCACACACAACGCTTTTGACCAAGTCTCCTGTGCTATAAACGGTCTCGTTGCTGTGCTGCTTTATATCATAAAATTTTCGCACAAACGAGATCTTACCCGGGTTATTTTCATCGGGCGCGTTTATTATGGAACAGTCTTGCAATTTTATTTGGTCCTCTTTGAAATATTGTGACATGATGTTGGAATAGATCATATTATGCCGATTGATATTGGACCAGCGCAGAATAAAGAACTCACCAAAAGTACTTTTGTAGCGCTTCATTTTCACCGTATCGAAAAAATAAAACGGTATAGCTCCTCCTTTGACATGATAACCCACGTTGTACACCACTCTAGGCGCTTTAGGGGTTTCTATGGTGATCTTGTCATCGATCTTTGGATACAAACGGCTTTCCCATCGAGAAAAGTTGTTGCACGTTTCCAAAAATCCTAGCGCCGTTTCCAATTGATTCTGATTAAACTCTGTCTGGCAATTAACCACCGTGATGTTCTTGCCCTTGGCCAAATTGTGTATCATTTTTTCGACCCATGTCATGGCACGCGTCTCTTCACGATTTTTAAAAATGCAAATCAACTTATCGTTAGCGTCATATTCCACTTCGGTTTTGTAAATGTCCAAACTATCGCAGCTTTTTTTGGACACCGACATACCGTCCGAGGAATCGCTTGATCTACGCTTGGTAGCCATTATTAAAATAATGTTGCACTTAATTTAAGGTTACTATTTATACTATGGAACCGTTTACCACCGATGAACTACTCACAAAACAGCAGCTTCTTTCGAAATTACCCTTTAAATTTTCTCAATACATTGATATATTAAATTTAACCAAAGGTGTTATATCCAAAAACATTTTGCCATGTTTTATTAACGAACTCAACAAAATCCCCCGAATCGATTTGGATCCCGACACACGTTTCATAAAAAACGCTTTCGATTACAATTATTACATCAAGGAAAATGACATTTCCAAGATTTATGTAGTCGATGCCGAAACAAAAGTGTGTATTTCTCAAATTACAGTAGCAATGGTTGACGAAAATTGCATTAAACTGTTTGTAGACCTAGTATAAATTTTGGAACCACGGCACCTCGCCAATCTCGTCGGTCAAAGATCGCATAGTCAAAAAATATTTAAACGAATCTTCGAAAAACATGTACATTCCTATGAGTAAAAATATCACGAAAAACACAATAACGTTTTCAGTGTGCGGCAAAAAATAAATAATCAGAGCGCTCGCAAACCACAAATATGCCAAGTTTTTATGGCCACTTTCGTGGTACAAAATATTATTGTGTCGTTCTGTGTAGAGCATAAATTCTAGCCGCGAATACATAGAACTCGAAGCTAAAACGCTACCAACCAAAGTTACTTCGTCAAAATCGTCGATAACTTTACTGTCTTCAAAATTCAAAAGCTGACCATTGGAATTTACTTCCAACGCAGACACGTAATCTAAAATATAAAACAATGAATCGAACATGGCCTCGTCATCTTCCTCAATTAAATCATCAAAAAACTCCGGCAAAAACTCAATCATGTCCCGCGTTTCTCCCATCGACTCGAAATAAGCGCTCAAAAACGACCGCGACATATCGTCGGGAAATTCACGAGGAAACATGTTGCTATAGCCGAACGGGTCCCACAGCATGAGCACCAGATCAGTTATGGTTAGTAGAATTAACAGAATGCCTACCACCGATGCAGCTTTGATGGCAATTTTGGTCATGGCTTTAGCCACTGCAGAAATAGTTTTAATAGCGATACGGTTGAAAGAATGAACGATTGCCGCTTTGTAGGTTTCGCCCAATAATTTTACCGTTACTTGTTTAGACGAAGTTAGCAAAACTCTTTTCAATAATGGTATTAAAGAACTATTAATTTTCTTTAACATAGCTTTAAGTTGATCGAAAACGACATCGAAACCTATGCTAGTGAGAATGCCAAACAAAAACGCGTGATCCTCCAAAAACTGGGAAATTATCTCGTCCAATGTAGCGTTGTCAATTTCGTTAGTAAGCGGTACGAAACCGGATTCGCCAAGTTTAATACGTTCCTCAATTATTCGTTTCGAAATAGATTCTTTAGAAAAACCATTTTGAGCGCGGTAAATCAATTTAACGTTTTCGTTTATACCCAAATCTGACAACGTTTCAAAGTTGACCATGTCAATTTCTCTTTCCAAGTCCACAAAAGAATCTCGCTGATTTAGCCAAGAGTCTAGTACGTGAGCAGAGTTCGCGGCCGGTTTCGTGGGCAATTCGGGCGATGGACGCGTGTAGTCAAAGTGTCTCAGTTCGCTAAAAATATTATTAGCCATAAGCTTGAAAGTGACATAGATAGTATCGCCTAACACAAAACCTATTAAGCTTTCCCACCATCGCAACGAGCATCCGCCGTTGATGAGCTCGCGTCCAAATCGGCGGCAATAAGCCTCGTTGAATTCGCCTTTGAACATTTCGGGAAACAACGGATCATCACTGGGCGTTACATTGAAGCCCGGCACATCGTCGACACCCTGAATCAAATGTTCGTCGGTACGCAAGTACGGCGAATTCATGTACATTTTTGACAAAGTGTCTACCAAAATACATTTATTACCGTTTTCAATGTACCTCAATTCTGGCGATTGAACTTCGTTTTCGGCTCCTTCTCGTGTGGCCATTGCCCGGTCAAGATTGTAACATGCGGGCTGGGCATAACCGACGGCCACATCAGACGTTTGAGTATAACCAAAGGGTGTCGCGTAATCCGCCGGGCCGGTTTCATGAAACGGATAGCAAGACATACTCTCGCAACCGACTTTACTAAATTTTAGGCTAACGGCGATGGCGCGTTCGGCTAGTTTGGGCGGCACATAATAGTCGTCATTGTTGGCCGGTCGAATTTCATAGTCAACAAATATGTGGGGAAATTTGGTTCTCCAACGTGGTATGAAATTCAGGCGGTGCATGTGTGTCGCATAGCGAGAAGCGTTGGTCAAATCTAGAATCGTTAAACTTGTCATAGTAATTTTTACTTATGATTTCGTGTATAAACGAAACTAGAATTTGAGTAAAATCTTACTCATATTCAAGTTTCGTTGATATATATTTTTACTAGTCTTTTGTGAAACAACGAAATTAGAATATGAGTAAGATCCTACTCATATCCAAGTTTCGTTTATTTCCATACAATGAAATTTAGATTCGAGTAAGATCCTACCCCAATTCAGATTTCGATGGTTAGGTGTAAAAAAAACAAGAATTATTTACTCATACCATATTTTAATATACAATATACATCGCATTTTTCACAAGTATTGTCTTTTAGATGATTACATATAACAAAACATTTACCCAAACATTCATCGGTACAATAAAGTTCTCGCATGTACACGCTGCGACCTAATCGCGAAGTCGATTTTCTGCATTTCGTGCACACCATAGTTTGAACGGCATTATCAAAATACGGACTCAACATGGTTTTACTGATCGTGTTAATGAACAACATATCGATCAAAGTTTTGGGCAAAAAGCACTTTGAAATAAACGCCTCTAAACGGGTATCCAATTCGAGTACGGGCATAATTTTTTTTCCCTCAGTAATTTCGCCGCTAAGTTTGTTCAAACACAAATTAACCAAACTGCGAGGAGTCTTGTGCCATTCGTTTACTCTTCGAACGATATTTTCATAGACATCTTCTAATCGTTCATACTGCTTCAAGTCTACATTTATGTCATAGTTGTAACAGCGCAACAAACGCTCTTCGTTTTCCACCAAAACTGCGGGGCAAGTTTTATAGAACATTCGGCCCTTTAATTCTTTGTAGCGTTTGTTCAACAAATTATATGGTCGTATGTCGAAATTATCATCGTAACATTTGTCTACATGGGTGTAAAACGAACCCAGACGGGCAAAGTTCGTTTCATATTTCGTCCACAGGATGGATACAGAATGTGTCGAAGAGCAATATTTTTGTATTTTTTGAGAAAAACTCAACTTTTCATTGTAAGAATCGACACGGTCCAAATTTATAACTATTATAGACGTCATGTTCACACAATTTTAACATGATAACTGTCGAAACTTGGATATGGGTAAAATCTTACTCATATTCTAGTTTCGTTCAAGAGAATATATAAAGTTATTAATTAATTATGACTATCATTATTTTTAAAGCACTCATCATGGCACAAGTGAAAATCGGTCAATTCAAATTCGGCGAGGACCTGTTCAACCTGCGGTACGTGCTGGATCAAAATCAGCAAGTAAAATTTGTGGCCAAAGACATCGCGAATAAATTAAATTATTTAGATACTAAAAAAGCTGTGAAAGACCACGTTGACGAAAAATATAAATGTAAGTTCGAGCAGGGGGGGCGATTTGTCGCCCCTGCCTCCGACAGCGTAGCCAAGAGGGGTGACCCGTTGTATTTACAACCACATACTGTACTCATCAGTAAGGAAGGCGTCATCCAGCTTATTATGAAGAGCAAACTGCCTTACGCCGTGGAACTGCAAGCGTGGCTGTTGGAAGAAGTGATTCCGCAGGTGCTATGCACGGGCAAATACGACCCGGCTTTAAAACAGCAACAAGAGGAAAACAAGCAGCTGGTAACCAAACTAATAGCGACATTCACCGAACACACTAACGAGCTACAGAAACAACTAGTGAAAAAACAAGAGTTTATTGAGCATGTCGTCGCTATGAAAGACAAACAAATCGAAGCAAAGGACAAGCAGGTGATGCGCGTGATGACCGATCTAAACCGCATGTACACCGGATTCCAGGAAACCATGCAGCGCAAAGATGAGTTGTTGCAAACTAAAGATGAGCAAGTTAGCGAACTTGTTAACAAAATAATGGACCTATCGGATCGTGCGGTGCAGTACCCAGCGGACGAGCGCAAGCACCCGGTCCTGTGCGTGGCGCGCGACGGTACCACCTTTACGGCCATCGCCGGGCAAAAATCCTATGTGCACAACCAAAAACAAAAACGCAACATTGATGAGGACAACATCGTGGTCGAAACGAGGCGGCCCAATCCCACCGTGGACTGGAACAACGCGACGGAGCAAGTTTCGATGCCGGCCAAAAAAAGCAGACGGTCCATTAGTTTCGACTCGCCGGAGGACGCCCAGCAGTTCGAAGATCAGATCAAACAATTGATGAACAAATAAATTTTAAAATGAACCAAATTCTTTTATTTCATACAACGAAACTCGAATATGGGTAAGATTTTACTCTTAAATGTATAGCATCATATTCGAGTTTCGTTTTGAGCAAGTCTAAACTTGTCTAGATGATGTCATGTGGATGGGTGACCTAATGGGTCGGTCTGCTCAAATAGAAATTTCGCATGTGAGTATGTTTGAAACGATCTTTTGGGATGGGTGAGTAAATCTCATATGTAGTTTTGTATTTGTCAACATGATGTTATGTAGTGTGTAATCATACATCCGTTTGCGTAAACAACGGATGTATGAGATCATCGGTATGAGATCATCGAATGAATAAAAAAAATATTTCACAACAACAGTTTTTATTTCACAATCATTTCACAGCAATTTTCTTAAACTCTGTTAAATCATAATACAACAAGCTACCTAAAATCCGTTTCTTCATTTTAACACACAGTTTATAGTAATCAATCTTGGAAATGTCAATTTTGTTAATGAAATACCACGGATTTGTAAATCCACAGTACACACAGTAAAGAATCAAATTATTCTTGTACATCTTTCCGCGGCACTTTTCGCATTCCAACTTTATACAAGGCAAAGCAAAAAATGCGGTATAATCAAAATTAGTATTGTAAACTTTGCGATGCACCACATAATAGTATGTTAGATTCAAGTGAGTATGCCCGTTGACGAACTTCAGAATGTTACTTTCTTCGGGCACGACTCTGATCAAACCGTCCTCTATTTCATGCTTGCGAGCCGAAAACTCGTCGAGATTTTTTTGCAAAAAAAATCTGTTGGCCGATTCTGACACCAATGTTTTCTCCAGAGTGCAAATATCCACGCTTATAATTTGTTCGTTTGCCTTCTTGGCGTCCACTATAGATTTGAAAAATTCATACACGTTTTCGTGGGTTTCTTTCACGGTATTTTTAACAATTTTGTGGCTCAGATCCACGGGAAACAAATAGCGGTTGACGAAGCGAAGTTCGCACAACTTTTCCACCACATCGAGATACAATCGAGGAAACAGTTCGTAAAAATCGTAATTGGAATCGAATTGATTGCTCAAATAACAATCAAAACAGTTCATTTTGAACTTTTCCATAGCAGTTTGGGGTGTAGTAATATCGATACTTTTGTCGCTTCTCACATATAATTTTCTAGATTGAGACCCGGAAAACGGCTCGCGACATAGATCGCAAAAAGTTGACACCACCACGTCCCGATTGTTGTGGCGCAAACAATCCATGAGATTTTTGTTGGTCACAAAATATCTGCCCTGTATGTACTCGTTGGCGAATTGAAGGACGGAGCACATTAAATAATAGTTTTGGTTAGACAAAAATCGCCATCGCAAGTCCTTGCGAAGCGTGGCGCGCGGTGCGGGCACGGGAGTCGTCATTATTATGTGGAGGAAACTTCAACGAAATGTTGGCTTATATCATGTATTTTGAGTTCATAATTCGGTCTCATCTCAATTATTTAAATTCGTTTCCGGCGCACTTCCTTCTCCTACCACGCCGTTGGGGTCTATATAAGTTCTGTTGACAAAAATTCGATGACAGTTTTGTGGTATCCACAATGGATTACACCATCTCTAATAACACAATGGAAGCTGACAGCGAGTCCTCCACGCACTTTTGCAATATGGGCGAGGATTTTTTCAAAGAGGTAATACTAAAGTTTATATTTTCTAACCACTACAAACCCACTTTACCTTTGAATCCCAAACAACAACACGAACTCAGATTGGCAGCATTCGATATCGTTAACAAAATGTTTCTTCAAATGTACAACGAACCGATTCCGCCCCTGTTAATGTTTCGCGAAGTTGACGATGAAATTTTATTGTCGAAAGAGCGGTGTTCTCATCACTTGATCGAGACCATTGCCAAAGTTTGCGCCGCGATTAACCAACTCAAGAGCATGCCCAAATATAAACACCAAATTTTTATTTTCCTTCCTTACTTGAAACAGTTAAAAACTATTTTGTCTTGTTTTGTCAACGATTATTGCTGCGGAAAGATCGTTAATAAAACCCTAAAAAATTTAACCACACTGATAGACACCGGACAAAGTTCTCTTGAAACTATCAAAACACTTTTCGAGCGTGTGCAAGTGATGAACGTGTTTCGCGACGACATTCATTTATATCAATGTAATATTTGCCACGAAACTTCGGCTGAGAGCCATTTCCTTAAACCTAATGAATGTTGCGGCTACAAAATTTGCCAGGCGTGTTACGCGAACCTTTGGAAATTTAGCAATCTGTATCCCGTGTGTCCCGTGTGTAAACAGAGTTTTAAAAAATCCAGCAGCGGCAAATAGACGATTGTTTTGTGGTAGTTTTTATTATTAAGTATGAATTCGTTACACAGTCTAGAAGAGAGACAATATAAATTTTTGTTTCTAGCCAGTTACTTTAATCTCAACGATTATGATCACTTGCAAACGGACAGCAAACCGTTCATCGGCGAATATTTAAAAAACAACTTTGCCAATTTGAACGAGGAAAGTTTATTGTCATACATTGATTATTTACATTCCATCAACCTAAAGTTTTTAATCGCCGATCGTACCACGGACGTTTTCAAATATATCAAACCCCAGTTCAAGTTTAAATGTATCAAAAATAATATTGATATTTTGGAGTTTGACAACAAAACCTACATCCAACCTAACACGGCCATTTACGCCACCAATTTTTTTGTAAAAGATCCGAAAGATTTTCGATTGCTCATGTATCAGCAATTTTCTCAGGTGTTTAGCGACAGGCATTTTGTTAGTAACGGAGAAAACTATTGTTTAATGAACGGAAACGTCGGGTACATTTTCGAAGACTCGTACTTGGATTGGTGCGGCGCGCGCATGTGTAGCGTGCCAAGAATAGAGGAAACGTTTCATCCCTTTCGTTTGTATTTGATCGGCGACGAAATGGCCCACCATTTTATCGTTAATAACATCGCTTTTGATAAAAGCAACATGTGGATTTTTAAAAATTTTCATAAAGGTTTGCCACTATTTAAAACCAACTATCGGCTCATAAACTCTAAAAAATTTCAAACTAAAAAACCTAATGAACTTTTCAATGAAATGAGACAAGAGTTGGATCGTACCGAATACATTAAGTTTATCCAACGAGATTATATTTACGATGCCAACTTCCCCGAAGATTTGCTCGAGGAACTCAACGAGTACATGAGCAAAACAGCCATTTACAAGTTTATTACCAAATTTATAGAACCGCATGAACGTATGTCCAATTTTTACTCTGAAATTATTGTGGACAGATATGCGATAAATAAGTACCGCAAATTAAATATAAAAATTGAACCGTCCACGCTCTTTCCATCTTTGCGAATTAACGATCCTTCATATATTTTTGTACGACCCGACATAATTCAAATCAAAGGCACTCTGAACGCGTTTTACGTACCCAAAGAAAAACTGTTTGCTATTTTGGCGAGCAACAGTTTGTTCGGTTCCACCGAACTTTTGCATTTCGACATCAGATTAATTCCCTACAAACAGAGTTCGCCTCCAAAACGGTTGGAACTCGAAACTTTCATAGTAAACAAACAACAAAAACTATATTTGACTAAATTTATTTTCGGTAACAGGATCCCTGCATATCTTTTAATAAGAGGTGATTACGAAAGTTCATTTAAAACTTTGGATCATTTAAAAAATCCTTGGGTAGAGAACACGCTTCTTAAGTTGTTAAACACACCTATTCGCGCATAAAATGGAAGATTTGAGAAGTCCCGCGGGCGGTGTAGGTGGCCGTTTTGGCTCGTTTTTCAATCCTAGCGTCCTTATGACGGTGTTAATTTTTCTTGTGATTATCATTCTTATGATCATGCTTTTCCAGTCTAGTAGCAGCGGTGGTAACAACAGTAGTTCTCCCGCGCAAGGTGCCACAACAACATATACCAATCCTTTGAACGCAACAATGAGAGCCAATCCTTTTATTAACTCTCCCCAACGCCTATAATCTAAGTGAAATTCTTAAACTGTAACACGATGAAACGATTCAAATGTCAAACTCCTAAAGTTAGGACCGTCACTGAAATTATTCACAGTGACGAAAGGTTAAAAAAAGAATATGATATGGCAGAATTCGATGCCAAAAATCTCAACAGTCTGGAAGGGTTTAACGCTGTTCGCATTAAAATGATTATAGTCAAGTACATGGCCATGTTGAACACCCTAGATTTGAGTCAGCCTCTCTTAACGATTTTTCGCGATCGCAACGCCACTGTTGACATAACAAAAATTATTATCGGTTCTTTGGGGTATGTTCATAGGCGGGTGAATCCTTTAGTCACGAATTTCGAGGGCAGAATGGAAACGGTCATTATCGAAAATCCCCAACATAGCATCGCGGGTGAACCCATTTATTTTACGGAAACCGAAAAAGGCGACATTCGTTGCCATATTGACCGTGTCAGTATCGTTCGTATGTTGGAACGCCATTACGATATGGACGTTAAGATAAACGATTCGCCTCTCAACCAAAATAAACTAAAGTTAATGCAAGCGCTAACATTGAGCGGGAGTAGCAAGCGTAGAAGAAGCCACGATACTTCCCGATACGATTTGCAATTGACAGAAGTCGAGTGCACCCGCTACCTAACTCTACTGTTAATAATCGAGCATGCCTATTGTCACTATGTTATCCTTAAAACTTTCGACACGTACAATTATGTCAAATCGCTGTTAGACCATTCGTTGTTTGCTCACAAGTGCCGCCCCGGTGTCAACATGAACTTGTCAAGTTTACTTTTAAGTAAATTTAAATTTACTGTAGAAGAATTTGATCCGAACAAAAGTAGCAATAAAAATTTGGGCATACTAAACTATAAGTCGTAATGTGGCTTATGCTAGCCTTTTTTATCATAGTAAAACTGTTGGTATTTCACAAACTACAAAAAATGCACCTCGACATGCACGTTGCTAAAATTTGCCCTAACGGTTTCCACGGACTCGCCCCCGATCCTTTCGATTGCTCCAGCTACTATTTGTGTCCGCAATCGATTCAAATGTTTTGCACCGAAAATACCCAATTTGATCTGGAAACGAATTCGTGTGTGCCACAATCGTTTGAGAGCGGCTGTCTCGGTAGATTGTATAAAAATTTGTTAATTTAATCGCACACAATTCTTACCGGGTCGTTTTTGGTTTTAATATTTCGCCACATGTGTGTCACGATTTCAAAGTTTTTTTCATGTGAAATCGGCTTTGACAATATTGAAATAAAGTTAGCCGGCACATTTCCAGTAACCGCGATCAATTCTTTTTTGATGAATACATCTCGGCCGTTTTCGTCTACCAAGTTTACGCCTTTAATTTTTTTTGTCGAAAGTAACTCGGTTTTTCGTCGGACGGAGAATATGTGCCAAACTTGATCTTCCGTTTTCGATGTCATCACAACTAACGAAAGCGGCGTAGTAAAATATTCATTAAAAATTAGTTTCGAATAAATGTACGGCAAACGAACACAGCTCACAACGAAGCCGTCTTTAAACTTTTTCATGTCAATTTCGTTTAAAATATCTAAAACGACATGCACTTTTCGTTTTGGTGTATTTTCGTAGCCGCTAACCAATTTGGTACTAATAACTTCGTCTTTATCATCCTTTTCTGTGTCGTCACAAAACAAAACAATATTAAATCCGTTTATCGAAGTAGGACAGACGAATGTGATAATGCTGTTATCGTATGTGGGTCGGTATAAATGGACCTTCATTTTTTATTTGGTTTCAGTATACGATCAACGTTGCCGAGTTCGATCAACTACTTACAATGAAGAACCAAGCTAGCAACATGCCCTGCTTGGACAGAAACGTTTCACCTTATGTAAGTTTTGAAAAAACACCACACAGGGAAGACATTCGCAACGAGTCTCCTGAGCCGCCAAGCGCCGATATAGATACTTTAATGAAAACGGTCAACGAGATCGTGGAAACTATGGAGCAGGGAACTTCGGCGGCAACGACACCGATTAACGTCACACCGCCTACCATGCCGATTGGTAAAAAACAAATTTCTTTTAAAAGAAGCCATAGCAAAAGTGATGACATGAAAAGTAGCAAGAAAAAACGTCCCACTTTGACAGATTTGGCTAAAACTGATATTCATGAAGAAACAGAAAAAGAAAAGCAAAAAAAAAGTTCAGTCGCCAAGATTCGCGGACCGTACCGCAAACTAAAAATCGACAAGGCTGTGCCTATTACGCACCATATCAAGCAGGTGACTTTTGAACAGCAAAACCAAATTATTAACAGTGCCACCGACTTGATTAGGGAAAATACAAGCCAGATCAACGAGCTATACGGAAACCAATATACAGACGACCGCCGATTTACCGATTGTATCAGTAGTACGTATTACTACATGTTTATTGTGTGCGAAGACAATAACAATGGTAATGTTTACAAAATTCATTATGTGAATTGTGTGGCTAGGGTTACCGTAGAGTATGCTGCTCGTTACAGTTGCATTGATAATTATGTGATGGTAGTTTCCATTAACAATCACAGATTCATGATTTCGTATAATCTGTTGAAAAAATTAAACGTTAAAATCCCCAAATCGGAAGATTTTAACGAATCTTCCAAAAACAAAAATAAATGTCAGTTTAACGAAGTTAAAGATATCGATTTCATGGCCACATTGATTAACATGTTTCACTTAGATATTTGTTATGTTCAGTCGAACATGATGTTAATGTTGGCGGCGCTAGGTCCGAGCAAAGCGCCTTTCATAGCCGACCGGTTGTATTACATGATCAACCAGTCTGTAATATTTAATTTACCCATCAATTTGGCCATTAAAGAGAGTCAGTCTACGGAAAATGTGGACGATATTTCTGCCTATGTGCAGGAAATTATGAAGTATTCAGCAAAGGCCAAGTTTGAAACTCTTAAACATGGCGAAATCGGTATGGACAAGATTGTAAAACATGTCGACATGTGGTTTAACAACAAAAAAGATAAAACCTGGCCTTTCTTTTTTACTTACAAATACGGTAGCGTAGTGAGAATTTTTTACAACAAAAACGATGATAGTTTCAACAAATTGTTGAAGGTTAAAAACCGAAAGGAAAACAATGGTGTTAATTTGATTGAGACATATTTAAATTCTAGCGTAAATTCTGACACTTCCGAAAATTTCATTTTGATTAACGTGAAAGCCGACGAGCGCATTACGATTATAAAAAAGGGAAAAAAATATGTCTGGATCAGCACCGTGTGCAAGGAAATTAACGTTTTAGACATTATTTCAAAGTTTAGACGCTTCAGGCACCATATTTTCGATGTAAGCTGCGTTGCTCGCAAAGAGCTCAATAATACGCACAACGCCATGATCACTTTGGCCAGTTTCTATGTAAAGAATGTTATCAGTAGCAAACAGGCCGAGGAGATTGCCTCGCAAAAGTTTAACGTCAAATACAGGTCTAAAAATTATGAGTAAATATTGTGTAAATAGTTTAAGCCTTTTTATTATAGTTTTAAGCCTTTTTATATTACCCTATGAGATTATTATGTGTTTATTTTAAATAAATTTTTTAAAAATAAATTTTTGTTTATCCTTCATCCTCATCACCCACATCCATACTTTGAATGTTTGCCTGGTCGACATCATCGGCAACATTGTGGCCGTAATAGGTTAGCAATTCTTTGAGACTGGAAAAGCCGGTCAAATCTCTAAGTAGAATTTGAGCATTCGCTTTCCAAAACTCCAAGCTCAGATAGGTGTAGTACAGCTCAATAAAACTAATGATGCCCATTTCGCTGTTGAGAAATTCAATGTATTCTTCATAATTTTCCTTTTCGTTTTTAGTAAAAATATACTTTTTGTGAAAATCACAGCGGGTCTGATCATTGCGATGGTAACATAGTCGACAGTGTTCAAACTTCTCGGTCTGTAACGCGTTTAGATAGTCTCTCGTCTCGTCGGACACTTCTAAAACGACTTTTATATCGAAATTATCATCCTTTTTCCTTTGCAACAACAAACCGTGCGCCCCCAAATACTGAACCACATCGCCCAACTTAGAGTCGGGATTGACGGGACAGTCTTTGGTTATGGTAGCGGTCAGCTTTTTAAGATCGCGCCTAAAATCATTCATTCTTATAAGAGTGAGAATTCATAATGCAGATTTTTGTAAAAACTCTAACGGGTAAAACTATTACCTTAGAAGTGGAATCAGCGGACACGATAGAAATTATCAAACAAAAAATTGCCGAAAAAGAAGGCATTCCGCCCGACCAGCAGAGATTAATTTTTGCCGGCAAGCAATTGGAGGATAGTAGGACAATAAGTGATTACAACATACAAAAAGAATCTACGCTACACTTGGTATTAAGACTCAGGGGTGGCTGAAAAAAATGGGTGGATAATATAAAGAAACAAAAAAAATTTTTTTTTACATTTTTATTTATTTCAAAATACATCTATTCGGACATTTGACTATCTTCAAAAGTGTCATTACTCATTACAAATTCTGTCTTTTTAACACGCTTGCTAGTGGTGTTGGATTTGACAGAGTCTTTTGTATTTTTCCTTTTTCGTACAGGGGCAGGAACGACGTCGGTTGGAGTTGATGAATGGCTCGTATTCCTCTTCTTGTACAGTACTTTGACAAAAGTTTTTAGAGGGTTTTGGATTTTTGAACTGTTCAATTTTTCATTGTTCACAGTGTACGCATAAAAGGGATCATCTATAGGAGCGTGTAAATTTTCAGAGTCCAGTGTGTGCGTAAGCAGACGATAAAATTGTTCATAAATAACATTTCGTTTCGCGTTGATAATTTCGTGTTTCTTGGTTTCTTCGTTTTCATTCGTAACTTCAATAGATTTGCCCAGTTTTTCCACAAAGTCGAACAGATTGATAAAATCTGCTGATTCTGTCTTCATCAAGTTCCACATGTCACAGCTGCTGGGATACCACTCTTTTTTGATGCTGTGATACCAACTATTAAAAAGAATATATTTATTGTTGCTGATGATCTTTTTGCTGCGTTTAATGTTCTTCTTTTCGTCCCCGTAAACCGGCACCACCTGCAGTACATAAGGCATTTTTTTCTTTTCGCACAAGCTAATGTTCTGTCCTAGAAAATCATTTTTAGTCTTGTTATACACGCTTTGTTCACTCTTGTTGATGATTTCTGCGAGTGTTTGAGGCGCCATTGTATCTTGAGGAGGATCGCTTGTATTCAGTGAATAAATCAGTGTTTAAATTAAACACGTTTTCTATACGTTTGTGGTGCGACACTAAACGCTTGCGATTCTGGCTACAGTCCGCAATTACAAAGGCGCTTTTTAGATTATCCCTTATATACTTCATTTGCGTTTCAAATGCCTCTTCGAAAATGTGAGCGCAAACTCCAGTGTAATCGCCTGAATGTTTTCTCTTGTTTATCACTTCTCTAACAAGCGCGTAAATTTCGCTGCGGGTCACGCAAGATTCATCAAATTTTTCAATTCCGTTTTTGCTAAAGCCGAAATCTTTTTGCGTTTTTGTTGACATGTCGGTGTTTGCCGCTGGTAAATGTCTAGTTTTAACGACAGCAAAAAAAATTCATTTAAAGAACCGTAATCAAATTTTTTTTTAATGGTTTTCACAAAGTCAAAAAATTCCAAATAATTGCTCGAATCGTAAGTGAAAAGTTGCTTTTCGTTCATGTACTGGAAATAATCATCGAGCGGCAGAATATATAGGTTGCGTTGAATTTCGTTGTTGTATCGGCGAGTTTCAATGTTAATTTTGTAATCGTTGGGACGAAACAGTCTCAGCTTGACACAAAAAGTGTTGGGCTCTTGCGGAATGCTTTGCAACGGACCGTTCAAAATGCCAATGTAAATGGCATACTTGTACGTCACACCACAGTCATTCCACTGTAGCACAAAAGGACTTTTGTAAACATGGGCGCTTTCGAAAAAAGTGCCCGTTTCTTCGATAAACTCTCTGATGGCAGTTTCGTAATCAAATATGTCCTGTCCGTCGCGCTTACCGCGCGGTATGGATATTTTTTCTAGGAATGTTATAGCGTTGTTGGTGTTGAAGGCGGCATTGTACGCGCGTCGAGCCCTCAAAAGCACGGCGCGGTTATGGTCCATTATCATGAAAAGACCGGCACACTTCATGCCTCAAGTAAATAATAACACTACTGTTATAAATATGACGTGTATTTTTATTATATATCAACATATTTAACTTATTATGAACAATTACATTTGGAACAGCTATGACATTGGCACAAACGTTTCATTTACAATTGAACAATTCGGTGACTGTAATGAGTGCCCGTTTTTATTCGTTTTCCCTTAATGAAATCGATTTTAATTTCATTGTTATTTTGCACAACTCTAGATTGAGCGGCCGATCTTTTTATAGAGTTCAATCTACGCGTGGACAATTCCAGCGGATTATACAACAAAGATTTTTCCAGCGTAAAGGAATTTAAGTGCCCACCATTGTGCCACTCCAACGAAATTATCATATTCAACAAGAAAATTATTTCAGAGTCTCTTTTTTCAAACACAAACTTATTTTGCAAACAATAATAGTACAGTTTTAAGGAATTATACAAATAAAACATGTAATTGTTAGTTTTATAATAATGATCCACATCGGTCACGAACAGCACATTGATGATCTTGTCCTGGATGAGTTGGCTAAACTTTAATAAATACTGCATGGAATTTTTGTCGTCGTCAATACAAATCGCACACACGTTTTTCAGATAGACGTTTTCGATCACCACAAATTGATTGTTAACAAAAAGTTCTTTGAGGTTTTCGTTGTAATCATTGGCAAGTTCGAGCACTATGTATTTTTTGGCACATCGGTGCCGCTTGATCACGTCCGAAATCGAAGCGATGGACGAGAGAAACTTTTCAAAATACTTATCGTTTTTCCAGCCTCTAGCGCCGATCGTTTTGCGCGGATCGTCGTTATTCTGATGTTTGAAATCCAAACCACTTTGTATAAGTTTGGTGGTGATGCGAATGCTCAATTGCTGACCCAAGGTATAATTATTTTCATATCCACGTTCCCACATAACGTTACAAGCGAACGCTATCAAATCGGCTACGTCGTTTTGCTTTAACATTTTATGCAATCTATCAAAGTCACCCTTGTACCAACGATCTCGCGCCATCAACTTTAGCATATTTTTATCGTGCTCGTTTAACGATTTTCGACTCACGTCAATGTATTGGTCGATTTGGTCGGGCTTGCTGCTCCTCAAGCACGCCATGTCGAACACAACTACTTTTCTGTGTAGAGTGATAAAATTTTCATCGTCAACATCAATACTTTCCCACAAAATATGCTTTGACGTTTTCGGTGGCATGCCTTGCAAATGTAACAAATAATTGCCGATGGGATCGGCAAGGTACTTGCAGCATTGCGGCAAACGTTGCGTGGAAGTTTTGTAGTAGATAGCAAACATTGTGACGCCCGCCATACAAATGATATCACATATCTTGTCTGCATATATATAGCCCGTCATTTCGATAAAAGTTTTAGTTTATGTTCAACACCAGCAGCATAATGAATAGCAAGTATCATTTCAATCCTGCGAAACTGGAGATTATGGCTAAAATGTCGTTGGACAACAACGTGGCAGTGTCTAAATTTTTGCCAAAACATCTTGCCATGCAATTTCAATTTTGCCTGAGGTGTAACATTACTACTGTAGAAAAAAGCTTTAATAGGATCTCCTATTGCTACGACTGCGGTTCCAAGTGCCAACACTGTGACAAGCCTGGCAGAGTTCGCCGGCTGGAAACGTTACACGGATGGACCACGGACATGGAGTCGTTGGAACGACATTTCAACATTCGATTGAAAGATGTCATGACGGTCCGCCGGCAGACTCACATGCAATATTACGATAATTACATATTTAATAATGTTGCATACAAAATTTTATGCTCAGATTGCAAGTACAATTTTTGCGCACTGTGCAAGGCAGAGATGCCCGAAAATGAAATGGTCAAGATCGGAGTAAGTTCCGGTACCCTGGAAATGACCCATGCGTTTTGCTGTAAAGAATGCGTGTTACATTGCAAGTGTGTAGAGTGTCGGCGTACCATTAGCTTAGAGAACGTTTTAGAGTTTGAAAATAGCACGGCCGAAATAATTTTTGGTGTGTATGGTTATTCTTACGTGTTGATTTGCTTTAACCACACTCATACAGTGACCGCTTGCAACGAGTGTACATCTTGGCAATTTAACAATGTATGTGAAACATGTGAAATTGAAGGAAACAATAGGGAGTACATACACAATCATCAAACGTTTAATAATCAAAACGTTACAGTTTGTGATGAGAACGAAGCAGTAATAAAAATGCTATGTCAAATCGATAATAGGCAAGTGCTTTTTAATTGTATTCAATCTGTGTCTGAACAATTATTCTATCCCATTTCTTTCGACACAGCCGTAGGGTACATAGAAAGAGGCATGCTTAACTTGGGTCGTAAGGAAGTGATAGAGCTGATTATTTACGCGATTGTTTCAAGAAAACGCGAGACTATAGTTAGCTTTTACGACCAAACAGGCATACCGTGGTATACGTATAACAAGGAAATTTGTCCCGATTGTGAAGATAGGGAAAACATGTGTGTCTCTCGTAATAAACCAAGGAATTTGTACCATACAGCTATGTATGATACTCAGTGCTGCAACACCACTAAATGTAAAGTGTATTCCGAAGATGACGATATTTCTGATGTGTTTTTAAATGAATATAATTATTGTGAAAAATGTTTAAAACCTTTGTTTGAAATTATGGATGTACAATTCGATTCAGATTTTGTTTGCACTAACCAAGAATCTCTTGAATATTGCTAAGTTTTTAATAAACCTGTTTAATAAACCTGTTATATATTCGAAATCTGCCTGTTATTTATTATTCCCTAACTCACCATGCCAAAGTTAGGATCTACGGTAACGATAATTGATCGTTGCGCTTTTGAAGAGCGATTAAATCATGTAAAGTTTTTTGTGCAACTAATGAATGTTGTAATATGTGAAATGATCGCTTCGCACGAAATCACCAAAGCAGAAGGCGCGTCGTTGTGTTTAGCCGACGATACGGCCGCCTGGATTTGCGGACGCATTTCCGATTGCAACTTTGTCACTTTCCGTGTGAAAAGTTTATCATTTAACAAAATACAAAGTAAAATATTAAAGAAAAAATACAACTTTGAAGAAACTTACGAACAGCAACTATTGGGAAACGAGTGGCAATACCTAATTTACATAAACCGCACGTTCAAACAGGTAGCTATCAAATTGATTGTGGTCAGAGAGGACGTGCCCATGATTTATTCGAACCCGTACATAAAACTTTCGTATTTCATCAAATTGCAAGATTTGAACGTGAGCACTCTGGACTGCGATTGTGGCAACGACAACGACGACCTACAGTGGTGTAACGAGATGGACCATTATCACCGTTCGCTTGCTGTACAAGCAGACTTGTGTGAGGATAATCACAACGAAAATATTATTAGTTTAGTGTGTTTTTGTAAAAATAAAGTATATTATTAAGTTAACAAGATGGTTATTATCTATTGGATTGTGTTAATAGCCGTGATCGTTTTTATTTTTTTGTATGTAACGTGGTCAGAAGAAGCGGCACCATCCCCTAGCCCGCCTCCTAGTCCTCCAATAATAATAATAAACAATGAACTAAAAGACTTTGAGTATTATTTCGTTGAAACTTTACCCGTATATTTTAGTCGCAAAGCTGAAAAAATTGCAAATCCCACTAGACAATGGAGTTCTAGTAGCGGTTTTGTCGGTTTAGACCCATGGACAAGTACTGTCGATTTTGGTACTTTTTGTCACACCATGATAGGTTATGCCGTTAACTTTGTGGACAAAAATAGTAACCAATATTACGATGAACAAATCGGTTATAATTTGTTGATGTGCCTTCGTCTTCTCTCTCATCATCTACCCGACACGCCGCCCGTTCAAAACGCGCCTTGGGGACCCGTGGCGGATTGGTATCACTTCTCAATTACCATGCCCGAAGTTTACATGACGGTAACTTGCGTTTTAAAAGATACAATTTATTATGAAACCGCCGCAGAGTTAACAAAAACTACGTTATCGAAGTACTTGCCCACCGCCACAACGTCTTTGGGATGGGTGAGAACGGCGGGCAACGCGATGCGCATGGGCGTGCCGTATGTTTATTCTCAATTGCTTAAAGGTTTCAACATTAGCCAAATACGAATGCAGGATTCTGTACAAGACGTGCTCAAAATTATTAGCTTTCCGTTTGTAACCGAAGGCAACGGATTGCACATAGACTCAATTTACATAGATCATATTGATGTGAGGGCTTACGGATATTTGATTAATTCCTTCTTTACATTCGGTTACTACATGTGGTTCTTTGGTTCAGATGTCATTAATCACTACGGGCTAACCAAATCGATATTGAACGTTTCCTCCCCAGAAGGAATAGTAAACCCGGCAGTCATGTCGAGACAGGGCACTATGTTTTCCAATGTCATTGGAAACTTTGTCGATTATAAAATCGCCGTTCATTCTGCCGATGTGAGTAAAGTGCTAACGAAATTAACAAACAAATATTACGGGTGCTGTGTGGGATACACTACCAAACTGGCATATTACGAAGCTGACCCGACCAACTTTAATCACGCACCTTTGTGGGCTATGAACCGCCGATTGTGGCGGCGAGATTATCCCATAATAAATTACACACCCGAAACGGTCGGTTTTGAATCTGGCGTGCTTTTGCAAGACTTGAGCGGCCGATGGCCCGTGCCGTCCACGACCACCTCGACACAATCGTTTAGACCTGTCATGGCCAAAACCGCCGTTGTGAAAAACGAAACTCTCGGCGCAATGTTAGGGTACGCAAAAATAAAAGAATTAAACGATTTAGAGTTTTATTCGTGTACGGTTTATTATGAAACGGGCATGGTACAACTTTATTACAACATGAAAATTCCAGTAGATACTTTGTCCATTAATCCTCGAATGGTTATTTTGACCAAACCTGTGATCGACCAATCGACCAACTGGAGTACATCAAACAGCTTCAACACTGCCACATTCAATGGCGTAACTTGCCACCATGTCAATATAATCAATTTAGCAGGTTTAGCAAACTACGTGTATAGACAAGTTAATGCCGTTGAAAATATTGAACAAATTATAGCAAGATCGGTTTTAGAAGAAGGCATGGGGATGTCATGTTACAAACTAACCGTGACCGAAACTAATGACAGCGTCACCGTTACTAACAATTCAAAATACAATAATTTCACTGTAAACATACCGAATGAGGGAATTTTTATATTTTATTTTCCATATTTAGCACTGTACGACGACAATCAGTTAATAATTTCAAACGCTGACGAGGACAATGAAATACCAAAAATGATAGTAGATAGTTTCATATACCAATTCGATATACAAGCCGATATGGAACCTTTCAATTGTGTCCTAATCAATGACTTTTACCGAATATTTACCGACGAATACAGTTTTATTTTTAATAAGCTCTCCTAAACATGAATATCAACAGGTACACTAGTTGTTTTTTGTGCAACGAAATTGTTTATAGTTTTCGTCAATACAGCAATAAATCCTCAGACTTCTTTTTTAACAAACACAGATCTGTTTGTAAAAGTTCTGTGTATTTTTGTTTAAAGTGCTACAGAGATCTTTACGTGAAAAAGGTTGTAAAACTAAAAAATTTTACAATCCCTAACCGTTTATTTAGTAAATAAAACACACAGAGAAAATTTTGTTTTTTTTTTATTGAATAATTGTATTGTTACAATGAAGCAAACTCAGCATGACGTTGTATTCGCCACTGTTATCGGGCAAATTAGAACTGCCCTTGACGCACTGCAAACTCTCCGTCCAACGGTTGCCTGCAAACGACTGGTTTATGGTCCATTGATCTAGCCGAGTTCCTTCCACTTTTTCGTGGCCGGTATGGTTGATTTTTATAAACTCTTTAAATATGTTGTCTGGCGTGTTATTGAAAAGCATGTACGGAATGTTGAAAATAGGATATCGCTTGGCGTTTGGATTGTTAAAATCGCCTCCTCTCACCACATATTTTACTTCGACGTCCTCGAAATTAGATTGGCGAGAAAGATACGAAATGGGCGACAAACATATTTGCGCGCAAGTCCCGTCTTCTGCGATCCACTCGGTCAAATCTTCGGCGCCGTTTATGACTCCTTTCTGGCCATGAATACCGCATATTTTGATGCCTTCCAGATCGTCGGTTGAAGTTATCGTAACCAACTTTATGTACACTGTATCGTTAAAAATAGTAATGATGGTGTCGATTTTATTGATCGCTTGGTTTTTTATTTGCCTCAGATACAGGTAAATCTTGAAAACGAAAAAGTTTTTGTTTTTGCACGCTTCAATTTTATATTTTTTACCGTCGTAAATCCAACCGATCTTTACGTTGGAAACAACGGTTCCCGCGATATGCAACAAATTTCCACCTTCCACCGCCACACAATTGTTTTCTGGCGGAGGTTTAATCAACTTTACTACGGGAGTTTCGTTTTTAGTGTAAATCATTTTTCCTTTTAGTTTGTTAATTTTATTATTGTATAGTCGAATGGGCAATTTGATGTCAGCGATGTAAGGATCCTCAGCCGTCATAAGTTTACTGTCACGCACAATCGTCCATAATTTGAACATTTTGTTGTTAAGTTTGATCTCCGGCTTGACAGCGACGCAATTGCCAAACGGTAGCGTGTCCAAAAAAGTTTCATCGGTTTCACTGCTGGACAAAATCGGCATGGCATTTTTCAAGTTAGTTAAAGATACAATCAATTTGGGCGTCGGAATGGTGCTGTAGATTTTTAAAAAATTATTGTAATAATATTGAACCAACTTTGACATGAGACAATCAACGCTGTCGTTTTCCATAATGATCCCCACGTCGGTAGTGCTGTTTAAGATAGAATGGCTGTTGTGGTATTCGTATGGAGTTAACAGCGTGGCGATAGTTGCCTGGTCGTTTACCTTCACTGTTCGTTTAATACAAATCATACCTTCGTGATGATTGATAAATAAAATTCCGTTGGACATTTTCATCTCCACGGGCGTCATGCCCCGTTTAAATTCGTAAAAAATTTTGTACAAATCTGCTCGCTGACAATAAAAAACGGTCGGACGATCGTTGAAAGTTAGCCACAAAGTTTTCGAATCCGCGTTAGAATTAAAAACATGGGTATCATTTTCGTCGATCATTTTAGTTATTAATTTTTGTTCAATTAATCTATTGAACTTTTCACGGACCATTTCATAATCCACGGTCGGTAGACGAACGTTGCGGCATAAGAAAAATTTTTTACCCGCCACCGTCATTTCGCCGTGGAAAAAACTGTCCACGAACTTGACAAAGTCATCTTTCTGCATCAACATGTCTTGGCGCATTGTGTCATTGGTGATCCTGACCACTTCGTTGCCGATGCGATATTTCAAGTGTGGCGGTGTTATTTCAATGTTATTGTTGCTACTATTGTCCTGATAATTTATGAAATTCTTTCTTTGCTTGCTAAAAGTTTTTGAAACGCTGTAAATCAGTTTTCCGTTGACGATAGTGTCCACGATTTTTTTGCTATCTTTGGGATACAAAATGGTTTGCATTTTCTTACGCTTTGTACTTTCACGGTTAAGTCCGTTGGATATCAAAGTTTTGTAATTATTTAGCACGGGACTGTAGATCAGCTCCAGCAGATAAACGTGTTTGTATATAATTTTGTTGGCCAAACTGTCGATGGAATAATTGATGCCGGCTTTCATGATTTTCTTGATTTGTTCCACCAGCGTCTTGCTCTGGCACGGTTCGTATTCGAAAATATCGTTGAGAGGTTTCCATTTTCCGCTGTTTTTTAAATAGATGCCGAGAATCGCGTTCAAATCCTCGGACACGACATAGTCACTTGCGTACACGTCTCTAGCGAATAAAACGTCCTCGTTGTTATCGTACACCAATTGTATGGCTCTATTGATTTTTTTCTCTTCGTCCACGTTACCGTAAAGAAACATGCGTTTGCAACTTTTGGAGTAGAGTTTGTCATAAAAATTGTGAATCAGAATATTGTTATTCATCATTATGTTGGGGAAACTGAGATTACGACCATCGATCATAAAAGTGCCATCGAAATTGCAACTTTTGTTTGTGTCGTTTTTTCTAAATATATGATCGAGCCAAGTGCCGAAAATCACCACGACACATTTGTGAAGCACACACCGGTTTAAATTGTCGACGGCGCAGCAAAAGTATGATTTTCTTTCCAGCAAAAATTTGATCGTGCAATGATTTACGTTCTTTTCGTTGCAATTCAGGTAAAACGACAAACCGTAATTGTTTTTTAAATTATCATATAAGTTGTTAAAATCGTTAATAACATCAGTCATAATGGAAACTAACAAAGCAACTGAATTTACCGAAGCGAATGATAACAATGACCCATCGGAACGTATGATATATACTAAAAGAATTCATGAGGGAAGAAAACGAAAATCATTGAATCCCATCACCACCAACCCCCGCAAAATTATTAGAGTTAGTAAAAGAAGATTTGAATATGAGAGCAATGAATTTCACCCTGATAATTTGAGATATGTGGATTTTTACACATTTTTAGATGTCGATTTTAAAAATTATAATCTAAATGATGTTTTAGCAAAAATTAAAAGTAAATATGAAACATTGAAAAATATACACTTTAATTCAGAATATTTCGAAGATACTTTAATTTTCATTAAATTTGTAAATCAAGTATTTAAAAATGAAGACGCGTTATCAGAATATAATACAACAACTATACCAGTTTTAAATTTTTTAGAACTTGTAAATAAAATAAATGAATTTAAAAATTTCCTCGATGTGGTCAACGAAAAAATTAATGGGTCGAACATTCAAATGGAAAATAGACTAAATTTAAAAATAGTACCACGAAACACTAAAACTAACAGAGCTTTGATCACATGGGATGTTCACCCGAATAACGTTAACAACGAAAACATCAATATTGAAAGTATTATTGCACATTTCAGTATTTATGGTGAAATAATAGGAGGGGTAATGTGTGAAAATAAACAAGGTTGTGCTGTTTTAGAATTTGCTTTATTGGATGATATGTTGAAAGCAATAAATAGGGAACAAATGTACCGTGTTTCAGACTACACGGAAAATGAAATAGTAAAAATTCGCTCAGACACAATAACCAACTTAAAAGAACAGTTACAAAATATACGATCCCAGATTGTTTGAATCGATTTCATAAGTATGCCTTTAATAATAGTCGTTATAACAAAAAATAAAAAATGGTTTAAAAGTACAAAACGGCGAGCCGTTAAACGATATACACAAAAGTCTCTATCAAAACTTGTAAAACGAAAATATATTGAATTCTGAGAAACTTGGATATGAGTAAAAATAAACTCGAATATAATTTTCGAATGGATCTCATTCAATGAAACTTGGATATGAGTAAAAATAAACTCATATCCAAGTTTCGATTTAAACCTGTCGAGACTTGTCGGCATAATTATGGTGCAATAATTAAATGATGTCACGATGGCGTCCAACAGGTTGTGACCGGTTAGATCGAAACTGGAATATGAGTAAAATCATACTCATATTCCAGTTTCGTTTTCTTTATAAAAGAGTAGTAAAAAATTTATAAACAAACTTTGAATTTGAGTAAAATCCTACTCATATTCCAGTTTCGTTGTTTTATAAAATAGTAGTAAAAAATTTATAAACGAACTTTGATTTGGAGTAGGATCTTACTCATATTCCAGTTTCGTTTTCTTTATAAACGAACTTTGAATTGGAGTAAGATTTTACTCATATTCCAGTTTCGTATATACAAATAAAATTGAAACAACAGATTGTTTTCAAATGTAGTTTATTTGAAATAAAGGGAACAAACATCTTCGACAAAAAAGATCATAATTAAATTTCTTGGTTACTAATTCGCTATCACTAACACATGATTCACATTGCAAACATTGTTCGATATCAACTTTGTAAATTTTGTCGTGGGTTTCGTGTAAGGTCCATGCCATTTTTACTCGCGCGTTCCACACTGTGTAATCGTTTTCAGACACCTCATGCATGTTCATTTCCCAGTAACACACGCTCAGCAAACAGTACATTGAAAATTCCTTGTCCGTTTTTAGTATGCACACGGGAAACAGGCAATTTTTACACAGCTCCGTTCCACTGTTGTCGGTGAAACAATAATCGCAAACCGAAACGGCGCATGAAGATTGTCTCATAAACGGTTCTTTAAAGCTTGCCAACCGTTCATTACATTGGTCGAAAAATTGAGTTCTCACAGTGGGATCTGTAAGTTTTTTGTATAATTTTGAGTATTTAATAAAAGGCTCAATTAAATTCATGATTAACGTTTAACCCTGATGAGTTGTGAATAAGTAATAACATGCTATTGATAATTAATTTACAGGATAAATCTGATTTCCTGTTTAGATCGTTTATCAAACTGTGGAAAGATACGTTTGTCGAGTGCCAAATTTGTTACGAAAAAATCGAAAATGACGGCGAAGTCGCCATCACTGATAACGGCTCGATCAATTTAGAAAAAATGTTTCATTCAAAATGCATAACACGCTGGAGACTTGAAAACACTAGGGATCCTTTTAATCGCAACGTTAAGTTTTGGTTTAACTTTCCGCCTAAAAACCAAGCAGAGTGTAGCGCGCTGGTAAATCAGATTAAAAAATTCATTGGTGATAATGAAACCGACAAAAAATACGGCGCGGAATTTAAAAGAGTCAATGAAGAATCGTGTATAGATGTGGACATTGACTTTACTAATTTATTACATTATTGAAGTTCAACGTGGTCTTTTGCACAATTACAACCACTTTAATATGATCGATCATGTTTTCTTTCTTAACTTTTAACGTTTTAATATTGTTAACATCGTTGTCATTAGTGTATTTGTAATAAACATTATTATGTATTCGAGACAACACATGGTTAATTTTTTTCGTTAATATATTTTGATTGATGTGAACTTTTGATTGAAAACGTATGGGTACATTCATTTCCTCGTTCGGTTTAGTCACTTGCGCTTTCAAAAACCTTCTCAACATATTGATGGCTAAATTATTTACAACGCCACAAATTAACAACGAAATGTTGGTTTTGTTATGAGTGTAATTGACGTTAATTAAAATTGGCACGATATTTTCTATGTTATCCAGTAAACTATAGTAATATTTAAAAATTAGCTCACTCATTTTTGAATAATTTCGTGCGTTTATATCGTATTTGCCAAAATTAGACATGATATCTTCGTACAAAATTTTATTTGATAACTTCGATGTAAGTTTAAGTATCTTCTCTAATTTTACGAACAGTTCGAAGTTCAGGTATGTTATTAAAACGTTAAAGCCGTTTTGAATAGATTCTATATTTTCATGTACGATAGGCATCATTAACGGTTTGATTTGTATTATTTTTTGTCTATATTCTATTATTTCGGCTGCGGTTTCGTTTGGATCGGGGTTATTTTCGGAATCATTATTATTATCTTGATATATAATATCATAATCAGGTATATCTTTGTTCGCCATACTTAAATTATACTTAATAAACTATTATTTGATAATCAGTATAATCATTTATAGTTTCTTTTTCTTCAAAAGTGCGAATAACTTTTTCTTCCAAAACATCATAATAATGAATTGATCCGTCGGCATTATAGGACATGGTTTTAAAACGATTCAATTTATTAAATTCATTATAAGTAACTAGTTTTACTTTCGCATCATCAAATATGTCTTTTCTGTTATCGGAATCGGACGCCATAATAAAAAATATTCTAAAAAACAACCTCGAATTAATCGATGATACTTATATTATTTTAAATGTCATCGAAAACGACGAAAGTGGCAACGCCCAGATTCAACCAATGTGTATCGGAGAAATTAATTCCTTTCAAACCGATCAAATTACCTCAGACTCAATGTCCCTATCATCCTCTACGAGCGAATTGCCGACTGATCAAACCATGTGACCGATACGACCGAGAAGAAGATGCCGGCAAACACGTTACGGTTTTACAAGCTGCCACCGGCATCAATTATAACCTGCAGCCGTATTACATGTGCCTTTTAGACGACGCTGAACTGCGTGGCTACAGTATGAACGCAAACGAATTTTTTGGCCATGTCCAGTTGAACAAACTAGATAATGACGAAGAATTTTTTGGTATAGACGCTGCCGGAGAAAAAAATATGGGAACTATAAAAATGGTAATCAAAAGTATTATGGACAGTTTCGCAACATGTGAAAATTATTACATTTTGATGATTGACGAACTTCAACTCGATCTATTGTTTTCCATGTTCAGATCGATAATTTTACCTCAAAGAATGGTATCTATTCACAAAAACAATTTTGTGACCGACGATGTTTATTTTAAACTTTTCTCTGTACCCGTAACCGACGAATCGGATCAGTCGCAACAAATTTACCGCACCTTTTTGATGTATAACACCGTGTTAACTATGATACTCAAACAGCCTAATCCTTTCAATGACGCTAGAAAAAACATTTCGGTGATTTTCAGAAGTCTGGGGCGATGTCCGAACAATAAAGAAAGAGTTAAATGTTGCGATTTAGCCTATGGCGGTAACGCGCCGAATCATGTAATGTGTCCTCCCCGCGAAATGGTCAAAAGAGTTTTCCATTACGCTAAATGGTCGCGCACGCCCAATAACTACAAAAGATACTACGAAAAAATTACCAACAAAATTGATGATTCAAGAAACGATCAAAGTTCATTATCAAAATATGCGCTATTGACGTTAGATTGGTACAATTTTATAGAAGATTTTCGTACATACTTTGGAGTCTGATGGCAAAATGCCCAAAGTTGACCTATTTAAACGTTGCGCATGTCCTATTTTTATTTATTAAACGAATTGAACTTTTATCAGAAGGAGGATCGGACGCGAAAAAAATGGACATCAATTTTAAGCTGAAAGAAATAATAAACACTACCGTGGATAACAAATATGGAGAAAAAAGCACCAAAATTTCCTTGGCCGATTTTTATAAGAAACATCAAGAAGACATTGCGTGCGTCGGAAAAAGCACCACATACAACTGTACCGGCAAACGTGACTACGAAAAACACCTAAGCGACAAAAAATACAAATTCTAATGGACCGGCGAGTGGATGAAACTGACCAAGTGATTCGGTGTGCGCACTGCTTGTTTGTTGCTCCAATATCATTAAGTTATGAAGAATATCAATATTTACACAGGGTCTATAATAATTTGTTATGCCAAGATTGTTTTGCAAGTAACCCTTTCATGTCAACAACAGAATTGGATCCAACCACTAAGTTGGATGAAGTTTCTTGATGGATTGTTTTGTTTACCCAAATAGTTTGCCAGTTTTCCAATAAACAATTTAATAGAACTACACCAGCCTTTCATTATGTCTACCTTAACGCCGCTCCATATAAACGACGAACATTGCTTCGATAGTTTAGTTCGATTCGCAATGGCTACCAATATGAGCGCGCGCTTCTTGGAGTTTGAAGAAGTGTGTATTGATCTTAGAAATGTACACTTTAGTTTTGACCAGGACCATCAAAGTAACAATAAAACATTCATAATATTTATGAACGTGAAGCAAGCTTTTTATTCAAATTTCAAAATAAAAACGGATTTGTCACTTGAAACTTTGACATATTACATATATCAGCACTGTTTATGTACTGTGGAAGACACCGTTTTACCTATATTCCGGCGTTTCGACCAATTCATCTTTAATGAAAACGATAAATGTAAATCCATTATCATTCAGCTGCATCGGCGCGCCCGTGTCATTGTGGCTGAATGTATACGCGAGAACGAATATTACCATTCGGATGTGAGTGGTTACATTGATTTTGAAAACCGGCACACTAGATTACCGCTTTCGCTGAGCGAAGAGGAAAGATCGAAAATAAACCGAGAGGCACAATTAAAACTACTGGAAACGACCTAAAATCTTTGAGAAGAGGTCTCGATGTAATCTTCGTCATCGGCGTCGTCATCGGTTTCGTCGTCATCGTCGTCGTGGTAGTGACGTTGTGTGGTATTGGCGGTAGTGTTATTGTTAGCGTTAATGTCATCATCATATTCATATTCGTCCTCGTCTTCATCGTAATCTAAGTCATTGTAAGAAAGGTGACTAGCTGTGTGAGGCGCATTAGCAGGCGCACTGGTAGATTCATCCTCGCTGTCGTAAATGTCGTGCCGTACAATGTGTTCAGCGGCAACCTTAGGAATCCACATGTTATTTAATTTTACATAATTACGTTCAATAGCCTTTCTAGCCATGTGCAGTGCCACGTCTTCGTTGGCGCTATCTAATTTATGATATTTATTAAAAGTGTCTTTAAAAAGTTTTTTTGCTTTAGCGGGAAGCTCCTCTTGGTAGTATGCGTCGGTTAGATGAAACATTTTATTATACCCTTACAATTACTCTGTATCGTAGTCGTCGTTTTCAGTGTCGGTGGTGTCAAAATCGTTGTCATTTGTATAAGCTAACCATCTGTAATTTTTCTTGTAATATTTTCTTTTAACCGCCGACCACGCTATACTATTGGCCGACACTTTTGATTTGTAATTTTTGTATGCACGATTAAAAAATTTCATGTATATTCTACGACCATTGTAAGGAAGCCGTTTTACAGCGGAAGGTAACTCTGATATGCTGTCATACATTGTATTCTTAATAAATATATTAAAAAAAAATTGTTTCATTAATTTTATTTTTCCTAAACTACAAAAATCAGATCCATTTTATGAGATTCAACAAATAATCACAACCATTTAACGGGCATAAAATTATTGCCTGCAAGTCATATTAAATTAGATTCGGCACTGTCCAAACTATCAAACGACACACGTTTGGCCTTTACTAGCAATTCATGAATGTCGTTTTCGTTTTTAACAATATGCACAGTACTTCTGTCTGTTTTGCGAGCCATCACGCCGTTTTTACACAAACTTACATATTTGTAGTGAGGCAAAAGAGCGTCGCGAGTTTTCTTTAGGAGATTTTTGTGTTCCAAAGATGCGGCTACAAAAATTTTAACAGGCCCGTCATAATTTATGTTTAAATCGTAATTTTTGATTCTGATTTCACGCGACCGGTTTTGCCACTCTCGAGCTGTGGCAGCATCCGTCAAATGAACTACGATATGATTTTTTTCGTAATCGTTTTCAATTACTTGTTTCAAATCTAGTTTTAAAAGAGAGCATATTTTTTTAATGTAATTTAGCCGGATTTTTTTGTTAGTCAGGCGTTTGTCGTGAATACCGTAAATTTCCACGCTGTCGTTTAGATTGATTATTTCTAATTTCTTAAGTTTTTCATTTAATTCGTTAACATTGCGGTCAATTTCGCGTTTAATTAAAGTTTGTAAAATCGGCACGTTTATCAAGCTGTCGGCTTCCATGATGTTGGCAAGAATGTTTAAATCCGAAATACCCTCTTATTAATAATTCAAACTCTGTTGTTAATTTCAGTCGCTATTATGGAGCACGACGCGCAAACACCCAAAATCAATTTTGTTGAGAAAAGTCCCGCTGTTTTTTCGATACTCACCAATCCCGATCAAATTAAGAATGTGTTTTTCATTAAAATTAACAAATTTAGATCGTTTTTAAAAAATTTTTTGGCGGATCTAAAAAAGGTTAAAATAAACTTTTTCAACAGCCTGATCGAACAGTTGATATCCGTTTACACGGAAAACAATGTGAGAAACGAGCACACCGAAACTCTCGTTAAAATAATCAACGCTACAACTATTGTCATTACCGACTTGCCGTCCAATGTGTTTTTGAAAAAACTTAAAACTAACAAGTTTACAGACACAATCGATTATCTTATCCTTCCTAATTTCATATTGTGGGATCACAACTTTATAATTTTTTTGAACAAAGCTTTCAATTCGAAACACGAAAACGGTCTCGTGGACATTTCCGGAGCCATACAAAAGATTAAATTAACACACGGTGTTATCAAAGACCAATTGCAAAGCAAAAATGGTTACGCTGGCCAATTTTTATATTCTACTTTCCTAAACACGGCATCGTTCTACGCCAATGTCCAATGTTTAAACGGCGTCAACGAAATTATCCCTCCGAAAGCGAGCATTAAACGCTATTACGGCCGAGACGTTAAGAACGTTCGCGCATGGACCACTCGCCATCCCAACATTTCGCAATTGAGCACACAAATTTCAGATGTTCATCAACCAAAGGAATATACCGATTGGAACGTTAAAGTGGGCCTAGGAATATTCACCGGTGCAAACACAGATTGTGACGGTGACAAAAAAGTAATTACTTTTCTACCTCAACCGAATTCGTTAATCGACTTGGAATGTTTGTTGTACGGAGACCCGAGATACAATTTTATTTGTTTTGACAAGAATCGTCTGTCTTTTGTGTCTCAACAAATATATTATCTCTATAAAAACAGGAAAAATATAGAAGTGATTTTAAACACTATGCCTATGTTAAAAACGGTATGGCAAACATACGGCGATAGAAAGTTTTCCACCAAACTTGATATGCTGCTGCGGGATTGTGCATTATTATTGAGCTCAAATTGTAGTTATTTACTGTTTAAAGAATTAACAAACCTAATTGACGAAGAAGAAATGGTTTGCGGTGAAGAGGAAATATTCGAATTTAAAGGAATATTTAACGATGTGATCGACAGCGGAGCCAAAGGAAGTTACGACCTGATAAAAAGTACTAAAATTTACAAGGAAACCAGCTTCAAAGACATTGAAACCGTATCACAGCGAGCAATTAATAGTTTAAACAATTACATTTCGTCGCATAATCGTGTCAAGGTGGGCGGAGGCGATATTTACCACAATACCACAGTCTTACAAAACATTTATTTAAAAAACAATAAAATTTGTTACAAAAGTGACTTTAGACAAATTGGCGATATTTGTACCTTGCCTTCGGAATTTTTATTTCCCGAACATTTGCTTGACACCTTTCTATGTTAACGATGTAAACAGAACCCGAATGCTGCCGAACAAGCACCGCTACAACATTGATCGTTTCGATTACAGTTTCGTCCGGTCTCAACACACGCCATTGCATAGGCGACACATGCCATCAAAATTATTAATGTAGTTTTTAAACGCATTTTGATTAAAACTTTATATAAACTTATGTTTAAAACTCATAGTGTGTACGGTCGAAAACGACATCGGCACAATTGTAGAACCCTTCGCCGGCCGGATCGTTTCTTTGCCAACGCACATACAATAAAAATGGGTTTTTTCTGAAAGGAACGTTTACGGGTATAGTGTAGACAAAATCCGAATTACAAAGTTTGTCATGTGGATACGAAACTAAATTTGATCCGTCGCCGCCGATTAGTTCGAGATCGTCCCACAACAAGTGATGTTTACGATTCCAGTTTTCTTTAGTAATATAAACTTCAAAGTAACTCGGCTCATGAATTGCGGTGGGACAGAATCTAATCAAAGTTGGCGAAACGTCTTTTGATATAGTCGTAAGTTGCCAATTCGTAAAAGGTTCGTCCATACCGCTTTTGTCGCCAAAAACTGCGCGGCTATCATTGGCTCCCGCGCCGCATAGTGTGTGGGGAACGACATTGGTCTTGATATGTTCAATGTCTTTGTAATTAGCACCGGCCATCGCTGCATATTCATGATACTGTTGAAACATGTATTGAGCGATTTGAGCGGACGAACCTGACGATTCGCCTTTGTCTAAATATTTATTATAAACTTTTTTGTAAGCGTTCCTGCATCCTTCGTCTATTATACTATCGCCATTTTCGGGCCAATAAAAATTATTTTCTGAAAAACATATATATTGTCGAGCCACCGGATAGGACAAGTACCCATGCGACTGTACAAATCGAAACGAACTTAAAATTACTATAGCAAAATTAATTAAAATCATATTGTTTATTAATTATGCCAGACTTAATTGAAAACAACGAGGATGATTTTTATATTATATTGTATGAGTTTATTGAATTAATAATAAATAATATGGACGAGCCCGACACCGACAGCGGTTACGAGAGTACATAAAGAACGACAAGCCTCAGAGCCCATCATTTCGGTATCGATATGAGAGACGGTTACATACACGACACGATTCACGCCCCTGTTATACCAGAGGGTAAAGCCGTATTATATGTCGCTACTACAAAGACATATGCACAAAATGACCAATACAAAATTGGTTACACCACTCGGATTCACGGACGTTTATCTTCGTTCAACTGCGGCCGTGCCGAAGAAGACAAAATGTATTACTGTTTATACACTAGACCAATGTATAATTGTGCAAAGTTAAAAAGGCTGTTGAAAAAAAAATTGTCTTCACACCAATGTGGCGGAGATATGTTTAGGTTAAGTTTAGAAGAATTAGAGAATCTTATTGTTAAATGTTGTATTAAATTAAAAAAGGTATTACATTAATGTTTGGTTTTATTTTTATAGTTCATCCTTTACTACTCTCAATCCCTCATTCATAGCGTTAAGTATGTCGCCATCATCGGCGTCAATTTCCCAAGCAAACAAGCCTCCCAGACCGTGGTCTAAAACATATTTAGCTTTAGCCAAAACCGATTTGCCATCATCGAATGTAATCAACTCTCCGGTTTGCGGCTTGAACGCGTACGAGGCTTTGGCCACTTTATCGTAATTATATTCGTACGACGGCAAATCGGCTTTAATGTGACGATAATCTTTTACACCGTCCTCCCATGTGCCCGCAATGGGACCATCGGCGATTCCGGTAAAAGGATTTTGGTCGTTGTAATCTTTAACACCTCTCCATCCGCGACCGTACATCGCTACGCCCACAACGATCTTTTCGGGTAAAACTTTTTGTTTTAGCAAAGCGCGCACGGCAAAATCGGTGGTGTAGCGTTCGGTAGGGTTCCAAGTTGGAGCATAAAGATTAGTTTGATATCCAAGATCGTTTAAAGACCAAGCGCCTTTAAAATCGTAATTCATTAAAAAAATGTGATTCAGATATTTTTGAGCTTCTGTGTAATCGACCACGGCGATTTTGTCGTCGCCCGCACTGATGGCACTGGTTAATTCAAAAGTTTTGTTCATTTCATTTCCCAACTGATCTAGCATGTGGCGCAATTCTTTAAGCAACAAAGTATAGGTGACTTTGTCATTTTCAACATCGCCTACATTTGGGTTGGCCCCTTTGCCGCCAGGAAACTCCCAATCAATATCGACTCCATCGAAAAACTTCCAAGTCGACAAAAATTCCTTGACAGATTCTACGAACACGGCACGTTTTTTACCATCGTCAAAATGATAAAACGGATCCGAAAGTGTCCATCCGCCGATGGATGGCAAAACTTTTAGATGAGGATACGCTTTTTTAGCCGCCATTATTTGTCCAAAATTACCTTTGAAAGGTTCGTTCCATGCGGTAACTCCACGTTGCGGTTTTTGCACGGCCGCCCAAATGTCGTGGATAGTTACTTTGAAATCTTCCCGTCCGACGCAGGAACGTTGTAACGCTTCGAAACTGCCCGCGATAGTTTTAAGAGAATCGTTTATACCGTCACCGCCACAAATAGGGATGAATCCGTACAAAAGATGACTAACATTTGGTATAGGAACTTTATCTAGAGGAAATTTTCTATCATAAACGCCCCATTCAACAAAATATGCCGCGACAACTTTGTCGCTCATGGGTAAATTATCAAAGTTTTTGTTATTTTCCTGAAATTCATAAGTTAAAGGGTCCAAATGATCACCGTTAGTATCGGCCACAGTTACGGGCACCGTTTGGCTCGTTGAACAACCGTCAGCGTTGCATAAACGAACTTTCATTTCAAATTTTCCCCCCTTATCGGTTTGTATGGACGCTCGTTTGGGCTTGGCGTCTCCTCTCCACATTACAGTGTCATTGAAAACGATATAAGCAACATCGCCCGCTTCACCGTTCCACACGTTCCAACTGACCGGAATATCAATAGTTTTGTGAACACGAACTAATTTTTCGTAGGCGGTGGCGGCGGGGTCGGTTTCTACTAGAGAATATTTACGTTCTGCCCAATCGATTTGCGCTACTCCCGGTATAGCAGCGAAACTTTCTAAAACACAAAATGAAAATATCAAGTAAAATAATGACGCCATTTTTATATTGATCTTACATAAGCTATTTTAATTTAATGTATTTAAAGATGAAACTTTTATTGTTATTTTTATTAATCGCGGGCACTACTAGTGCAACTACTTTTGATTTATTAAAAGCGCCCGACTATTTCGAAAATTTTATTAGCAAATTCAATAAACACTACCCTGATACAGAAACCCGTAATTATCGTTTTAAAATTTTCAAACAAAATTTGGAGGAAATAAACAACAAAAATAAATTAAACAACTCTGCCGTTTACAGCATTAATAAATTTTCAGATTTGACCAAAAATGAAATTGTATCAAAATACACCGGTCTAACTTCGGCGGTAACCGCTCAAAATTTACAAGTCGGTTCAAATTTTTGCAAAATAGTTTATTTAGATTCTCCACCGGGCGATAATTTACCCATAAACTTTGATTGGCGCATAAGTAACAAAGTTACCTCTGTCAAAGACCAAGGGGCTTGTGGCAGCTGTTGGGCATTTTCAGCTTTGGGAAGTTTAGAATCGTTGTACGCGATTAAGCATAACAAACTCATAAACTTTTCAGAACAACAATTGATCGATTGTGACAGAGTCAACATGGGCTGCGACGGAGGTTTGATGCATGTTGCTTTCGAGCAAATAATGAATGTGGGCGGCGTGATGGAGGAAAACGATTATCCCTACAGAGGAGTAAAATCCAGATGCGCCGCTGATCCCAGTAAATTTGTTGTAAGTCTAAGTTCATGTTCGCGATACATATTTCAAAACGAAGACACTTTGAAAAATGTATTAATTACTCAGGGTCCTATTGCGATGGCCATTGATGCCACCAGTATTTCTACATACTCGAAAGGAATTATTAAATTCTGTGACAACTTTGGGGTGAATCATGCTGTATTGTTAGTGGGTTACGGAACCGAAAATAATGTAAATTACTGGACATTTAAAAATACATGGGGAACAGATTGGGGAGAGGATGGATATTTCCGTGTCAAAAGAAACATCAATTCTTGCGGTCTAGTAAACGAGTTAGCGTCCACTGCTTCTATCAAATAAAACAAGTGTTTACTGCAAATATACTTTAATTTTTTCCTTTATTTTTTCACGACATATACAACAATTTTTGCATCTTTCGGCGCATTGTTCACAAGTAGCAAAGTGGCCGCAGGGGCTAAAGCATATTTCTATCGACTTGTCGAAACATATCTTGCAAGTTTTGTTATCATCGTTTGGCGAAACTGTCGTTGACATCAATTTGTGTTCTTCTTTGAAATTTTGCAAGTCGGGATAAATTTTGTTTGACCAAATAGCTTTATCCTCCATGCAAATTTCGTCGTCAATTTCTTGCAGATCGGGCGCAGACGGCTGGGAACGTTTTACAAAGGAGCAATTTTTTGATGTGCTGTGAATAAACTCTACACTATCGTTTCGATTCAGCTTTACAATCACCAAACCGCAATCGACACATCTAACTTCGTTGTTACGGCCATAAAAAAAGAATCCATTTTGAGCTAAAAGTTTCGCTTCCATTTTCACTCGTTTACGCGCCGTCTTGAATTTAATAAACGATTCTTTCCTTAAAGTTTCGTTTCGCTTCATTAATCTGATCGATTCGGAACACAGCGAATAGGTATGATATTTCAAAAGTTTCGAATTCAATTTCGTAATTATGTATGAACAAAAAGCGCATTTAAAAGATTGGTCATCAAAATAAAATCCGTTGCGTGCCATAAATTTTTTGTCTTGATTCATCAAGTTGGTGATGTCTTTGAAAGTTGCCAGACGATTTTCGTAATCGGTGTAAAAATTTTTAGGAGGCGGCAAACTTTTTAGGAACATTCGTTCCATTTTGTAATATGTTTAATAATTTTTTAAGAGCGCGTTTTTGTTTCAAAGCAAATTTGACAGTGTTTAAAGTAAAATTTTTGTGTTCTTTTCTTTCTGTTAATCGATTTTTGCCAATCAAATATCGTTCAGAATTAGCGGCTCTCGAATGCAACGGTTTAAACACTGTACAAAATTCAAAGTTGGCTGCGAAATCTTTCAACAAAATCTTTGTTTCCGAATGAAACGTATCGAATATTTTCAGGACACAATCGCCGCCCGGTTTTAGCGAGTTGAGAATGATCTTACATTCTTGGGCCAGTAGCGGTAACGTCAAAATTTCTTGGTCGTTTTCGTTACCTCTGACATCCGTGGCTCCGTCCGCTACAACCAACTCACATTTTTTACCACACATTAGGTTTAACTCTAGTATAACAGATTCGTCAAAAATGTCACCGCTATTTTTGTAACCGTATATTTTTTTAAAGTTTTCATGATTATAATTATAATCAAGTTTTCCTCGCAAAGTTACACCGTAACCTTTGCAATCAAAATTTGTAGAATGAATGTAATTGGCAAACTGACCTGGTCCTCCGCATAAGTCCAAAAATACATTTACACGTTTGCATACATTAAACTTTTTGTCGATATCTTTGAGTTTGTTAAAGCACCTTTTTTTAACGACCCGTTTTTCCATAGCGTCGCGTGCGCGATGAATCGATTTATCATCGATGTTATCAAGACTATTTTTGAGGTCATTCAATATTAATCTAAGTTTCGATTCCATAATGGATATAATTAATTGATAACAAAATGATGATAATGCTGCATATAAAAGCGTACACAATTTGTATTAAAGTTATACCACTCGGTACAGCCGTAAACATAGGTCGATCCAGAGCCCTCCTCAAGGGTTCATTGGTGACTAACAACTGTTTATTTTTAATTTCGTATATCAACGGACGTTTATAATCAAAATTTTCAAAGTTTGCTTTGTTAATTCCAGTCCGAAAAGCTGAATATTTTGGGCTCGCTAGGAGTAAATCTATCATTAGATTTTTGTACGCCCGTTCACGAAACTCTGGCGAAACTTCGATTCTGTCAGCATTCAGGACACGCCACTTGACATCATCCAACATGTCTGATCACAAGAGAATATCTGCCGGGCTCGAAGATGTTCTGAACGACGTCGATATGGAGTACCAAGGGACAGAGCACCGTAATAAAAAAAGATCGTCTAGCAGTGGTAGATCATCGAAAAGATCTATCAAAGAAGACAACTACGAGCACGAATCGAAACGGTCCCGTAAGCGAAGGAGTGAAGAAGAAACTAAAGATATGGAACCGGAACAAACGACCTGTCCAAATAAACTTACCTATTGGGAAAAGAAAAGATTGTCGAATAAAACATCTTTAGCTTTGGCAACGCCCAGGATGTCCAGCGAATCGGTAACAGACCAGCCGTCTACTTCAAGCGGAGTACCACAAACAAAACTACGCACTGTAAGTGTGAATGGTGAGCTGATTAGCAAGTTGCCAATCTCAATTAATAACAAATCATACTACATATTAAAGTTTTTGTGCGACCAAGAAACGAAAGAGTTCTATGGCAGTTCTGTTCACTTCACTGAAATAGTTAAAAATAACATGTACAAATTAGAGGTGTCTCAAACACCCAGATTTTCGTACATTGAAAATTACCAGATTTTGAACAGTGTGAAACCCACAATGAAAGTGAAGAAAGCTCTAGATAACAGCGATTTTGACGATCAAGATGTTGTGTCGGTGATCGCTCGCATAGAAGGCATCTTTCAAAACTTTACAAATGAATCTTACAAACTGGTTTTGTCTGTAAACTATGGATCGCGCGCGGTACAAATTGAGTGTTCAAGTAATGGTCAATCTTTGATAGAGGCTCTAAAATGCGATGATGTCTTAACAATTAAAGATGTGTTGCATTTTTTCAATAATAACATTGGTCGCGAAATACAATTGATCAGAGTCAAATGTCAGCAAATCAATAACGATTTAAAAAATTTAGTACTGACAAACATATCGTCTATAGAATTGACCAACGAACGTCCCGTAATAATGGACGCGTCTGAGGACATCAAAGTTAACTTGAGCCGTAAGCAAAAATTGATTCATAGAGGCACTTTGCTTTCTTTAAACATTGAAGTGCGCCCGTTTAAAAAAAGTCAGAGAATTATTTTTGATTTTGAACTTAAAGAGGATCCAGGTCATACACAAAATGCGTCATTCTTTTGTAATGACAGCATGAACGAGGACGAAATTTCCATATTAATGATGAACTTAAATCATTTAAAGACCATGGTGAACGATATGGAAGTTCACATTTATGAGTTGGGGGACGGGAAAATGTCGACTATTTTAGGCATAACTTGTAAAGTTTTAAATTGTGATGACTATTATTGCATCGATTGTAAAGCGCCTGAAATGTAAAAAAATTTAATCAAGTTTTTTAATAAATATTATACACTATATTTTGTTTTATTCAACAGGTACATTGGCCGGATTGGTCTTTAATTTACGATAAGCCCGAGTTCTAGAATAGGTTTCTACTTCTTTATATATTTTATTAAACGTCGTTATAGTATCATAGGCAGTATCTTTAATAGGCTCAAATTCATTAATAAGTTCTTGCTGTTGTTGTTTAATTAAATTAATATTGTCGTTTATGAAATTTTTATATTCTAAATTTTCTTTAATAGTTTGTTCTAATTTATTTCTATCGTGTTGTTCGCTTTGAGCGTTTAATGAGGAAATGTTTGCTGGCGACAACGGCAACTGATCAGACAAAATATCTATTTTATATCCTAAGTTTTCAATTTCATGTTGTAGTCTGACAATATCCTGGTCCTTTGATGATTGCATCTCTGCATTTTGTACACCTGTCGGAACAGGAACAACTGCAAAGTTAAAACTGTTTGTCGGGTCTACAAATACATTGGGATCTGTTACAGGATAATTATCATCACGTCTTATTCTATTTGCATGTTCGACCTCAGAATTTAATTTTCTATTAATTGCTTTTAATTCTTCGTTTTCAAACTTTAAACTATTTATTTCTTCATTATAATTATTTGGTATCGACGGTAGCGCGGGCGGTGTATATGCCATTTCAATAGCTCGCATATCTGTTGATCGATCTTCGGAAGATTCTATAACTAAATTTTCTCTATTAGCTTCTATTTCTCTTAATTGTTCTGATAATACTCTATGTTGGTTAGTCATTGTAGCAATATTTTTCATCAAAATTGGAAATAAATTACTTTCTTGTATATTTTCTAATGGTATATTAAAGTAAGTAATTAATATATAACGCAGATTGTATAACATTTGATTATACGAAGTTGTAAGTTGGGATGTTTTGTCGAACTTGAATAGACTAATTTCTTTGCTTGAAATTTGTTGATTTAAGCTGGTTATTTGTTGATTCAAATTGTCTATTTTTTGCTCTTTTGATTTAAGTTCCAGTTCTTTCATTTGGAGATCACTCTTGTGTTTTTGTTTTAACCGTGTGATGTCATGTTCAAAAGTATTAATTTTATCTTTCTGATTTACAACCAACATATCATTTATAGAGCTGGTTGTAGTTTCTTTAATACTCTGATTTAATTTATTTAACTTCAAATCATTATTTTCTCTTTCTAAACTATCATTTTTAATTTGAAGTTTAGTGTTATTACTTTCTAGAGTATTATAATTCTTTGTAAGTTGATCATAACTAGATTTTAAACTGTTATATTTAATTTGAAGATTATTACTACCCATAGGTACTATCTGTGTTTGTAATTTAGTATAGTCTTTTTTAAGTTGATCGTACTTGGATTTGTAATCTTCATCGGGTTTTTTGTTTCTGTAATTTTCCAATTCTGTCAAGGCGCTTGTTGTCGATTCTGTTATTTTTATTATATCGCTTTGTAAAGATGTAAAAATGAATTTTTTATCAAACTTGAGAGCAATACTTTTAAAACTGTTTAATAATAAAACTATAAACGGACACAAATCCGGTCCCAATGGCATGATTATATCGGTTTTATTTTTAATGCACCTCAATAAAGCTTGAATATCGTTGTCGTCGTCTTTGTTCGTATTGACATTGTTACCGATTGGCTGAGAGCAAGAATCGTAAAATTGCTTTAATTTTTCAAACACTAAAACTAAATTAGAACTAACAAAATATTTAACGTTAATATTTTTTAGTAAATTAATAAAGATAGTAAAATTATTTACATTAGGAGTTAGATTGTTTGTTAATGCATTTGACAGCTCTGATTCTTCCCGCTCATCTAAAGCAATTGGTCGTGTATAGTTATTTTGAACAGGAAGTTGTTGTTGATTGTTATAATTTTGCGGTGGCATATTTTGTTGAGGAGGCATCATTTGTTGCGGCGGTTGCGGGCTACCAAAAGCGTCCATGCCACCTTGATTATAGTTGCTGTTATAATCGTACTTGTAATTGTAATTATGAGTAATCTGATTAGGAAATGTTATTGGTATAAGGGCTTCTTGAACCAATTCGGGTATCTGCAAATCTAATCTCATTTGCAGGTGTGGCCTGTGTTGGCATATAATAGATCTGACACGTTCGAGCATCTCGTCATTCGATCCTTGGGCTTGACATCGTCTGTTTAGAGCGCTTATTGTTTTCAATAAAGCCTTTGTTGTAGGGTCTTTGTTAAATTGTAGATACGACATGGCAGGAGATATTGCAATTAATCTTATGAAATGGAGAACGTTAGTTAACGGACTAGAACAGACCAAATACAGAAATTTTGCTATAACTACACAAGATGTGTTTCGAATTACTAAAATGATTTACCAAGATAATCATTTGATAGTATTTTTGACGGGCTACCTACTGCAGGAACCAGAGCGGTGTGTGCAATTTTATGTGAAAGGTAAATGTGACGTGTATTCATATAAAATGTGCTACGAAACACATGCCAATGACGAGTGTTATCGTAACTGTGTGCCTTACAAAACTATGGTGATGCCGGGGCTGAGGCAAGTTTACAACGACAAAATTAATGTCATTAAATACAGAAGAACTAATGATGAAAACAAATATTGTTTGGACAATTTTATGAGAGACATTAATAGAGTTCATATGCAAACAAACATGATGGAGGGTACATACGTGAGATTCACCAAAGAACAGGTATGTGTAAATCAGTGTGTTCAATGTGACATAGAAAACATTGAACAATTTGAAAAACTGATTCAAAAAGTTAATATAGAAACATTGAACAAAGAAATCGTTCCCGTTGTCGCGTGTTATGACATAGAGACAAACTCAAACGGACAAAGAAAGTCCAATCCTTTGATCGATAACATCATATCCGTTTCAATTGTTGTTCGTCGCAACGAGAAAAAAACTAATATTTGCCTGTATTACATAGAAGACGGCAATGATGACGATTTAATCTGTAATGATGTTTTCAATGAAGACGAAACGGTAAAAGCTGTTAAATTTCATAATGAATTGGCAATGATTGCAGCATTTTTTAAATTGTTGCCCCTCATAAATCCAGACTATGTACTGGATTACAACGGAGACTTTTTCGACTTGAAATACATTTACGACAGAATGAATGTATTGGCGGAGGAACTGGAAGACTCCACTAATTTAAAGCGAAAAATAATGCAAATTCAACGTTACGATTTAGAACCTGTTGACATTGAGCGTAGAGAACTGACGGATAAGTTTCAAAACAAAGCCGACAGTCATTATTTCACCTATTACATTCACATTGACCTGTACAGGTTTCTAACCATCGAAAAAAACGATGCCGAAAACTACCAACTCAACACTGTATCTGAACATTATTTAAAGATGAATAAAGTGGACATGGACAATACCAGGATGGTCAAATTGTATAGCGAAAATCGCATGGTAGAGATCATCAAATATAACGTTCAGGACTGTGTTTTACCCATAGAGTTGTTTCTAAAACTCGAAATTTTAGATTTCCTTTATACTCAGTGCGAATTATTATACTTGTGCACCGAAGACGCTTTAAGCAATATATCGCACAAAGTTAATGTGGTAAATTTCCATAAAGCTCTAAATAACACGCGCACGGACGAGTTTGGAAACGAACATCCGGACCCGTATTTTTTCAACAAATTTGATTTAAGCGTGACATCAGGCCGCGATAATTTGTACCGTACACCCGCGACCAATACCGGCAAAGGTAATAAAAGTTTGGTAGATTTGACTCGCCTGAAACGTACACCCGTTTCGGCTGAGCATTTGAAACATATCCCCCATGTAAAACTGTGTGCTCAAAAGCAGATATGCCTGTATAGGGGCGGTAAAGTGTTAAATCCCAAACCTGGTATGAAAAAGTGGGTCGCTATTTTAGATTTCAACTCACTGTACCCCACAATAATGATGTCTGAGGGAGTTTGCCTGTCTAATGTATTTTTGTGCGATGATGGCAACGTTTATTTGCACAAAAATATAAACGCTATCAATCCCAAGCTGTTACAACAGCTGCTAAATCTCAGAGTCATTTATAAAAACAAGCGCAACAATTATGTCAAAGACAGTTTCCAATACAATCTAAATGACCGTCTTCAAAATGCTGTCAAACTTATAGCAAATAGTATTTACGGTTACTTTGGCATATTTTTTAAACCGCTGGCCAACTACATCACCAAAATCGGTAGGGGAAAGTTAGGGGAAGCCATAAAAAGAATCGAAGCCAAAAGCAACGACAAAGAGATTCTTAGGAAATTTGAGCTTAGTAGAATCGAATTTAATGTCATTTATGGTGACACCGACTCCTCGTTTATTCAAGTCGATTTTGACGAGTCGGAAATTGAGGAGGAAAAGTGCCATGACACAATCAAAGACATAATTAGTAACTATGTCATGCGCGACTTGAACGCGTCGTGGTCGGGTTATAAAATGGGCCTCGAAAATATCATCAGCGACATGATTTTGCTAAAAAAGAAAAAGTATTGCTATATTAATAGCGAACGCGAAGTTAAATACAAAGGTTGGCTCGTGAAAAAAGATATGCCAATGTTTATGAGAATAACTTTTAGGGAAGTTGTGGATTCCTATTTGAATCGACACACGGTAGCGTGCGGCCTCAAACTCATGTATAAATTGATGCGAGCTCATTATGATAATTTTGACAAATCCGACAAACTTTTAGATTACAGTTTTAGTATGACCTATAACGAATCCACTGGCACGGGCGCGACCAAAAATAAAGACGGCACATCTCGCAAAAAAGTCATTACTGTGGCCAAAAAGTGCCGAGAGTTTTTGGTGGCGGCCGGTGCCGATTTCATACCGGGCAATGGCGATAGAATCCCTTATTTGCTCACCGACATTGACGGTAAAGTGACTGAAAAGGCCTTTCCTTTGAAATTGTTTCCAACCAGCGATAAAAACATCAGTTGGCTCAAACACATGAATATTTTGTGCACTTTTATGAATGAGCTAATTCAGGTATTTGGCGACGACCCGAGTTTCGAGTATTACTTCGTAAAGATCTACAATTATTATACTCAAAAACAAAAATATGATGTTAAACATCCCACTTTGGTTGAAACGATTGTAAAAAAAACCGCTTCAAAGGGCCAAAAAAATAGTTCTTCTGATGAAGACGACGAAGAATCGGGTACAGATAATGATGAGGCGGACGCGGGTGTTAAGCTTAAGCAGTTTAAGATGTATTGTAAAAAACCCAAAAATGTAAAACACTACAAAGGTTCGCTGTGCACCAAGTGTTTTAAAATTTGTTAATAAATAAAACCGTTTTCATAATTTTGTGTTTAATTTATTTTTATAATAGCATTATTAACCTCCACCACTAAAAACTCTGATAGATCCCTAATCATATAGTCGGATAGACATTTCTTTTTTACAAAAGACTTCAAAATATCTACAATATTTTGGTTAGAAAGAGTTTGGTAGTATAGATATTCCACTTGACTGTCGCTCAATTGTAAGCCGTTCGTGGCGTCCACAATTGTACATAAATCATATGTGTCGATACGTTTGTTAAGAAACATATCGATGACGTTCAGCAATTTGTCAAAAAACATTTCATCTCTCTCCAAATCATCATGGTAGTTTTTGATGAATGTGCTAACCGTGGCGATTTTAGTAGCTAGCGGCATGCCGTTGTAGACCACTTGAGAGAAGAAATTTTTAACAAAATCCATGATTAGTCTGTAGAACTTGTGTTCTTATTTAAAATTGCGTCGAACGCTTTTTCTAAATCTCTCTTCTTTTTTATACTCTTAGCTTTACCGGTTTGTAAATCGGCAGCCGTGGACTCTGGTTTAATGTAGTAGACCTGTAGCATTATTATAAATATAATGCAAACTAGAAACAGGAAAAATACAAAGTTAGAAAATCCTTCGTTTTTATCAAACAAAAATCCTAGCACGATTAACAACAAAAACGTTGTATAGATAAACATTTTGACACTTATAAAATAATTTCAGTATTAAAGTAACAAACTAAACACCTTATTAACTGCTGCTATCGCTGGGTGTGGTGGTAGATGTTTCTTGGTAAACATCGTCCTCGTCTTCTTCATCATCGGTTTCGTTTATGCCGACATTAAACTTATTAATATAGTGTTTGGTGCTGTTAAACGAATCATGGTTCATTAGTTTCGCCACTCGTTGCAATGGCACACCGCTGTTATACAGGTTACTACTCAAATAATGCCTGATCATATTGGAGCGTGGCCTATCCATATCTACGCCCGCCTCTTCAAAGAGTCTTTTAAAATCTTTAAACGGCGTCGATGTATTTTTTGAAATTTGCAAAATAGTAGGGTGCTTGATATAAATTTCCCTAGCCAACTCTAGCGGTTTTGTTTTAATAGTATTAAGTGAATTTGTCCTCGCATGTTTCCTTTTCAAGTTTATAGTAGTACGAATTTTGCCCTTTTTTATAAGGACGGTCAAATCTTCTACGGAAAGATGACGAGCTTCATTTATACGCATACCGGTTCCTAACATGATACAAAAAACTATAGCGCCCCTGATCAGGCCTCGGTCATGGGCGTAATCACCGTTAAGATACTTAATTTTTTTTTCTATACAATCTATAACATTGTCGATAATTTCCTTTAAAACGATATTTTTTTCTTTAGTTTTAATATTTTTAAGCTCTTTGTCACGAGGCAGCATAACCTGTTTGGGAATTTTGTATTCCGGTAGACCCATTGTGTTTGAATAAAAATTAATGGTCAGCTGTAAAGTTTCCTTGGTGACGGAACGCAATTCCAACATGCGACGGCAAAGTTCTTCGGGATCTATTAATGTTTTTTGATAGTATATTGAATCAAATTCCGTATTCAAATCGTGAGTGTCAATTTCGTCTAAATGATCGTAATCGATTAAACAAAAAATTAATTTAATTAATCTTGACTTGTAACTTTTTAAAGTTGTCGGCGCAAAAGGTTTTGGAAACATGTATTGGGACCATAAGCTATTATTTTTAACTTCATCGGGCGTGCAACGTTGTCTGTCTGTGGCCAATTCAAAAATTTCATCGAAACGATCGTGACTCTGAATTTTTGACTTCCAATTATTAAACGTGTGTTCGTTTCTTAACGATGACATCGCTTTATCCGACTTGATTATAAATGATTTTTGGCTGATTATGATCAGTGTAAATAATATTTCTTCTTAATATTACAAAATAATAAATTGCATACAAAAGTAGCATAACGCATACCAAAGAAACTAATCCGATAAACAAAATGTTTACAGAGTTAGACTTTTCAAAATCATTTTCATAATTGTTATAATTGGTCAATAATTTTTTTTCAGATTCATAGCTTACGTTCTCGTCAGTTATATCATTGAGAGCTAACTTTAGCGGTATATAGTCAACTTTGGTGCCTATACCCAACTTTTCGTAGGGAATATCAAAATTCATGTTATTGGATATCCGATTGATTATTTTGTTTATAACTTAACTGTTGAAATATAAAACGTCTCAGTGCTTCGTTTTGAAATGCCAACTCTGTCAAACTTTGTTGGCACGAAGTTTTATTTTGAGTAGATGATGCAGCAGCGCCCGCGGACGACGAAGTTCCCGTCATGAATGTCGCCGATTGAAACAAGGTAGGTTTTCGGCCTGCGCGAGTCGCCAAGTCGGCAACATATTGAAAAATGTCCGTGGAAGCGGCCAGCGGTGCCAAAAATCCAATGTTTTCTTTTAGGCTAACGATTCTAGCGCGATTTTTTTCGTTTAAAACATACAAATAGTATTCGCCACCGCCCGCGAAAATATCATCAATAACATTATTGATAATATCGTTAATCATATTGAGGCCGGCGTACTTGCGGCTTTCCACGGCGCCCTGAATGTTCATAGGAATGTTTGCACGCTGCAATAAAAGTGTCATGTAGCTATTTGTCAATTGCTGGCTAAATGGGAGCGGAATAGGCACATTTGTAGCCACGGCTTCCGCCACTTGATATTGGATCGCCAGTCCAAGTTGGCGAGCGGCTTGACTCACGCTGTTGGCATTAATATTTTCGGCGTTGTTGTTGTAAAATTTTTGTGCGTACGATGGAAGTACGCTGTAAACAAAAGATGGTTGGAAAATGTTATCCGTCACCACCGAATGACCGAGTTCTTTGCGCAGACGCGTGTAGTGTTTTATTAAATTCTCGTCGTTATCAAAACGTTTGACAACATTTACATTGATAGGATTGGAATCGATACAAATGTCGCGAATCGTGTTGACCAGCGCCAGCATCTGAGGCGTGAGCTGTGACATGTCGTTCGTGCGGTAATATCGAATGATTTTTCCTACATAGTCCACACATTTGTTAAGCCACGCTTCATTGCTTGTGGTCGTCATAGTTTTTAATTTTTGTTATGTGAGAGCAAAGTATAATTTGAGGATCGCTTATCATATAATTATTGTTAATGTACAAAAGAAACATAAAAAATATGACGAAAAAAATATTATAGTACGAAAATTTTAACATGTTTATCATAATAACAAACAAAGCTAAAGCAATAATTATAGTTTGCATACTTTTACGCTTGCACAGAATGGTTTCGCAATTTTTAAATGCCACGTTAAAATCGTTTTCGCCCTCAATAAAATTTTTAAGTTCGTTTTTGCAACATTCATTACACAAAACCATTACTGATATTACATGACCGTATGAATGTATCTGCTGAAAAGTGCGAGGCTGACTTCCCGGATGAAATTCGAAAGCATAATTATTATACATATTTACTTGCGCGTAATAATGAGCCAATATGGCGCCGCAACTTTTAGTGACTTTAACTTTACAAATTTTTATGATATTAACTAAATTCGTGTATTGGTTGTCATCAAAAAGTTCGGCGTTATTAATATCGCCGTTTTCTTTTATGTTTTGAAACTCGTCAAACAAATAATGAATCAACAGTTCGGGGTCGTATTTTATTCTATTAAACCTCATCAAGTTTTTGTCTCTTAGGCGGTCTAGCCAAACAGGATTCGTCGTTTTCGCTGTCGTTTTCACTGCCGGTTTCGGTACCGTAGGACTGTTCGGTGGATCGTCGTTGATCGGAGGAGTAGTCATCTTTAACAAGATTTTCAACAATCTTATTATTCATATATTTGATTTTAAATATACAACAATTTTTTTTCAGCACCAAAGGTTTTATATTAAACAAAATCGTGTTGAGGTTATTTTCTTCGTTGAAATTATGGCTTACAACATAATCACCGCAAGTTACGGTCTGATAATTAACTAAATTTTCTGTTAAAGGCGCTAACAATTGTGTGTCCAAAATTTTCAAATGGTACGCACCGACAGGTAGTTTTTTTAAGTGATATTCATCTTGAACAATAAAAGATAAAATATTTTCGTGGTCTGTTTTATCAAGACTGACATAACAAGCGATGTCCATAGTACCATTATTATTATGCGCCATTATATTGATGATAATGTTTTCTATTTTATACTTAATATTATACAATGATTTTAATGAAAACGAATTTAACAAAAGGCTTAGTGTTTTGCTGGAATATATGCGGCGTACCAATTCCGAATTACCTACGCCGGAACAACTAAGTTACGTATCTCACGTCGATCAAAACTTTTACACAATCACCCAATTCTCCACGAGCGATTTAAACATTACAAAGCAAACATTACACGATGATCGTATCGAAATTTTCGATTTCCTCTCTCAAAAATTTCAACCGATCCAACATAACGAAGAGGCGCGAGTAAAAGCTCATAGCAAATATCATTCTAAATTTATGGTGAGAGGAGACGACGGATGGATGGACGTTGACTGTCCATTAAACGAAATTTTTGATGAAAGTATCATGCGATGTGTTCCTACTCCAATATGTGACCAAAAATTGCCAGGCAATTATGGACTCACAGAAAATATGATCGATAAACTAGTTCTCAATCACGCTATTATTCGCGAAAACGTAGATGAAAATTTGTTCCATCCCACAATGTACTTGCAATGTTTTGATGGCGGATCTCACGCGGTCATGGAATGTCCAAACGACCACATTTTTAATGCCACTACTAAAGTTTGCGAGTTAATAAATGAATGCGAAAATCGTCCCGACGATTTCATACTTACACGATTTCCGGATTATTTAAATATTAACGAATATATGATATGCAAAAATGGCGAAACTAAGATCGTGTCGTGTCCGAACGGTAAAATTTTCGACCGAAATCAACTAAAATGTGTGTTAGGAAACGCGTGCGAAATTAACGGCGTCGGTTTCACTTATATTACAGACGAAATTGGCGATTCGCAGTTTTTTAAATGTATAAACGAATCCGAAGCCGAATTAGTTACGTGTATTAACAGAATTTTTCGAAATGACCAATACGAATGTACCGGCGATGTTCAATGTGCCAATTTCGTTAACGGTTCGGGTACGCAAATAAAAATGTTTGAAGACGATACTTGGATGTTTGCAAACGGAATTTTGATATGCGAAAATTTTCAAGTCCAAAAAAATATAGATTGCGATTCCACTAATTTATTGCAAGACAAATTGTTCAACGAAAAGTTCAAAGTCAATTTGAATATACCTGCAGAAATATTTGATACCGACTCGGGAATGTGCGTACCCTTCACAAAAAATTTAATCAAAATTAAGAATGAAATTTTCCCCATCGAAAATATTAATAATGATTACAACATAAATTTTGAAACAGCCATGGTGGGTCGAACCGACGCGGTGGAAACTTTACTCGAAACTTCCAGTTTGGAATCGTGCGTGTCATTGGCTCGCGATATCGGCGCGGTCGGAATCAATCCTTTAAATGGAGATTCGATAAATTGTTTCGGCGAAAACCTCTATGACATTTTCACCGGAGATAAACTTAACATTTGTGATGATAATCAGCTAGTGAAAAGTGTCGATCTAAACTACGATTTTTATTTTCAGCCAAAAACGTCCAAAGTAGGTCGAGACGATGATTATGAGCGTTTTTGTGGGCAAAAAACTACAAACGCTCAAAAAATCGTAGAAAACGACCTTTTTTCGGCCCGTATATTTGCCCATATACTACGATCTGATGTTTGCGGACTACTTATGGCACAAATATACCATTCATATACTACGATGAACCGAAAATATACTACAATATACGTTCAATATACGTACGATATCGAAAAGAGCCCGAAAAATATAGTAGTATATGAGTCAAATATACAAAATAAAAACGCTACGATGCAAAAACGAGGGTCGACAGCAAATGATATTTTTGTAAATCGAGAAATCGTTGATGGGGAAAACGATGTAATCAAACCGCTTTTCGACCCATTTGAGAGATCAGAAATTCAACCTATATTTAATCCATTTGATGTCGCGATTCGTCCGCCGTTATCGTGGTTTCCGGAGTCTGAGCCCGATATTGAACCTGAACCCGAACCCGAGCCTGAGCCTGTACCAGAATTGATCTTAGCCGACAAGTTATTGGATTATTCTTGTTTCTATTCATTGCCCACATACAAATTTAGTGAATGTGAAATTGCCAACGATTTTATCGTTGATAAAATTAAAGAACTTCGCAACAATATAACAGTCGATCCTGAATGTGAAAACGCGAGAGGATTGTCTAATGTGTTTAATTCATATGTGTATCTGGGTAATGGAATTGGATGCAAATGTCGCTACGATGATGAGAAAGGAATTATCGTTGAGAAAATTTTGGACGGACCCAGATATCTAAATGTTGAAACTCAATCTAACGACGGAGTAAAATATAATCAGTGGGTACATAAAAATGGAAACACATTTATTGCATGCCCCCAAGAACTTCTCAATGATAATTTCGATTGTGCCGTTCATTCCGACAAATTTTACTATCTAGAGGATTTGCATGAATAAATAACAAATTTCATTTAAACATTTATTATTTATAAACCAACATTTATTATTATAAAAACCGACCCCATTACAATAATCTTAAGATTAAAATAAACAAAAAAAAATACATGACTTAAATCTTATTACAATAAAGACTAAAATAAAAATTTATTTTGAAGTCGAAGGTTCGTTCGACGCAGCACGTCCCGACAACGCAATATTGGCTCGAGTAATACGCAAGTTAAGATCGGTTTGATATTTCAACATGTCTTTTTGAATCATTACTTTATGCTGTAGATCAGTTATTTCTTCCTTCATAAATTTTTTATACGATTGCAAAACATTCATTTCTTTTTTCATTGCAGCAATTTTCGTCTCGAGTTTTTTGAATTCCTCTTCTTTAGACTTGCACAACTGAAATTTTTCCATAGCAAGTCTCTTAAAAACAAAATCATATTGTTGTCTCGCCTTTAATTTTTTTTTCTTTTCCGTTTCTATAGATTCTTTAATTTTAGTTAATTCAAGTTTGTGCTTTATAATCTCACTTGTAAGCGAGTTAATTGTTTGTGATTTAAATTCATTCTTTTTAGTGTTGTTGTTGTTACTATCGATGATATTTTTATCGAACAGTTGTCGTGCTATAAGAGCAGTATTAAATTTAGGATCCAGAGGAATAATCACATTTTTGATATTTTTAAGGTCAATATCAATGGTAACATAATCTTGCATGTTAACGGAAAAGATGGTGCCCTTTTTAGACGATTGTCGGCAAGTGGGGCATTTTATTTCCGATAGGCGCTGTGTATTTACATTCATTAGTTTGTAAATACACGGCGCACAAAAATTATGACGGCACGGATCCAACCGTATCAGCGGCAAAATACACATGTTGTCCACACTTACGTCGTAATCGTCTTCCAAGAGATGGCTGCCGGTGCAAATATGGCAGCTAACACGAGCGATATACTTGGTATTCATTGTAAAAGCTTGTGTTTGATGCTTACGCAAAGGCAGATCACAATAAACTGATTTATGTATGAAATTGTTTTCTCTTTTATACTCATGTCACCACCGGTGCGGTCGCAGGTCGATTTACCGGAGCAGCAGGCATTTCCGCGTCTGTGTTAATACTTGTAGACGGAATTCTATCTGTACTGAATGTATTTGAATTGTAAAATTTACGAAACGGTTTCTCTTTGTTAGTGTACAACGTTTGTTTTCCTAAAATCAAAGGCACATCAATAGAATAATTGTCGTAACGTGCTAGAGATCTCTGTAAAGCGTTGGCGTTACCCTGAAATTTAAGAACATTTTCGACGCGCAAAATATTTTCGTTAACATTAACCCTGTGTTTAGGTTTAACGGGATTATACAATGTGACATCTGCAACTAAGCCGGTTGAATCAATTTTACACGTGGGACAGTTTCTGATACACAAAGTTTCCGTATCGATTTTTATAATCTCTGGAGCGACAGCTTTTTCTATTAAATTTTTAATAAAATTGGGCAGTTTAATAAAGTTTTGGTCGCCAATATCATTTTCATTTTCGTCCGCGTTGCTGTATAGTCGGTTATCGTATGCTACTCTTGAGCAAAAGACAGTAGGATCCGTCATATTGAGTATAGTCATAGTTTTGCTGTATACTTCCTCTACTATTTTGTATGTTTGCTCCCTATAATTTTCGTTGTACTGAAGTATCTTGCAAATGTTGTCCTGGTTAGTTTTGTCACCATAAATGATATATATTATTAGACGTTCTGCCAACGGTAAACCTTCCACATTAAGTACGGTTTCGTAGTTTTTGTGTGAAGGTATTAAAACACGCGCATTACCCATTTCTTTGTCTCCCACTAAACTTCTGCCTACTGTTCTGTAATAAATGTTATTGTCGGCATCGGGTATGGGCAAAACCATTTTTTCGATTTTAAAGTGCACGGATGAATGGTATTCGCAAATAAACCATCCGTCGTCGACGGACGAGTCAGACGAGCATTGATTCCCATACCGAAAACACGGGTCGAAAGATTGAACAGCACCAAATATACAATAATTTCTAAGTCGATTACTTGCGAGTCCTGCCGGTACCAGCGCCATTATGGAAACGATCGAAAAAGAAATCTCTTATTCAATAAATTTGAGTCAGGATTTGCTCTATTTAATTTTAGATTCTTATATTTCTAAAAAGTTTGATTTCGTGGGTAAATATTATGATTTTGTGGATACGAATAACGTGCGAACACGTTTGGGAGACAACGGAGCGGTGTCGTGTCAAACTAAAAATGTACAAAACATGGAAAAGTTTGTCTTCGCCGATCGAAACGTGATCATACCTTTTGTTACAAGAATCAGCAATGAAATCGAAGTTAACATTGAAAATATTAAACCTGAACTCGACAAAATTGTAGAGTGTCGCGTGTACACCACCAAAAAATACCCAAAAATCGAAATCAAGTTTGAACAGATATATTTCAACAGAAATTTAAGCGACCGCTTTGATTCATTGATGGCAAGCAAACAAATTGCTCTGCTAAATCTGCTTCAAAACCGAAACGAAAGCATCGTTAAACAATCGTATTTGGGGTCTGATGAAATTCTGGCCAATCTTCGCATAGAATACGAGTACGACGACGGGCCGAACATGGAAACAATTAATGCGATTGCCGAAATTGTCCGCGAAATGGACGCCATCAGTCACTACCAAAACATAAGTCCCCTAATACCGTACACGACGTTACAAAACAATATTATTTACAGAAAATTTGAAGGCGAAAAATTGATATACAATTTGGAGGACTTGACGAACGTGAAAAAATGGGCACTAAAGTTGGACGGTATCAGAGGTAAAGGATTTTTTACTCGCAACTTTTGCATAATATTTATGGATGATATGCAATTGTTTGCCGGCCATTTTCCCACACTGTTCGAAATAAATAATGTGGTGGCTTTTCAATGCGAACTTATAGATGACAAGTTATACATTACAGATTTGTTGCACGTGTTTAAGTATACGTACAATAATAAAAGCCAATACGAATGTTCGCACGACGGCTACAACATCGATCCCATCACTGCCATTAACACTATAAATTTTCTTAATGGCAAATATTCGAATACAAGTCTACACATTGAAAACTGCCACCAAAACAAACTAGAAATCAAATTTCAAAAATTTTACGATCCACCGCTTCCCACGAGTTTGGGTTACACTACAATCGCCACGGACGGTTTCGTTGTGTTGGATATCACTTTACGCTATGTAAAGTATAAACACGTCAAAACTATAGAATTGGAATACAATGGCAAGGAAAACTGCTTTGCTACTTTGGAGAAGCTATTGACGAATTATAAAATTAACAGCAATATCGAACTGATTCACAACAATATTTACGAAACTGTCATAGTAGATAACGTTATTACCGTAATTAAATTTAGACCCGATCGTTTAGTTCCACAAATGATTCATGATGAAACGAAAATGGAATCGTAATATTTAATAATCAAATTATAAAGCAACTTACGAAAATTGATACAATTGGACGAAAAGGGAGAAAACTGGTTTCAAGTCAATCCTTTCGCCGAAGTTTTAAAATATAATAATAATAATCCTAAAGCTATTACAACACGTTAGCAAAGAAAATCAAAAAATGTTTGAAGAAATGTGTCTACCCGCAGCGGGCAGACCGATGAATCATCACTCCATCCTGCGACGAAGTTTATCAATCGTGTTTGTAGCGAAATTTTCGCTGGCAGGATGAATCCATTCTAACATCTATAAAAACCTGACGCGCTGTTCGTAGCTCATTATATCGTCAGTCATTGTTTCGTAACAAGTAAATTTCGTTGCATTTTTTTTAAAAATGTCCATTTCTAAAATCGAATTTGTCAACGGACCGATCGAAGTTTTCACTGTGACTGACGAAAAGGGAGAAAACTGGTTTCAAGCAAATACGTTTGCAAAAACATTAAATTATAAAAATTGTCCCAACGCAGTTGCTAAATACGTTTCTGCTGAAAACCAATGTACTTATGACGTTTTTAAGACAAATAACGGGTCTCCTCAAATCGAGGAGACTCATGAATCATACTTGTCTATTCAACCCAAAACCAAGTTCATCAATCGAGCTGGCGTGTTCGAACTTTTATCTGCTAGCGAAATGCCCGCTGCGAAGAAATTCAAGCAGTGGAACAATAACGATTTGTTGCCGAAATTGTGCGAAGATGGAGAATATAACATGGCTAGAGACGCGCCTATTGAAATTAGCGAGGGAATGAACGCTATACATGTAGCTACCGATCAAGACGGAAGAGAAGCTGCTTGGATCGAGGAAGCCAGGAAGTTTCAAGCCATTATAAAAGCAAAGGAACATAAAATAGAAGAGCTGACAGTACAGTTAAAAGATTCAAACGACAAATTGATAACATTTGCTACTGGTTTAATTCAGGCCAACAATAATTTAAACGAAGCAAATAAAGGTTTGATTAAAGCTAATGAAACTATCGGTCTAATGGCCAACCGTATGGCCGATATTTCCCAGGACGTGATCGCCAAGCCGTCGGATCCGCAGCTGTTGCATTCGCTCGCCGTGTGCGCCATCGGAGGGGAGCAATATGCGTTTTTGAGACCGCAGAAGAGGAGTCTACAGAGAAGCTTGAAGAGTCTCGACGTACGTCCGGACGATATCGTCTACCAGAGTGACTACGTACCCAACGCAGTGAACGTTTTAAACAAAATCAAAGAGAATCTTCCGAAGGACAAGTTTAAAGCGCGTCACAACAGAATCACTCTGCTGGACGACTTGACTCGCGAGCAATTAATCGGCGTGATCGACTCTACACTAAGTTCCAGACAGGTGGCTATAGCCAAGCGCAAGGTTGAAGAAAAAAATAAATGATGTATTTAAATTTAATAAATATTCATAAACTTTATTTTTACTTTTTATTTTAATTACTACACTATATTCAACAATGATTTATAGTGTTCCCAGTCCATTTTTTCCAAGTTGGCAGGCGGCGAGATATTTCGCTGCACGAATCTGTAATCGTTAATGTGATTATGGAACGCCATGCTAGAGTATAGAGTGCCGTACTTCATGAGTATATTTTTAGTGACATTGGCAGGGACAATATCGTTTATTAATAGTATTTTGTTGCCAAACTTCTCCTTGTGCATGGCAATCTCTATACGTTCCAAAGCGACAATCATGAAACCTTTAACACTAAGATAATGGTCTCTGCACATGGGGCAGTTTAAAACGAAAAATAAATTATAATAAATGGCCTTTATTTGTCTGATGTGGTTTATAATTTGATCATGTTTAAGTTTGTCCCTGTTATTAACCATATCGTCTACCAAAAGACTGAGGAAATGAATAAAGTCCCAGATGCTGGTGAACGTGTAGGTATAATCGTTTGGTTGAAACGCCCTCAAATTTAACTCTACCATTTTTTCCTGGAAAATTACTTTCATGTGTTCTAAATCAAAGGCGGCGTCTAGTGAAAGGACCCATTTTTTTATTTCGTCAATCTCATACTTTTGTATGTCCTTGTATGTTATGATGCACGCCAACTCGTATAAATAAGTTAATTCGGTGCAAAGTATTTTGGTCAGCTGTTTCGACTTTGATGTTCGAATCCGATCCAAGTGCCGAAAAAGGTGCAGCAAAAAACTGTTTCTGTAACGCGACAATAACAGCGAGGGCGGAATCATAATGAAAACTATCAACTTATTTTTGCACGATATGCCCCCCGGCGTTCAAAATGACAAAGAGATCGACGAAAATGTAATATTTTTCGACGGAGTGATCGAATGTGTCGAGGACGATCACACCGACAAATATTGCGCGCTGGCAGAGTGTGAAAAAATCAATGCCTTACTAATGCAAAAGATCGTCGTGGATTTGCTGGAAAATAGTAACGGAAACTATTGCAAGAACCATGTACTCATCGACAGTTTGCTAATGTATAAGACGTATGTAGAATTGGTGGACGAATCGGCGTTTGGTGAAAATTTTCTGGAGTCGTGTGTCCTACACATTACTAGCATTTTTAAATTGTTTCGTGCTCAAAGCAGAATCGTAGTTCTTTTACCGTCCAACATTAATTGGAAACAAGATAATTTAAGTGCACTTTTGAAACATTTATTACAATTATCTTTAATTGAAATTGCCTAAAATGACGACGATAATTTTGATTGTAGTGGTACTGGTGGTTTTGTATTTTTTATATGTCAACAATAAATTACCTCTAAACTCTCTCAACGAATCATCGCCTAGCATTAACCAAAGTAGCGATTCGGTTCAATTAGATCCGGCCACCGGTCAGTACGCGGTAAAACTAAACAACAGTAAAATTAAATCGTTTAAAATTTTGCACGGCGACAATCATCTAAGTAGATTGTATGTGTCTGAACGGCCGTTAACCTACAACGAAATTATTGATGAAGGTAATCGTACCGCTGCAAACTCTTATGTGTTTGTAGGCACAGTATCTGACCCCGCCACTTTGGCGGGCGCAACTTCAACCAGTCGCACGACCTTAAATTTCAAAATTGAGCAGTTTAAGAATGTATTCCTAATTTTCAAAAACTTGGACTTTAACAAGATTAAAGAAAGCGTTAATATGACTAGATATGAATGCGAAGGCATGGTTTATTGCCTAATAGATCCAAACACAAGTACCGTCCCAGATTTGAGGGATGTTTCCTATCCTATCACCGTTTATACAACCAATGTCAATGCACAATTAAAACTAAAGGAGTGGGATTATGCAGAGGTGAATGAGGCGGGAACCCTATTCATTAAAAATGAAAAATCATTTAGAATTCAATAAACTTTATTACTCAACACATAAACTGAGGCCTAACCGTTACAAAATTTTTCTTGTCCCTAACCATGGAAATTTTTTCATAACACATTCCTTTTTCGTTGAAAAATTTGGCACATTTGTTTTTAAAATCGCCTTGAATCTTTTCTATTTTTTTAGGCAGACCCGCCTGGGTTTTACACTTGAGTTGCTCATGAATCATGGTCTCCACAATGGGGACCGCTAGCGCAATAAGTGCGTTTACAGTTTCCTCGGCAATGGGTTCTGCGTTCTCGTTTAATTTTACACTCATCACATAGAAAAGAGCCTTCATAATACTATTGTTAATGTCTAAACACTTTAAGTTGTGTAAATGCATGGGGTCGTTTTGAAGTATGTTCCTGTACAAAACATAGCCATCGTTGTTTCGCCTATACTTCAGTATGTGAGACAAAAACAATTGGGCCCCCTTTCGATGATTTTGAATCTGAGATCGAATCAATGGATATTTTTTTTCTTTAATGTGCGAATATACCGACCCGCTAAATTGAAGTTCTTCCACAAAAGTATGATCGGTGTAAACTATACCGAACCGATTGCGAACTCCGCGATCATAGTCGCTAATAAACAAAGGTTTATTGTTAATAATAAGCATTTTATAATTGGCTTCGTACTTTTGGCTACCCTGATACTTGCGGCATATTACATTACTTTTGGTGGAGTCGGAATTTGTTTTGAAAAAGGCATCGTTACACACCTTCATTTCGTTAATGACATAAAGTTGAGAAATCAACTTGTCGGCTTCAATGTCATTGGTTTGCTCTTTGGTCAACTTGTATTTGTCAGAATCATGTTTGTGTACCACAAACATGCTTTCCATGAGTTCAAAGAAACTCGATTTTCCCGATCCTGCCATACCGTTCAAGTAAATGCAAAACTTGTCATAATCTGAGGGGATAGCAAGACTGGTAGCGAAATAAATCATGACTCTGGAGTTGACATGATTGAAGCCCGTTATGTTTCTAAAGTGTATGTACGCCTTCACAATGTTGGCCAGGGCAATGTTAGAGTAATGTTTGAAATCAAATTTGTTTAATATCAACCTAATATAGAATCGGGCACACCAGTCGTTTAGGTTGTCTCCCTGCCTGGCAATTATCAATTTGTCCCACCAAACATTGTAGCGCTTTATGATGCGTTTAACAAATTTGTAATGTAAATAAAATTTTACAATAGTGTTGTCCTCCTCTTCGAAATCTTCATCGTTAACAAACGTGCTCTTTTTTTTATTTTCAACATGTGCTACTATATTTTTAATGAAAATATTTGGGTCATTCATTTCATCGATAATGTCAGTGATATAGCGCACATGTTTAAATTTTGTGTATAGAAAATCGATAATTTCCCTTCGATTTTCGTAAAAGTATGTTCCGTAATTATTAATCAAATCGGAACTTGACACAATCTTTAAAGTTTCAATATACAAATCAAAGTTGTACAATAGAGACCAAATTAACTCTATAATTTCTTTAGAGACACTAAAAATATTAAATATTACAGCCACCAAAAAAGCGTTACGATTGATTTCAAACGTTGTGTAGCAATCACATACGTTTTCAACGTTAATGACGCATTTTTTACATTTAAAATTTTTAACAATGTCCGATATTTTTTTTTCGTTTACATACATTGACAAAGGAATAAGTTCCTTGTCGTCATAGTTTAAAATCTCAAGAAATAGCTTGTGCAAATTAATTTTTTCACTCATCTCTTGATTAGCGTCATTGAGCGTCATGGCTATAGATATGTTACATTTAATAATTTTAATGTCTCTACATATTTTTGCTACATGATATATTCTGTATATGTCAACTTCGTATTGGCTGTTGTCTTCCATGTATTTAATAATTTTTTCCGACAAATATTCTGTTTTTTTACGTTTAGTAATGGCTCCTAACAAAGTGTTACCCAAAATAAACGGACAACTATCGTGATAGGAATTTGTGAGGACATTGAAGACACCTTCCTCAGTGAAATACATGTACTTCCAATTGTTGAATTTTATGGAAGACATGCTAGATTCGGGCTCTTTAGAAACGAATTTAAAAATTTTGTCATCTTTATGTACGGCGTTGTTATACTTGGTGCCGTTAAACATAATTATACAGTTTGAAGTCAGAATTTTTTTAAAGTAGCCTCGCGCCAAAAGACTGGGCGAAGCACCGCAATTTAGGGCATTATCTGCTGTGTACAACCATTGTTTGGAAGTATCTTTTTCTGATTTCAACTTTAAATAAATCATATAGTGTATAGTGTAAAAATTTGCCAAAGCAATTCGAGGGTCTTCCGACGGAAACACTGTCCATTGGTTACATAAACTTTGAAACACCTCTGGGGACAACTCAAAATAGGGTTCACACTTTGCAACGGCTCGCTCAAACAGAATATTATCGCAAAAAAAATCGTTGTTGAACAACACACGACACACGGTTTCTAAGCAATATCTAATGTTTGTCTTGTTAATTTCCACTTGATCAGACATGGAAATCAGTTTCCAAATTAAAATTAAAAGGTAATCGAAATTAACAAAGTCACTTTTGTCAAAATATTCCAACAAAACTGACGTCGTTTTTTTCAATTCGTTTTGCATTGTGTCTAACATTATATTTATGCAACCGTTTACTATTTCGTTAATATAATCTTTATGTTCAGAACTTGAGGTGATGTTGTAAACGATTTTTTTATATTCAATTTCTTTAGTGTCAACATAAGTTTCAAAGTCCCTATACAATCTTAGATTTTTCAAATCAATATTAATAATGTTTTTGTACTTTTCGGTTACAACACATTGACGCAAAGTAATGTCTTCTCTAATTACATCAAACAATTTTTTGTCGGAAAAAACCAAAACGGGCAGCACTTTACAATAACCTACAGTACCGTCCGCAGTGATTATTTTGAACAAATCGTCATTTTCTTCTACGAAATCACTATTGCCGTTTACAAATAAAAAACCTCTACCTTCTATATGTAACGACATTTCCACGTTGAGAAAAAATTCAGCGTTAAAAACAAACAAGTTTACATTGCCGAGTTTATGATTATGTATCAGAGGTATGTAGTCCCCAATGTCTATTCCGAAATTCATAAATATGTACTGACGCCAGCCAAAATAAGAAACGTCAATATTGGGCCAGTAATAATAGTCTTTTGATTTGACACACTTGTTCGCGTACTCGTTGTCACCGACACATCGCACAAATTTGCTAAAGTCCACTTTATTTTTGATAATTTCATAGTGTTTTTTGTTAACAAAAGGTTTCACTGTCACCATGAAATAGTTTCCTTTCACGTACCAATCGTGGGGATCTACAGAAACACTATCTTGACAATAATCCAACTTGCACTGAGTATTCTTATCCGACATTAACTCCAACAGTTTTTTAAAGTTACTGTTAGACTCTACAACCTTTGTTACTCCAGTTTTGGAGTTTTTTAACACCAGGTTGTCAACAGTATCAAAATTTTTCATAATATTTTCATCACTGGTTTCGGCGTGAAAAATGGTATCAAAAATATGGTCCACATTTCTAATCGGTTCGGTGTCCATTGTGTTAATGTTACTGTTAATGGTTGTGATTTTTCTTTTAAACCCTATAAATGTAGCTGCTGATAACGTTATAGCTAGTCATGCAGATAGTTTGCACTTTGGGTCTTACGTTGAAGTTTTCGATTTGAGTTTTAATAATAATGTAGAACGTTTGTTTCTCGTCAATCCTGAAAACATTGTGATTTATAATAATAACGGGTTAATATTTTATTATTTGGATTCGTCCAGCGTATTATGTCCTCACGAGTTTTCTTTGCTACGTCTTTCAAAATCCGACATCAAATCTATAAACGAAAGCGGTATATTTCCGACAGTTTGCACTAATGTTAACGCCCTTTCATTGCTCGAGCATTTTTTAACACTAAAAAATAATGTTCCCGATCATAGAATCGTGTTAGCTGTAAACGAAATTAGCTACACCATTTTAGATATAATAAATATGCTAATTTATTCGGGATACGTTTATTTAGAATAAACGTTTTCGTAGTTAATAATGTTGGACATAATTGTTTCGTGCCAATATTTCCAATCGTTTATAGGTTCTTTGCATCGTTTCAGATTAACGAAATAGTCGTAGGAATGATCGTTATAAATCAAATCGTCCACCAAAGTAATGGTTTTTATATAATTAACGCCGAGTTTACGAAGATACCAAAGCGGAATTCGTGGTGACTTTGGAATTCTTTCTCTGGACGAATAATCATTATCCAAATAAAAAGGTCTTTCTACATATACAATTTTCGATTTGGCATCAACTATGGTGCGCTTTGACGGTTCTGTCGATTTGTATCCGCCACACAGCACAATATCAAAGAAACCGTTCAATTCAGTTTCGTCCATAGAACGCGAGACGTGTTCTCGACTACCGTACGACCATAATATCAATATACAGCCAAATTTTTTTAATCCTTCCAAGCTTTCATAAACGAATTCGTCTCTGATTCTAACGCGGTCTTCGCTCGTGATCAAGGTTTCGTCCATGTCAAAAACTATAACATGCGGTATTTCCCACACATATTTTTGAGGCTCCATTTGGAAAACTTCCAAGTAATTTTGAACGTACCATTCTTTTAAAAAACTATACATGGGCTTGCGTTCATTTATAACATACACATGACCGAGTGATAACGTTTCAAAAGTCATTTTTAAATGTTCTCGTAATTCCTTCATATTATCACGACATTTAATCAGTCGGACTATGTAATTGTCGGTGTCACATTTGTTGCTTTTGTCAAAAGCAAACACTACATACTCGAAAACATTCAAATGTTTGAACCCGACAATGTTAAGGTCGGTATATTCGGCAATGACAAGAATATGCCGCTTCATCAAAGGATTCATGTGCCTCAAAACTGTCCAAACAGCGGATTGTTCCATTGTTACCACTTATTTTTAATGTTCAAAGAGTTTCGAAAAAATCAAAATTACGAAGAACTCATACAATTTCTCAACAAAAACTTTCCCGCTAATGTTAAAAATAAAACATTTGACTTTTTGAACACGGGACACATGTTTCATTCCCTGTACGCTTACGTGCCATCGATTAACAATCAACAAAAAGAACGAAAGCAAATTAGACTCTCTGAAGAATGTATTAAAAAATTATTTGAAAATACAAAGAATGACATCGAAATGTACCAAGAAATATTCGATTTGATGCATCAAACAAACTCTGAGTTCGAGTGTCCTTGCGAGCTGCTGATGAAGCGCCGCGAAGAAATCAAAGCGTACGTGGGCACGTTAGAGCAAAAGGTGTTTGATACTAAACCCGTTAAATTAAAGAAGGAACAAATCGATGCAATTATGAGCAAATACTCGTTGGATTGGAAGAGTATATTAATCAAAAAAAAGGGTAATGAAGTTACCAAAAAAGGTGTTAAAAAGAAACGTAAAATAAAAAAACGTACTATAATGAACGACGAACAAATTTATTTAAAAATTAATGTCGAAAACAAACTTGGATTAATAAACGGTATGTCTTTAAGCAAATGCAGTCACGAATATGTTGTCGAGGAAAGGCAGATGCGCGCCGGTGATGAAATTGTATCTTTTGTCAAGTTATGTCGATTGTGTGGTCGGCAAAAGTTTGTTTAATAACGACGATTTCGGTATCTGTATGTTCCGCTACTGCGACGACGAGATGATCGGCGACGTCCTCCGCTCCTGCGTCGTCCTCCACTCGAGCGACGCCTGCCTACAGAACGGCGGCGAGATGTACGTCTTCCACGAGGACGGCCCGGCCGCCGCCGACTTCCGCCGCTGCTAGTACTACTACGTCTTCTGCCTCCATAACTTCTGCGTCTACCGCCTGTCGATCTTCGTCTATAAACCATTATAATATATAATATATAGTAACCGAATTTTTATTTGCACCTTATAAAATCCATTTATTAATTGTACTTTTTACGTTTAGCTCCTTTGTCCGCTCCCAAATAGACATTCAAACTATCGGACATTTCTAAATGTTTTAACGTGAGCGCATCACTCTCTTTGGTGCACTCCATGATTGTGAAAATGTTGTTATAGTCATTCACATCGAATTTACAATTAGCAACCGCATAGTTTTCCATGCTGCTGTAAAATATACTGTTAGCGGCGTTGTAAAACATTCGAGGAATAGGAAAATCGGTAATCATATCAAACAGATCAGTAATAAATTCTGTATCATCGCAATATGGAATTTTACTGCTGTTTAAATCGTTGATACATTGGTTAGAATCGAGATTTTTAATAGACTCTGAACGCTCAATAATTAAATCGTGTAAAGTGCAGCGTTTGTCTTTGGTCAAGTTGGTGTTTTGAAGCACCATGATGCGAGGGAAGCGGGCCAACGGGTATTTCATCGTTTTTATCATTGTGCTTCTCAACAGCTTCACGGTGTTCATGTCAATTGTCGAACCGGGCATTTCCATTAACAAACGTAGTAAATTTACAATGTTGTACTGTTGATCAGGCGTCACGTAAGGAGAACATTCCACATCGTCGTCCGCCAGGAAGGTTCCTTCTAAATACGCATACAGCGGTCTATACTTTGGTATTCTTGATAAATATATCATGCAGCAAATCAGATCGCTAATTTTAAACTCCACAGACGTGGTACTAGTTAGTGTATAATACTGTAACAATCGCACGCATCGTTTTCTATATTCGTTCAAGTCTTCTATCAAATTATCAGACTTCTCTGTTTGTTGCCGTTGTGAAAACAAATTTAGCAAATTGCGCCGCTGCGGTGCCGATGGCGGTGTAGGCTCGGGCGCAGGCGCGAGTCCCGTAGCCAAAACGGTACTGTTAACATCGGCATTCAAAACAGACTGCCTGGCTACGGTTTCTAAGAAATCCATAAACTCGTTTAGGGAAATATTGAGTGTACTGTTGGAGTTGGATAAAAGCGGAAAAAATTTAGGCCATATTTCCATTTGCATCTGTCGATCGACTTTATTTTTGAGTGTTTCGATTTCCAAAAAAAGCATCACTCCGCTCATGTTGAATGATTTTAATGCTGTTTACTTAATAAGCCTTTTACTCGGTAATATTGTTATCGTAAATATCACTTAGCAACTTTAACGTGTTTATTGTATTGAGGGTATTCAATTGTATGACGCTTTGTTCGTTTTGAATGGCTGTTAAAATTAACTTTGCCGTTGCCGATCTTTTACTCAAATCTTTGAAAGAAACAACTTTGTTTTCTGACGTATCCGCCATAATTCGCTTGGCAGCAGTTTCTAACACGCTCAGACCGTCCAAAATGTTTTGTTCGTCAAGAGCGTCGCGCACTTGCTCGTCCTCCGAAGGATCGAATTTGCGATTGCGTTTTTTATTTTTATGTCCGCTCGTCAAATCGTCATCGGACGCCAAAGTTGCAATTAAATCTTCTGTACTAATCATTTTGTAACAACAAGGCAAAATCCTCGTCGATTTTATGCTTGTTCATTAATTTTCTTATATGTTCTTCGGTAACGATATACTGTTCAATATTTAAATCTTCTTTTATACTTGCCAACTTCATCATAAAAGTTTCAAATTTCTCATCGTTGTATTTGTTCATAATGAAGCGGCAGACGTTTCGAATTTCCATTTCGAACGGTGTCATTAATTTAAAATTATTAAAGCAAACATTGTTCTGGTAACCCAGTTTAGCGACCGACGCTTCCATGTATAATCTCAAGTAAAAACCGGTGAAAACGACCGAAGCAATTTTGTTTATCTTTGAATTTTTTATTTTAGTTTTCAAACACAATTGTAACATGAACTTTTTAAAAGGAGCAAACAGAGGAATATCTAGCGTATGTTGTCCTTTAAGAATGACCAATAACATTTCCAGATTTTTTACATTCATGCCCAAAGTGGCGCGTTTACATTCGTCAATCAACGGTTGTACAGTTTTTCGATCAGTAAACTCTGACGTTTTATCACACAAAATATTTCTGAGGAAATTGACAAAGCAATTTGTGATTAGATCCTCAGACGTGAAAAATTTATTTTCATAGTCGGTTTTTATTAAAACGAATAACAAAAGCGGTAATCCAAACATGGGCCTCAAAAATATGTCCCATCCTTGCTGTATGGTGGTGTCGAATTGTGTTATGGCGGCGGAAACGTAGTTGGATTTACAAGCGAGGCATGCTAGTTGATTTAGTGAACATATGTTACAAGCCGCGGCGATCGCCGAAATTGATGGGCCGACAATCGGTTTATAGTATTTTTGTAGATAATGCATTATTTCTTTGAAATCACGAACCTGGTTCATAAATTCGTGATTCAGAAACATGGTGAACAGTTTGGTCACATCGCTATTTTGTTGTTTCCTGTTCAAGTTTTGTTTAACAAAATCGATACACTTGCTAAACTCTGTGTGAAAAGTAAGTCCTTTGACAACGACATACTTTTTTTGGTCAAAGTACTTGGAAAATAGGAACGCTAACGTGTCGATTTCTTTTTCTAATAAATGAACATTTAAGTTTGCAATTTTAACATCGTTTTCATTTTTGCTGAATTTTAAACTGTAATCAATAACACCTTTCATTATATTATTTTTCTTTATGGACAGCACCGACCTTATTAGCGATATCAACGATGATGCCCGAGAATACCTTATTATCAATAATAAATCTATACCGCATAAAATAGTAAAAATCGGTGCTGACGGAGCGTGTCTTTTTAGAGCCATCGCTTTGTTCAAGTATGGCGATCAAAACATGCATTTAAGAGTTCGTGACGAAATCGTAAAGTATGTTATTGAAAACTGGGACGATTTTTCAAACTATACATGCGACGAAACTACAAACTGTTACAAATCTATATACGAATACGAAAAATTCATGTCACAACCGCAAACATATGGCAGCACGACTGAACTTTACGCCGCCAGTATCATTTATGCTATGCGATTTGAAGTTTATAAAGATCAAAAACTTTACGGTAATGGATTTGGAGACGATTCGTTTCAAATTAAAAGACTTAGGTTTTCCGGCCATAATATGCATGGCCATTTCGATGTATATTTGGCCGACGATAAATGTGATCCTATACGTGAGCCAGAAAAACAAAATGAAAATAAATTTGTTGATTTGATGTATAATTTGACTAAACGTTCGTACATGATTAGATTCAACACAGTTCAGGCCATTCACAAATATTTAGTTGAACAAGCGTTGCCTGAACAACAAATGGAATTGGCCGATATCGGGGATAAAATTATTTTTGCCCGAGATCAAATTAACACTGGTAGTTTTGAACTGTTAATATATGAACTTGCAAAAAGATTAAATGAATTATGGTCTGATTTTAGAAGATATTCAATTATAAATAATTTATCGACCAATACCGGCGCTACTGTTTTCGATAGCGTTAAATTGAGCGATGTTAGCGGCGAAACTAAACGCAAGGAAACACAAAAACGAAAAGTACGTCGACAAAATGATAAACGAGTTATTACAAAAAATAAAAACAAAAATAACACTTTTGAAACCGTATATTCCAATAATGTCCAACCAAGGGACACTGTATACATTCAACCAAGAAATTTGCCAAATTTAGAAACAATGTTAACAGTCTCAATTTCAGATAGAACAAAGATCGATATAACTATACCAGAACCACTAATGCCGTTCTATATACAAAGTATCGTGGCAAACATACCCACCACCACTACCTACCCATATATTACATATCCTACTAAAAATTTGTCGATTGTGCCCTCTCGTGAAAATTTCGAAACTAACATTAATATAATAAACGAAATTAATAAATCTATTTTGGATAACAACGTTCATTTTTATGAAATGTTGGAAGCGTTACTTTATTACGGAGGTAACGAAACCGGCCAAGTCAGGGTACTTTGGTTTATTAGTATCGCCGAGGATTATTTCAAAGCGTGCGCCGATCATTTTGATAATTTGAGAGAACAATTTGCTAACGAACCTGATGTTGATCGTTTCATCGTATTTATAATAAAATACAATTTTTTGTGGCATTACAGACAATTCATAAGTACATTAAACTCGTCCATGTTAACTTCGTATCAAAATCAGAAAATTGTACGGTTTTTGCAATTAACAAACGAATCGGTTCAGAAAAAATTTGACCGAATCAATATTAGATTCGATCTTAACGTCGTGTATGTCAACAAAGTTCCACAAGTGGTTCAATTGATGATAGGATGTTACTCCAAATTTGGTTAATGATTATCGTTTTCATAGCGGCCCTTGTTATGTTAACTTTGACAAAACTGAATAAGAAAATAATTAATGAAATTGTCTACTTCCAATACAATTTTATTCCGGAACCTCTAATTTCGTTGGTAAACGTTATACGATTAAAATAACTAAGTTAGTTTTACGATGGCTTGCCCTTTTAACATTACAGTTTGCATCAGCGAACGTTTCTTTTCTTTTCCCTACGAATATGTGGTACCACAATCTGATGTCGGCGGAGCGCCTGTTGACAATTTGGTAATTTACGTTCCAACCGAAGAAGACATACAGTACATTAATACGAGCCAATTAACAAACTTTAAATCCGTACTTGTGTACAGGCAAGAGTTTAACAATGTTCGTTCCGAAACACGTCTCGCAAAAAAGAATACTAGCGCGACGGTAGTTTACTGGAATCCAATTGTGCCGATCGAAGAAATCGGAGTTGGCGAAACTCGCGTTTTTAGTGTCCTTCTAACCAACGATTTGTTCTTTTGTAAAACAATTATTGTGGATCATAACACACCAATTTGTCCGATAGAATTTCGTTCGCGTATAGAATACAAAAAATTGTATCCGATAGGTGGAGAAGTGCCTTTGTTTTACCTCAAAGATTTACTTAACGATAACATCAATGATTTTTTGATTTGTTTCAACCGAGAGACCTCTATAATGGTTAAAATTTTAAACATTAAAAGAATCCTCTCTATTTTTGAGTATCGAAAAGTACCTGCGCGCTACGCTATAAATTTACCCGAACAGGAGGTGGACAATATCTACAACAAATTAACATGGGAAAGAACGCGAAGGCTGATGAAAGGAGATGTTAGTAATAAATGTGTTTATGTCAATCGGCATAGTTTGATGTATGTTAAAAATGCACAAGAAATGTTGGGAATCAAGAATTATTCGCGTTCAATTGTGGATTTTGTTAAAATATTTCAACCTCTCATTCAGCCCTACCAAATTGTGCCTGATATAATCATCAAACTAAACACGTTAGAACGTGCGAAACATGTCAGGTTGTATTGTAGAGGCGATAGTTTCGCTATAACTTCGTACGGTTCTGTGCCGGGCAACATGCCCGACGACAATGTCATCCATTTTAATTATACAGACACCAACAATAACAAGAATTTATTCGAAGTTAAGTCTAATTTGTTCGGCAATAACGCTGTTAATGATTTTACTGTCACAGCTGCTCGATACAACTACTTTTTTTAATAAGTTACAATGCGTCGTACTCAACAAACAACGATAACCGCTTTTGATCAATTACAACATTTGATCACAAGAAATCAATCATTTTACAAAGATTTTCTTTTGTTCATTTGTGTCCTAGTAGTCTTTATAATAATTTTACTCTTTATAATTTTATTATTTGTTCTAACTAAAAACGCATACGAGCGTAGGGAAACTTTTGCTAGTAATTTGGATTACAGGAATAGGATGTAAATGAAAATCAAACAGTTTATTAATACATTTATTTTGAATCTGTCGAACCGAAACCGCCACAATCCCTTTCGGTAGAAGACAAGGAATCGCTTTCCACCAAAGTCGGAGTGTAGTAACGCTCAAACACAATTTGCGCGACGCTTTGTCCTCGTTTGAACTGCCGCGTTTTTTTACCGTGATTGAAAAGCAGCACTTTGATTTCGCCTCTGTAGTCGTTGTCGATTATGCCGGCGCCCACAACTATTTTGTGATTTGCCGCCAGCCCGCTGCGACTTTCGATCCTTGCATACATATTTGTGGGCATTTCGATGGCCAGTCCCATGTTGACGAGGCAGCCGTCACGAGATTTAATAATAAAATCTGTTGGAGTTCTGAGATCGTAGCCCGCCGAACCTTCCGTCGCCTTTATCGGCATAAAAGCGTTTTTATTTTTTTTAACTTTACAAGAGGTGTTCATGGTTGTGAGTTCCGTTGAACAATAAACATGGTTTTTAGTAGTTTTTGTTTTTACAATAACTCGTGTCGCAATCGAAACTGCCACTGATCTTTTTTAAAACATCCATGTTCAAATTCAATTTTTTGATGACCGTTAACGATTTGACCTTTCTTTCGGTTTTCAAAGCACACGACGTGCACATGTAACAATCGCTAACAAAAATTAAAGCTAAAGGTCCTCTACCTCTGAGACATTTTGCGCCCATGTTGGTGCGGTGTTTTTTGAATCTTTTTTGTACATTCACTGAAATGCCTGTATAAATGCGATTTTGTACATTTCGAATCAAATATAAAGCCCATAGTTTGGTTGTCATTTTGTAAGGGCGAATCGCTAATATGTACGCGTATGTTACTTTTGTAATGCTGGGCGACGAATATGTCAAAGGGGCTATCGCGTTGGCTAAAAGTTTAATTGTGACCGGCACAAAACATGAACTAGTTTGTATGGTCACGAACGATGTTAGCAAATATGCTTTGAAACTACTCTCGTCTTACTACAAAATCGTAAGTGTAGAGTACATTCATTACAAATGTCCGTCAATGTTGACAAAACGCCAAAACCAACTTTACGGTACGTGGATAAATTATGCCTTCACCAAATGGACCTGTTTAAAACTGATTCAATACGATAAAATCATCTATTTAGATGCCGACCATTTAGTGATTAAAAATATCGATCATATGTTTGATTTAAACGCGCCCGCTATATGTTTCACTGACGAAAGCTATGGGTACTACGATAAAATCGTTTACGGTCAAACTATATCGTCGCGCGCTATACAAAAGTTCATGCGCCAAAATAAAGTGCTATGCAAAGGTGGCACGGTTCTTTTCGAACCCAATGTTAAACTATTCGAGTTGATAAAGAAGTTGGTCAATAAATCGAATCCATGTTTGACAAGAAACTATTACCACAATGGTTTCGATGAACAAGTGTTATTACAAGCCCTCATAAAATTAAACATGCCCATAACGCAGCTATCCATTTTGTACGCATGGAACGCAGGCACATACCATCGTTTGAGCAAAAACCACGAACCTTTTGTTATAAATTACTATGGCGATCTTAAACCGTGGAATTTCGCCGATACAGATGTGATCAATTACATGGATGTGTTTATTTGGAGGTACTTTTCGAATCTAAATCTCTAGTATAAAAAGCGATTGGCCAGTTTAAATTTCATTCGCTCAACCGACAGCCATCGACGATGTCTCATTATTATTTGATTGAGAAGCTCGACGATGCCAGATACAACATCTTCACTTCAGAAGACGAACCTCGAAATCATCGAGGCACCATTATCTACGAAAAGGACCTAAAACGTTTCGCGCCCATTTATCTTCGATCTCAACTGAAGCACTTGGATAAATATAAAAATGAAAATGACGAGTACGTTTTGGAAAAAGAGCTTGTCGACAAACTAATGTATATGACCGAAATGTATTATAAAAGTATTGAAAGTAGGCTTTAATAAACGTTTTGAAATATATTTTATATTTTTTTTGCTAACCTTAACCCAACGAAACTTGAATATGAGTAAAATCTTACTCATATTCAAGTTTCGTTATACTACTAAAACGAAACTTGAATATGAGTAAGATTTTACCCCAATTCAGATTTCGATAATATATTTTTTAGTATTCGTTTGTAAATAACGAAACTTGGATTTGAGTAAAATCCTACTCATATTCAAGTTTCAATTATTGCACCATATTTATGGCATCATCCAATCGAACTTTATCATGATAAGATAATCATGTCTCGTGTACAAATTTACAATTTTTTTTAAACCATTCTATTGTTGGGTAGCGAGCACGTACGATGGATATGTGTGTAAAAGAAAACCGACTAAAAACTTTCGAATTATGGCCGGTGAAGTTTTTATCGCCAGAGTTGATGGCTGAAAACGGTTTTTATTATTTGGGACGCAGTGATGAAGTTCGTTGCGCTTTTTGCAAAGTAGAAATCATGCGTTGGGTGGAAAATGACGATCCCGCTTTGGACCATCAGAAGTGGGCACCTCAGTGCCCGTTTGTAAGAAAGCAGGTCGACGGTGACGGAAGTTCCGGCGGCCCGGACGAGTGTGTCGTGAGCTCCTCGCCTAGCATACCCGGCCCTGTACACCCCCGGTACGCCACCGAGCACGCCCGTCTGCAGACCTTTAAGGATTGGCCCATAAGCATGAAACAAAAACCCCACAAACTTGCCGAAGCGGGTTTCTATTACACCGGTTTGGGCGACAAAACTAAATGTTTTTTCTGCAATGGTGGCTTAAAAGATTGGGAGGACGATGACGATCCGTGGGAACAGCACGCTAAATGGTATAGCGATTGTCGTTACGTTATTTTGGTAAAGGGGCAAGATTTTATTCAACGTGTACATTCCGAAGCGGCGGTTGTAAAAAATTATGTTGAAACAACCGAAACTGTTGAAGAAATAATTGATGATTCAAAAGTGTGTAAAATTTGCTACAACGCCCCACTTAACGCCGCTTTCAATCCTTGTGGTCATGTCGTGGCGTGTATCAAATGTTCTGTTTCGGTTAATAAATGTCCTACATGTCGAATGCCTTTTGAAACTATTGTAAAACTATATTATTCATAATAAAGTTTGTTAATTATTGATGTTTGTTTGAATTTATATTGAATTATGTTTGGATAAAAGCTATATACTAGGTAGGATAAGTAATTTATTAAAATTAACGATCTAACTACAATATAATGTCTGTGTCTATTAAAAAAGTTCAAGACTACGGCGTGCCGGTGCTGGTCGATCCCGTTACGTGGACGGCCTGGGTCGGCGCGGACGAAGTCCTAAATGTTTTACGTTTGCCATCGTCGGTGTTACAATCGATTCCGTTGCGCCATAAAAAGTGCTGGTTAGATTTTAGAGGAGGTTTTAATCCAAACAATAATTGTAATGTTAGTTGCCGGTGGGACACTGGTAAACTTTTCATTGACCTTTACGGTTTAGGATTATTATGTGGTAGAGTAAATTCAAGTTTGTCTGATTATTTGATGACCCAATTTGTAGGCGAAATTTACAGAGATTATGCGCCTGATGTCTTACCGCAACCTCAACCTCCCTTACCGTTCCCCGTACCTCCTCAGCCACCGGTACCGCCGCCGGGCAATTTACCTTTAGAATTACTGGAGCGGCTTAATAGGCAAAGCGATTTAATAATTAACGCTTTAAGTCAATTGAGTATCAGTAACTCTAACCAACACTTGGAAATTACAAACCAACTTAACGCTATCCGATTACAGAACGTGACCATTACCGGTCAGCTAACAAGTATACTTGACATTCTTGAAAATCAATTAGGTAATGTAACTAGCGAATTAAACAGGTTGTTGACAGAGTTGGACGGACGTTTCGATAGTTTTGTAAACACGCTGAACAGCGCTCTGTCTGCATTACAAGATAGTGTTCGAAACGAGTTAACTACAATCAATTCCATACTTAGTAATTTGACTTCGACCGTGACCAATCTGAACTCAACGCTGACCAACTTGTTGCAAGCCATCTCCAACTTAAACCTTGGCGATCTTAGCAACGAAATCGAATCCATATCGACTACCGTAGATCAAATATTGAGCATTTTAACTCCCGAGATTCAATCGAAAAAAGCTTAAATAAATTACTTAAGACTTAGAATAGGATATAGGATATAGGATAAGTTTAATTAATTAATAAAAATAGTGTATAAAATTTTTTTTATTAAATATTATCATAGGTTTCAACAACTTTATAAATCTTCTCCACCAAATCATCACAGTATTCGTAGGGTTTCACATCAATAACATTCATGTAATCGTTTCCAATTGTTTCTGATACCATGTCGGCGGGAGTCGTGGTGATTCCGACCGCTAAACATTGGCCGTGTCTGCTCATAACGGCGTCGATTATATCCAAGTTCATGAGACATTTTTCGTATATTTCTCGGCCGTTATAATTTTTATTGTTAGGTATCGAAAGTACGTATGCAATCAGATTCATTGTAGTACTACATCATGAATATTTTAAAATCGGTTTATATACTACCATTATTTTTTTTTCCAAAATTTACGTAACGCACCTATTGTTATTAAATTATAAAACTAGTATCTTTTTTAACACTTGAAACGATTTTTGGTTTACTACAAACTTGCCCACTTTTACAGTCTGCCACTCCAATAATACCGCAACCTAACCGTCCACCCGAATTGCCCGTAGTTTTGCTAAGAGGATGATCGGTAAGGCCAAGATCGTCACGATTTGTGTGCACTACTAAACTGCGGCCCAAAATGCTGTAATTACCATAAAGAGACATGACATTATCGATTATGTCGATTTCGGTGAGCGAATTTGAGGTTTTCGCTTCAATGTTGCCTAAATCTCCCACGTGTCTTTCCTCTGAGTTGGGCGCGCCGTGATTTTGACCCGTTGGGTTAAAATGTTCGCCAGCCGACGTACACCCGTTACTTGTATCGCCATATTCGTGCACATGAAATCCGTGCAATCCTTTGGGCAAGTTCATAATGTATCCTTGAATTTTTAAAAAGTGCTTTGGTGATTCTTGAATGAAATACACCTCGCCAGTAACGTCACCATCGATTTTACAAATGGCTTTCATATCTGCAATCTTATCTAATATGTATAAATTGATGGACGAAAACGCTTTTGGCACATTCGTGTTCAAGCAAGCGACACAATGGGTCACAATATTGACAGTGTCATTAATCTTGGCGATATGTACTTTTGCGTCCAAGAAAAATACATATTAGTGGACGAGAAAAAATATTGTTTAGATTGCGCGGCCGATTTCATCATGGAAGATCACATAGTCTGCATCAATCATGGCCCCAAAAACGATATACAAGATTATTGTTGGAAACTTGAAAATCTATGTTGGAGTTGCGAGAAAAACGTGTATTCGGTTCATCGACTCAAAGATTGCGACAGCTGCACCGAAGTTGTGTTTCAACTTTACGAAAATGTTGTCAATGAAGGCGCCATTTCTGTAACTCTATAGTTTTAAGAATAAACATTATGAACGAATTTAGTGTTTTTATTTTCGCTGTACTAGTGTCTTTGTTCATAGTTTTCCTTTATTGTGTTAGCACAGTTTCTAAATTAATACAAACAAAAGAAGCCGAATCGTTTTCGCCGGCTTTAGACATAATTTTTGATCGTAACGGCATAGTCGATTGCAATCTAACCAAACTGCCCTGTGTAACTTCGAGACAATGTTTAGACAATTGTAGCTCTCACAATTTGGTGGGGTCTATTGTGTGCGATGAGGGATTTTGCACTAGTCGCGATTTAAACGTTTCGGGTCGCCCCGATAATTTCGAGTGCGACAGCTCGTTAGGATTGATTAAAGTTTTTACCGCCAGCGATTTTACCGTGACGAATTTGTGTGTAAGCACATACAGAGACATTATCGACGATTTTGGTAATAAACGGCCGTATGTATGTGATAATGGCAATCTAACTATCGATCTAACAAATAGGCAATTTAGCGCGGCCGATTGTGTCTGCGACACCGGATACACAAGAATGCTATTTAATCAAACGGCCTTAACTCGTTCTGTACCAGTATGTATTCCCGACTCAAACCTAAACATTTACAGCAAAATTTACGATCAAGTATGAAACAAAGTTTCAAGATGAATTACACCGTTGAAGAATACAAACATATTATTTGGGCGTACGTAATGAACGTTTATGTACAAAACACAAAACTCAGATCGATATGTTTGCGAAAACCCGACGTAAAATATGTAGAAATGGTTGTTAGATTGCTACCCAAAATGGACATGAAAAAATTGTTACCACGGCTGAAAAACATATACGCGCTGCACCGAGTCGACGAATTGTTCAAGGAAACGGACAAAGGAGTTTTAGAATTAATAAATAGTATTAATGAATGTTACAATGAATAAAATGAAGTATTGTTATTTAAGTCTTTTTTTTTACAATGAACGCAGAACATTTGCTCCTTTCCCAGTATGTAAACATACAAAATAGCATAATAGAACTGCAAAATAACTACCTGGCCAATAGCAAAAACCCCGCGGTTATTGCCGATGTAATTAAAAAGCTTACGAATATTAGAGAGGATAAGTTCCGTACAATAGAATCTAGATTGAATACAATCAATGCTAGCGAGCGAACTGCCACATTTTCACTCATAATTAAAAATGATAAATCGTATTTGGAAAATTTTTTAAATGTGGTCGATGCAATTTATTATAATACCAATCACGAAATATTTGTTGACGAAAGTTTAGTCGTTAGTCGTGGAGCGTTTTTAGATGACTTGATAAATTATGGCAACATACTCGGCAAGGAAGATTTGATATATTTTAAATATGAAGTCGAGTTGATAGAATTATTGAATAGACCTTTGAAAGAAATAGACTCTGAAATGCTCGAAATCGACCGCATAGATTGCGCATCCATTATTGTCAAGGCATTTTTTCTAAACAATATTCCAAATGTGAGTTTTGAGTTTTTAAAACAAAATATAGACAACGATATAATAAAAAAGAAACTTTCGGCGATACTTTCCTATATTGCGGGAGTATGTAAAAGAATTCGCGAATGTAAAAATAACGAAAAGGCTATTTTCACTACATTTAAAATATTTTACACAGAGCAGAATGAAATCAATGACAATTTGACCGTTTATGGTACGTTTGAAAGAAACAAAATTGATGTAAATATGATTAGTCCTTTGAAATTTAGAGGGGCAACATCACCTGAAAATTTATACGATTTCGTGTTAATGTATACAGAAGGTTTTGGTTCTGTCGAACCTTTCAATGACACTATTAATTTTGAATCCCTTATGTATTTGACGTATCCAGAATTGTTTGCTATGCCGTATTTGTTTAGAAACAGCACTGATAGCGAACATCGTTTTTACAATTTTCAAAATCTTGCAAAATCCAACACGATAGAAGTGGCGAGCAATGGTGGTATAATAATAGAGGAAAACGATCTGGTAAATGTCGACTCTGTCCTGTATGTGAACATCGCATTAATATTTTACAAGTTTAGGCCTGAATCTCCGCCCGGCACCAAAAGTTTTCTAGACCGACATTTGAATAAAATAAAAACATGTTTATATGAATACGCCAAAGTGGACGATACTATTACGGTCTATTTAAATCCTAACACTGCAAATTACCACAACGAAGAATATCAATTTTTAATCGAAATGTTGGCCGTGTTACAATTAGGTTTTTTCATTTCTTACAACGCTTTAACAGAGGAAATACGAAGTAACATTAACGACACATTAAACCTAATACCAGACCATTCTCCGCTAACACATATATACGATAAACTTGTCAATTATAACTTTAACATTAGTGGGGATTCTAACATGGAAAGTGAAACAGATTCTTTTTTATAACAGTTTAATAATATTTATTCGTAACAAAATTTGCCGGGCCTTTTTAACAATTACAAAAACTGGCCGTGCGCACAAAACATTGTTCACCCAAACACAATCGTCTATTTGCTCGAACTCGTACCGCTCAAAATCGTAGCGATTGTTGACATAAAAATAGTATTCACCATTTCGACGGCGGTAATCGATAGTTTCTTCTCGAACGTGCAGCTCTTGAAACATATTGTTGACAACGATCTTTACGTGGTCTTTCATAATAAGTGCGTAGTCCAAAATGGATCTGAACATAGATATCGACGACTTTACCAGACTGTTGATCGCTGACAAATGTAACGCATTAATTGCTGCGGAGCGGATGTTGCCCGAAAACATCCTGGCGATAGTCAAAAGCGCCCGCGATAATTATTTTGACGACCCGTCTCCAAAAAATTACGAAAACATCAAGAAACTTTTTAGTCAAACCAAATACGTAGACGACGCGGTTGATTACAAGGATTTTAACCGTAGAATCATGTTGATCGCTTTCAAATTCGCTTTGAACAAATCGAAAGAATATTTTAAAAACTACAAGTCGGTGTTGGAGGTAGCGCTCAAACGACTCGACGGTATAAATCCCGACTTGAAAAGTTCACCGCGCGCCATGTTACAACATTACAACGAGTGTTTAGAAAACTTGGACAATCCGCGTAACGACGAACATCACCTGGTCACTTTTGCCAAAGAAATTGCTACAAAAATTTTTATTGAGACCATCGATTTGTACAGTTACAATAATAAAAGTCCATTCGAAAACGGCAACGCAACATTGACAGGTTCCGATTCTGAGTTGCTGGCCGTAGCCGCGGCGAGCCGAAAACGGAAAAAAAATAGCATTTTGACCTACAAAATTGTCGATCCCATTTTCGTTTTGTAGAGTTTAGTTTAAAAATATTTTTTTGCGCTCCAAAATTAACGAACGACACATAACACATTGATCGACTTTGGATGCGCAATTTTCGCAACATACTAAATGACGACACGGTTCAAACAGAATACTTTTTTTGCCGACCATGCAAACTACGCACACGAAATCATATTTGGGTGTTTCGGTTGGAACAAAATCGGGCCGCGTTTCTTCGTCAAGTTTTGAGAGAACATATTTACACTTGGGCGAATATTTAATGTGTTCTATCAAATAATCACTTTCAATTTCGGTCCAGTTAAAAATTCCATATTGCAATCTTTGCATTTAATTTTGTTTTGGTTACAGTAGACGAACCCAGCATTTTCGATTTTATCCATTACGTGTAATCATTGTAAATAATTTAGTATAAAAGAGGAGACAGGTCCTTATAATAAATAAAACACATTTTTGTTATAACTGTTTTTTATTAAAACATATCATTTTCATACTTGAACTTGATTCCGCATGCGTGAGCAAACACCGTGTCTTTGTTTGTCGTACCATTATGATTGTCTCCGCAAAAAAAACTGTTTTTACAATCGATCGAGGGATTCATTTGCAAAAGTTTTTCAAAGAATCCCGTCGATGGAAGCTTGTATTGAATAGTATGAGACATCATAACAAACATGGGCACGGCAATTTGCTTACACACATCCTCAATTTCACGATCCTTACTAAAATTAGACACGAGAACAATAGTAAAGTCTTGGTTAATTAAATTCGTAAATTTGTAGACTATGTTGTCGTACTTAAACTGCCAATTATTATTAACTTTAAGCATTATAGTTTCGTTTAAATCAAAAATGGCTACTTTATTTTTCAGTATAGGCAAGCGGTGGTGATAAATACTCAAAGAATTAGTAATTTCCCACCGAAAGATTATTTTCAAAATGTAGTTGATTATTTCTTCCTGTTGTTCATCTAGAGAAACCTTAGTGTCCACGATTATTTCGTCGTAATTCATCACTCTGCGCCAGCAATCAAACTTTTCGTTCTGCTTGGTAACATAATCCGCTTCGTGTATGTCCAGACCATTGTTGCGTTTCTTCATCATTTTAACAATCTCGTTTTCACTTCCTTGTTTTACGCGTAAAATTAAAGACTTCCAACCGTCACAAAGCCCCATATTCTTGCAAATTTCAAAGGCTTGTTCCGATTCTTGTTCGGGCATGTCTTGGAACACTGCCGAATACACCAACGCCTCCATGGGTTGACGATCGAAAATGTGAAAACGAGAATGGTCACGCTTGTATGTTTCAGCGCTCTTGCTGCGATACGCCGCGAAAAGCATACCGCCCACATTGCTGGGGTAATTATACTTGTCGTGTAATTCTTTGTAATCCTCTAAGTGGACACGAGCGTGAGGGATTCTATCTTCCAACCTTTTAAGGATGGTAGTTTTTGTGGTGCAAGCTACACCTCCCAAAGCGAATAAGTACGACATGATGTGACGGTAATAATGTTTGAAAAGAAATCCGTTATTCTTTATATAGTGTATTAATTATCTATAGTAGATTAATTATATATAGTAGATTAATTATCTATAGTGTCGTCTGAAAGTCAAAGTCATCAAACGAAAATAAGATATGAGTAAATTTTTACCCCAATTCAAAGTTCATATACTATTAAAAACGAAACTCGAATATGAGTAAGATTTTACTCAAATTCGAGTTTCGACAAACGAAATTTATATATGAGTAAAATCCTACTCATATTCCAGTTTCGTTGTTGATATCCACCAGAGCGAACGTGCGTTATTTTATATTATAATGGATTATAGTGCAAACTTGATTATAGACGGCATATATCTAGGGGAATATGCTTTAGAACTAAACTATATGCGCAAATTTATCCATGACAACGACATCACCAGCGTCCTGTCCGTCTTTGATAGCCCGCCCATTGAAAACATTGCACCAAATTATCTCTACGTTTATTGCGAAGACGATGAAAACGACGAAAACATGGAATCGCGTTTGGACGACATGTACGAATTTTTAGAGAAAGCCGTTCAGAGGCGCGAAAAAATACTGGTTCACTGCCACGCTGGAATATCAAGATCGGCCACCGTGGTCATTTACTACATTATGAAGACCTATCGGAAAAGTTTTAAAGACGCTTTCAACATGGTCAATGAGAAACGGTCCATATGGCCCAATGATCATTTTAAACGCATCTTGAAGAAAAAAATTAACAAATAAACAATTATTATTTGTAACAAATGTTTTTTATTTAATGAAATGATATTAGCGTATCAATTTTTGTATTCATTTCGTCAATTTTTTTACTATTATTCGTAACTAGTTGAATCGTTTCCATTGTGGTGTTGTGGATTTGGTTTAGGAAAAACATGGTCTCGTTGCGCATGTGTTTTATTTCTCGAGTCATGGTATAGAACTTTGTCTCGATCATTTCGTATGTGTCAGAGAGCAATTCTTTGATGGCGTTTATTTCCTCCATGAGCGAACCCGCATGCCACAAGTATGCCAACAACAAAACCAACGCCACACACGAATAGTTCATTTTGATTTTTGAATGGGTCCTCTTATTTTTTACGAACAATCATGTCTTTTAGCGATTTAAAGTTATCAAGCATAGTATCATTGCTGTACGCTAGTTTGTTTGTTAAATCGATTTGTAACGATTTTATATTTTCCAAAGCCAGATTAAAATTACTTAACAGAGTGTTGTGCTCGTTTCTTAGCAAATCACGTAGAGAGTCGGTCCAACTGCTCGAAGAATCATACACGGTTGGTTGATATATCGAATCTGGCGAGTCCGATTTGGGCGCGCCGTTGGTTAGGCAATCTTTAATGTGACAAATTTGACTCTTGATATCCGACAGAGGGTCCACCACTTGACTCTGCACACCCATCATCAAATCGCAAACGATTCTTTTGATTAGGCTCAACTGTTGAGTGTTAATTGATGAAGCTAAATTTAACGTGGCCAAATATTTACACAGCGTGAAAACATGAACGTAGTTTTTGTTATTTCTAGTGAGACGCTGCGAAGGAATTACATTTGCCCAAAGCACGGCTTTGTTAAATCCCCTAATAGTGACAATGTGTGCGAGTAAATCTGCCGCAGCGCCTAATTCTATGTAACCGTCCCTGTCATCTTCGCCGTTTTCAATTATTACCACTTCGATACTTTCATCGTTGTAATGAAACCGAGTCGCCTCAGAATTATGAACGGGTGTATTTTTATACATGTCGGTAATGTCTTATATTTGTACCGGACCATAAGCTAAGTTAATTTGATTTTTTGAATTAATTATTTCATCATGAATTACAACCATCGCGACGTATATCGTCGCCGCTACGATAGACTTAGCGAAAAATACAATGCCGTGCTACATCAGCACGAAAACTTAAAATCCGACTTGCGCCATTTAAAAATGCAGATTCATGAGGTTTGTCGCAATTCTGTTGGCGCGGATAACGTTATATGTGAGCGTATACTAAACAATACACCCTTGTTAGATAATACTATCCACCCTCGAAACGACTATACAACAGCATTAGTCAAGGACAAGACGCCTCAACGTAAGCACATGTACAATGACGGAAAGCCGTTGGTTAGTGTGGAACCCTTCGATTAAAGCATCACAAATTGACCACGATGCCATGTATCTAATTTCCATGGAAGACTTTGATGTAGAAGTTTCGCCGTACACCGTGTTTGAGCCTTGCGGTTCAATGAAAGTGTTCATCACGGGTTGTAAACTTTATGATATGATTAAAGTTTCTTTAGAGAACGAGCACAAAGTCATGTTGAAACGGTCATCTTCCAACGGCGAAGACAGACTTAACAACAAGTTTATGAAAAAAAGTCATCGAAACGTTTGTTTCAATCGGGTGACTGATAGAGCCAGCATTATAGGATTATTGAAAATATCATTGAAAATGCCCGAATGTATGGAGAATATTTTTGTGTCTTTGATAGAGTCGCCGAGAGGAGGCAAGCACTACACACGTTTTGTTTTCAATTGCTATGTTTGTAACCTGTTAACTTGCACAAAGTGTAACAAGCGTTGTTTGGCTTCCGCTTTGTGTACTTTATATCATAATGACGATAAATGTGTTAACGAAGTGGAAAGCGCGCTTTTTAAAAAAGAAACCATCTACAAGCCACCCAACTGTGACAATATGAAAAGGAAAAAGTTATGTTCGCCTTCTAAGCAGTGTTATGTTAAGAACCCTTTATGTATGTTTTAATAAAAATATAAGCACATCTTTTTTTGTTTTATTTAAGAGTATAAATAAAAATGTCTTTTGACGAACGAATTATTAGCCTGTGTTCGAAGGAAAAAGATCTGCGATCACAATATGAATCCAAAGTGAATTCGTTTTTTAAAAATAAAGGTATGAAAAAATCTGTAGACATATTGCAAAACGAATTACACCAGTTGGATGCCCTCATATTTGGTTACGAAGAACAGATTCATTTCCTGAGCACGAACAATAATGTCGCTCGCCAAGAAATGGTGGACAACGTTAACGATTTGGATCATTTGGGTATAGACAAAAACTTCATTGAAAGAATGATCGTGGACAAATTAGATGATTCTTTATTTGAAATATACAATACAGAAATTCTCAACGAAAATATAATTAAAACCTTTAGAAAACATAGTAATAAATTTGTTAAAGTTTTGTGTCAATTTGACGACAAACGAAAAGCTTACAGTAAAAAAGAGTTTAATAGAGAAAAAAACAAGAAAAATATTGATGAAAACAACAATTTATTAGTAGAATTAATTTTATTAAAATCAAACTTGGTGTTTCATTTATGTACAATGGAAAAAATTCTCGTGAACAGCGCTAACAAAAACATAATCAAAAAAATTGCATAATATTCATGATTTTTGATTTCATGTTTTCAATCTCGTTAATGTCTCCGTATTCTTGTATAGTTGTTATGTTTCCATGTGTTCTTTGCAAAATATATCATAGTTTTTAAAGTTGACAAATCCATTGTCATCCAACGAAAAACAATCTTCGCACACGGCCAGGGACACGTTGGCACCGTGCACAACAAACAAGGGACAAAAGTGATTCTTCAAAATCGTGTCTGCTAAAATCGCATTGTGACCCGGCAGCTGCGTCTTGATTTCCAGTATATATGCGGCGATCTGCATGATTATTGTGACTGAAGGAAAACTTCGCTTTCACTTTCGTTATATATTTTTTTTGAAATCAAATAAATCATTAAGAATGTATCTACTGTTATTATTGTTAACCCTGCTATTTTTGTCTCTCCTCTATAAACCGCTGTACGATGCCTACACTAAAATTAAAGAAACCCAAACACACTACAATGCTACGGTCGATGATCGCATCGATTACATGGAGACCGTTTTAAAACATCGTCGTTTCGTGCCTCTGCATGTTTTACCAAACGTAATTTTCAACACTAATTTGGGTACGCTTAACGAAGGCGATGTCAAATGTTTATCGGTCCCAATGTACGTTGGCATTTACGATACTCCCAATTTTGATTGTACAGCTTTATGTGACAATCCGTCGGCAGTTTATTTTTACGTAAACGAATATGACAAATTCGTTATCAACGGAGATTTATTACCAAGAGGCGGTTATTGTACCACTAGTAGCGTGCCTCGCAATTGTAACAGGGAAACTAGCGTAATTTTGCACAGTTTAAATCAATGGTCTTGTATAGCCGAAGATCCTCGCTACTTTGCCGGTCCCCAAAATATGACCCAAGTCGCCGGTCGCCAGCATGCGGACAAAATATTACCGGGACAAGTCGATAAAAATGTGCTAACAGATCGGCTTTTAGGAACCGAAGTTGACGTTTCCAAAAACACTTTTAGGTCGCATTGGGACGAGCTATTAGACGACGGCACGAGGCGTTTCGAAATGCGCTGCAACGCCAAAGACAATCATAACAATCAAATGTTTCTCAACCCGTTCAATCTCATCGAGTGTCTGCCCAACGTGTGCACAAATGTCAATAACGTTCACCCCAGTGTCAGACCCATATTCGAAACTGGCGAATGCGATTGTGGAGATTCTAACATCACCCGTCTAACACACATAATTCCCGGTGACCGCACGTCCATGTGCGCATCCGTAGTCGATGGTTTCAATCGAGATTCGATGTCGCATCAATTTAGAGTTGAATGCGTGAACATGGACATGCTGTTATCGGAATTCAGCAGTACTAAACCCCTTTGTCCCCCTGATACTTTTACCCAAAACACAGACAACGCATTTTTGTTCGAATTGCCAGGTTCTTTTCCTTTTTCGGGCAACGGTATCGACGAGCCCACTTATAGAGTGTACATGGAAACTAGGAACAGGATAAATTATAACACAACAAGAAGTATACCAAATTAATTTATTTTTTTAATAGTAAAGTTTAAATGAAACAATCGATTTAATTCTTGCAAGTAAATTTTCCAACACTTTGAAAAATATCCTTGTTCTTTAACATACGGGAAGTTTATCTGGTGGGTGATGTCCGTTATGCTGTTTCGAAATCGGCCGGCGAAATATAATTCAATAACGAGGCGTGCCCCAAGCCGCGGGTTAGTTTTGTAAAACAGCGTTTTTACGTTCCTGATGTTGATCATGTTTTTGTCTCGCTTTATGTTTGCATATTTTTGTAATTGCTTTTCTGTGGTCGGCATGTTGTACGACCGCAACAGGTCCTTCAAAATCTCCAATCGGTTTTGGATTGAAGGCACGCGATTAAATACATCAAACAACAAGCATTCCAGTTGATCGGCGATAGTGAGATTGATATTTACCACACAAACATATGTGTCGAACTTTTCGACCAAATTGTACAAATTTATTTTTTCATAACTATTCTTTATAACTAAATCCAGAAAGTAAACATCGAACGGAAAGTAAACGTACGTGTTAACCGAATTGTCAGATTTGTAGTTCCAAATTGGAGATGCGCTTTTCATGTGTACATTAAACGAAAACCGTACCAGCAAAAACTCGTCGTTCACCCACGAAGAAGTGGTTTTGAACGGAGCATTGCGATTGATTTCAAAGTAAACATCGTTCACAGAATCGATTTTAATCGCTTCGTTTACGTACGATTTGAAGAACACGAGTCCATTATTAAATTCTTGATCGAACTTGCTACCGTCAATTTGGTTCAGCATAAATTTCATGTCAATCATTTTTAATGTTTGTTCGACTTTTATGATGTCGTCTCGAAATTCATTTGAAATGGCATTTTCGAATAAGGCTATTGGTAACGTTTCTAATGCGTTTTTTCCCTCATTGATATTGTCCAAGTAAATTTCAATGTTTAGATTGTTCGTCAGCTTGTAGGGTTTGATGGTTCGGTAATAGTCCGTGTAGCTATCGATAGCAAACGTGCCTTTGATTATGGAGAATTGATCTTCGAAAACGTTTCTAAAAGTTTTGTATAGTTTACAAAAAAAGTTTTTGTCGAACCGGTCTAAAACATCGCTGCAAAGTTGATCATTTATATTTTTTTTTGAAATATAAGGTATGGTTTTTAAATAAAACAATTGTTGACGCAGGGATTCCATAATGAACAAGGCGGCGTTAACTTCGCGACGTCTTAATAATGCACAAAATATTTTGGCCACTATTGTGGATATCAATTCTCTTCTTAACGTAACGGACACCAGAAACAAAAGATTGTTTTACAATTTGTGCTCGCGCTATATAAATCAAACACTATTTCAATTTACGAAAGGAAATATGGCGCTAGCCACCGTTCAGACGGTTTTGGATAGCGTCATATCTGCAGAACGTATGTTTTTCTCAAAAAGCAATGTGCTAAATATCATTGTAAACTTTCTGACCGCGCACAGCGACGGTGATAACCTACAGTGTATGATTAATTTAAAACTCCTAGACTATTTTTTACACAAGTATTATTAAATAAAAATACACATGAAAAAGTTTGATTGTTATTTATTAAAATCTTACACATGAAATTATACAAGGTAAAATACACATGAAAAGTTTGATTATACAATTGATATTTATAAAAATCTTAATATATACATGATTGTTATTTATTAAAAATCTTCCATAATCTCAAATTTGTCATCTCCGGCCCCGAACCGCTTGTACTCGCCAACTCGCCTTTCGAAAAAATTCGTTTTGCCTTCCAACGAAATGTTGTTCATGAAGTCAAATGGATTGGTCGCGTGAAAGTACTTTTCTTGATTTAGCGCCACCAAAAGACGATCCGCAACAAACTCAATATATTGACACATTGATTTTGAGTTCATGCCCAGCATATCGCAAGGAATGGCAGTAGTGAAAAATTCCTTTTCAATTTCCACAGCTTCTTTAAACATACTCAATATTTCCGACGAAGTCAGTTTGTCATTCTCAGCAATGTAATTGTTATAGTATAAACAAGCAAAGTCGGTATGCAAACCTTCGTCTCTGCTGATTAATTCATTGCTAAACGTCAGACCCGGCATGACTCCTTTGGTTTTTAAAAAAAATATAGCCGCGAAACTGCCAGAGAAAAATACGCCCTCCACTATAGCAAACGCGACCATACGTCGAGCCAGTCTGCTTCCTTGCGAAACTTTTGTGGGAGTTTTCTTGAAATAATTATACACTTGCTGTACGGGATATACGATGAATCTATCCCACAGAGTTTGTTTCTCTTTGTTATCGTCTTCAATCCATTTCATGGCCCAGCGCGCTTTGTTTCTCACACAATCGACATCATCGAAAGCATTGAGTAACATGTCACGTTCGGTTTCGTTTGAAATGTACTCAAAAATCAGCAAATTGTACATTTCTGTGTGTACATTCTCAATGAGTATTTGCTGGTCGTAAAAGTAGCGGGCTTCCAGCTCTGACACAGCGTCTCGCACATATTCTATGAGGTTGATGTTGACGATGCTGTCGGCGGCAGCAAAGAAGGCCAGAACATGTTTCAAAAAGTGCCTTTCGTTGTCATTGAGCTTTGCCATGTAGTCGTCGTAATCTTTTGACAGATCGACTTCCTCGACTTTCCACATACAATCGAGTGCCTTTTTGTAAGCCTCCCATAGTTTGAAATGTTGAATGGGCAAAAGTACCTTGCGTGTGTTGGACATGTTGAAGAATAATAATAAATTGAGGCTGCGACGCCTTTTATACCAATCAGGAGTAGTACCTCTCACCTACGTCATCGCCTACTCTCGCCTTTGTGCCGGATAGCGTCCACAGTAGTATTCGTTGATATTTTGATATTACAATATTTATAAAACGGGTCACATACGGATTTTTTTTCAGTTAAAATGGAGACTCTGTCGCCCGAGCAATTAATTGTGTACAATAAATTTATGTACAGTAATTATGTAACAAATTTGACATGTCCAACTTCAAGACTAGACACTGAAACCATTTTAAAAGTGGAAAAACTGACGAGGGGACAATCCGATAATGCGCTATGGGTTTTGCTGCGAATGGACAGACATACGGCTTCGGGCTCGCCTTTGTCCTACAGCACATCGCCGACGTTGGCCATGACGTTTGGCCACAATCAAGAGCGTTTGGTCAAAACGAAACACGCTCTGTTGGATTTGCTCGAAAACACCATTGAAACCGCGCTAGGATGCAGCGTGGTGGAGCGCGTTCTCGATTGTGGCATGTTTTTTTCATCAATGGGTTTGTTTTCGGCGTCGCCCGACGCTTACTTCGCCACCAACAAGGGCCAGTACATTCCGATTGAAATAAAGTGTCCTTACACGTATAAAGATGTGACTATTGACGAAATCAGAAACGAAATGAAAACGCGCAAAAGTCGCTATCGTGTTAAGCACACTGCGTTTTCGTTAAACAAAACCGGACCGCCGATTTTCAGTGTAGAAAAAACGGATCCTCATTACAGACAAATGCAGAGACAAATGTATGTTATGCGTGCCCCTATTTGCATATACGTAGTAAGTTTCAAGGACCATTTCGTGGCAAGCACAGTTGAACGTGACGATGAATTCTATTTGTCAGAGTACAAAAAAGAAAAGAACATTTTTGATATGTTTGTCCGGTCAAATGGGCTTGCGAAACGCATGAAAAACCAACGAAATCGGATTGCTACTTTTCAAAATACTAATAAATTTAGAAAAGAAGATGTACTGAAGTTGACACGAAGAGGTTTGTACTTGAAAAACGGCGAAATTATTTGCGCAATTTGCGCGACAAAGTCCGACAGCGACATTGATATATCAACGGTCCTAGATTTACACGAGCAGTGCATGGATCATAAAGACAACGAGAACATTATTGAATGTAAACATCAAAAATTTTTCAATCATTCCACCAGGATGAAGTCACTGATTGCGGCGAACGTGGACTCTTCACATGCCAAATGGGGTTTATTTCACGAAGACGGTTTGTTTAAAACCTTTTGTTGTGACATGATCGTTACAGATTTTGTGCCAAACCACGCTACTGATTGTGATTTTGCTCAGATTAGATTATTTAGATAAAGTTAATCTTTTTATTGATAAGTTTACTATATAAATCGACTAATGTCCCATCGTTTCATCATTCTTATTGGTCTCCTTTAAAGGAATTAATAACATTTGGAATCTTTGAATTAATAACATTTGGTAAGTTTCTCTCTCTCTATAATTATATAATTAATTTAGAAGATGTAATTGTTAGTATGTTTTATTCATTTTCTTTTTATTGTTTTCAGGTAACATGTCTCTTCCTCTCAAAAATCCCTGCAGCTTATATTCTCTTTCTATTAAAGAAATAAAGAAGCGAATATTAGATGAAAATAGTTTTAAGGATTTGTCACTTCCTAAAGTTATTATTTCCGATTTGGAAACTTTGTATGCTGAGATGCCTCCAGGATGGTATTATTGTCCGAGAAGATTAATATGTGTTGTCGATAAAGATCTTTTTGATTTTAATATTCACAAAGAAATTTGTGAGTATTACAAACAAAAAAATCTTGTTGATTTCTATGAATGTATAAATACGTATGTTTACTGGCGGTGTTCTGATGAAATTCCTCCAGAAAACGATCTTCATTTGCAAATTGATTTGCTTCAAAATTTCATAATGAGATTCTTTCGTTTAGGTGATGGAATGTTTATAAAACCTTGGATGGGAGGCGCACTTGAATTGTCAAATAATCGTAATACTAAACTCATTAAATATGTAGAAGTAGATGATGATGATGATTATAAAGAAACGCCTCCTTCTTGGTTGAAGCTTGTTAAATTTAACGATGTAGATCAAAAAATGCTGTTAAAATAAACACAAATGAAACATGTAATAATTATTAAATAAAATTTATTATATTCAAATGAGTGTATTTATTTAATTAAGTATTTTTTAATAGAAAGGTATGAAATTTTTAATCGCGCTTTTAGCCGTTGGCTTGGCAAAGGCGGCACCGTCGGGCGGTTTACCGTTGTTGGCAGAGACAGAAACTCTCATTCAAATATTCGTCAACCACCAATATTTAACTGGGTCAAAGAATGGCACAGTGTCAGGTGGTCAGGATAAAAGTTTGAAAGGCACATATTGGCGAAGAAGTAACGAAAACGGAAAACAGATTTTGCTTAGAAACGCCGCATACTGTTATTATTTGTGTATAAACGAGTGCGGTTATTATTATACAGCGAAAGAGCCCAATTCAGAATGTTTATTGGGAGAATCTTTCACAGACTTTGCTTATACACAGATGTTCAAAGATCACGGTAAAAAGAAGGCTTATGTGGCTTTGAGCCAGTCGGGAAAGATTAGAAGACTAATGAGTAAAAAACTATCAAACAGCAAACTGTTAAACGCGTCAAAAATGACCATTATTAGAGATACTGTCGAATACACGTTTGAGTGTAACAAAATTCTCAAAACAAAATTGAAATTTGTGCCGGTAAAAACTTGTGTGAATCCACCCAAAAGGATGAACCACAAGAACGAAGCCGCCGACGATGATTATGATGATGAATCTGTGGAGACTGTTCAAAATTACTACCACTTTGGTGAAGACGAGATCCATTTTAATCTGTTGACAACAGATCCCATAACCACAACAACGACCGAATCGTCAAAAAATTCATCTTTAGATCGTGTAATCGACAAGCTAATAAATATTGATGTGGTGGCGGATCTACCGTCCGAACATTTTGTTATAAACAATCTAGTTGTAAATCAAATGTGTAAAATTTAACTACTTTTTCAATAAAACAAATTTTTTTAAAGTCTGTTTATTTGTTTCAATTTTAGCATGTAACTCTATAATTGAATCCAAACATTGATCCATCAATTGTTGGTTCTTTACTTCACCCCTCTCTATGTAGTCTAACGCTTTTTCGTAACATATCAGCGATCTTTTATAATATCCAATCTTTTCAAACAAACGTGCTAACGTGAGACTTTCATTTAGGTTTTCGATATCGTTTTCCATGTTAATTTACAGAGTAATTTGAATAAGTATTCAACACTTCGGCTAGTCCCGTTGGATTGTTGGTGTTGACTCTATTTCCTTGAACCAAAGCCACAACGCTATAGTCGCGTATATTGGGTAAAATTGCAAACAAAACGTTGATTCGTAACGCCACGGGATATATGTTATTTCGATATCGGGTCGCTGGACTCCATATACGCAACAAAGTTCCGTTCCTACTTAAAAAGCACCACGAATTAGTAAAAGTTTCCGCGGTCCAAACTTGCGCATTGCCATGGCGTCTTATACAATCATTATGGTTTGCCGTTATACATCTGCCCTCCTCGCCGGGATATAAACATGGCGATGAAGTTCTCGCCGACAATTGAATGTACCTATCAAATAAACTTTGATGGCTAATGTCAGTAACGTTTTGGTCAAGCAAATGTTCGTTTCGGGGCGTGTAGGCCGTGGAAAACTTTAGTATCATAAAACCTGTATGGCTAATATCGGGATGGTTGGTCAAGTACGGGTAGAGAATTGAGGCGTAACGTTCGTGGCTAAGTTGATTCACTCTAACCATTGCTACAACATCATCGTCTGACCGCGTCGTGTCCGATTGTGCCCAGAAAAACTTGTAGTCTAATTTTCTTAAAAACAATAACGATTGGTTAAACGGACGAATACATGCGTTGGAAACATTGGCGCTAGATTGACCAATCATTGTTTCATTAGTGGGACTGTAAACAGCAAACAAAGCGTCAACCACGGGACAACTACAATATTTGTATTCAATGTTGGAGTTTTCATTTTTGTAATACATTAGTTTTCCTAAAGTGCGCTGACCGCTAATGGGATCTATCGAGCAGGGATCCGCCACGCAAATATCATTTAGTCTGAGTTCTTGACGATAGCGTTCGTGAAGCGCTGGATGATCCAATCTAACGAAACCCGCTTCGCAAGGTGCGCGATGAAAAAATCGTTGATCGTAAATCACGTCTCGCACCGTCAACGGTCGGCAAAACGGCGTTTCTGTTTCTGAATTGAAATCAGACACGTAACCTTCGTTACACTGACAACGTAGCGGGCGTTCGTGTAAATCTACTATTGAGCCGTTGGGTTGACAGCCGACACTGACATTGCAATCTTCGTACATATTTAGCTGTGTAACCAAACCTGGTGTAATGCATGAACATAACAATGAAAATCCCGTCGAACTTTCGGCCAACAACCAAATTCCTGTGTTGGGATTGCACGAACGTGCTCTGTTTCGATCGAGAGCCATGCAATACGATTCGCCCGCCTCGATGACTTTTTCGATTTCGTTGCCGTCCGTGTCGTGCATCGTAATTACTGTACGATCGTCAAATTGCTGGCAATTTGCCAAACCCTCTCGGCAAATATCGCAATCCATATGTGTGTTGCACGGTGTAAGAGTTTTATGACATTCGTGCGAATTGCCTTCGATAATAATTTCAGAGGGAGGTTCAATTAAAGGAGTTTCAGAATTGTCAAAACGAAGTAACACGGTTTGAGCGGGTTCATAATCAGTTTTTAATAATATTATCAAAGTGGCTAGGATGATTACAATAATAATGAAACATACGATTATTACAATCATTGTAAAACTTACATTTTATTTTTATAAAAGTTAGATTCTTCCTTTTCGTTGTCGTCGTCAAATTTGTTTACAGGCTTACCGTTTTTATTTAATAATTTCATCATAAAACTAGGTTGGTTATCCTCAACGTAATGAAGTTGATTGTTAACCCGAATTACCGATGGCTTGTCCGATTTGCAACATTCAAACAATTTGCTGATCGTCCCCGCACAACAGCAGTTGTATATTTTGAAAATTAGCAAGAAAGCAAACGCTAAAATTATACATACAATAATCGTTTCGGCTGTTCTACATTTGAGACCAAACCAGCTGGCGAACCAGCACATCCAACTTTCCGCCGTGGCTTGATCCGTTTCTTCAACCATGGTGTTATTGTTCATACGATGTCTCAAATCTATCAGGCGTTCGGTCATGCCTTTCAAATTGGTATGGTCGAGATCGCTGTTAGAGTTTATCGCCAACACATTTAGTTTGTCGATATCGTTTATAGCCGCCGTTAAATTAAAGGTCGAACTAATGGGCACTGTTATCATCGTCTTTAGAGCTACTGTGTTTTTAATTTTTCTCAAACTCAAAATCACCTTTTTGGTATTCATTACACAATTCTTTGTACCATCTCCTCGAATAATACCCGTGCCCGCCTTGAGGTGATACTCAAGCACGGTGCATCCAAACAAAAGATCGGTGTCCTTTTCGAGAACATACAACCAGTTGTTGTAGTCTGAAATGGGGTAAAAAATTTCACTATCGAATTTGCCCACACGAACATCGCAATCCTTTTCAAAATCAATATTTTCAACATCATTATTGAGTAGTATTTTTATGTCGCACAATTTGGCTTGGTTAGATTCGTATATGATTTGCGGTTTGGAGCAAAACATTCTGTCGTGTAAAGTTTGACAATACGGACTATCATCTAAACGCACATAGTTGCGGCGATCTTTTGACAATCCAATGTATTTGCTGTTGGGCAAAACTATGGCACATTTGTGTTCGCCATTTTTGGCCCGACACATTGGTATAGGAATGACTTGAAACAGATTATATTCCACGTTGTTAATGAGGGGAATTTCGACAATAAAAATAATTTTTCTCATGTTAGTAATGAAAACGTGGCTTTTAACAAAGTTGTCTATCAAAATGTTCATACCGTTCATGTCAGATGAAACGGGCCACGCTAAGTTTGCGGGCAAATGTATATTTATAATTTCGTTAAGCAATCGTTTGGGCGTTAGAACTAAAGAATTTAAATGGTTTTGTTTTGCATCGTCCACCGACTTTTCCAAGTTTTCATACAAAAATTCAATTTGATTTAGCTGCTCTTGAATCAAATCGAACTTGGCCACGATATAACTGCAATATTCTGATCGTTTCTCATCGATGCATTTTTTATGTTCTTCGAACGAAGCCATTTTTATTAATTCGTCTGTTAGCGATTTTACTTGTTCGTTAAGGGCGTTATTGTTTTTGGCAAGTTCATTGAGTCGCTCAGCGTCATTACTGTCCATAACTCCGAAAAGATACTTGTCAACATTGCCCACAAAATTGAACAGTCCTCTTTTTTTACGAGTGTGTAGACTCAAATCTTTGTGATCTTCAAAACTGCCAGCTTTTTGAATTTTCGAATCCAGAGTATTATGATTGTTAACCAAATCTTTGATGCGTTTCATAATGATATTTTTTATGCCCATACTAACTAGATTGGATTGAACGCAACTACTAGACGCGTTTGTGGCGGTTTCGATTTCGCTCAACAACTTCAACGACTCTTCGTGTAGAGCGTTGAGTTCTTGAAAAACTTTGCTGTGATCCATTTCGATTACAAAATTCCATATGTTTTCTATGAATTGCATTCTGTTAGTTGGTTGGTAATAAAGTCCCGAAGTGTTAGGTAGTCGCTCTACGGTTATCAAGTTTTCAACACGAATTTCGCTCGTAACTACTAATCCTGCCATTGAGGCCGTTAATAAAACACACAAAAGTGTCGTGGTCATTTTGAAAAATATAATAGCTCGTTGATACCCTTATTAAACTTTTATTTTTGATAATTATTCACAACTCGTCAATATGCGAAACGTGTCGAATCTATTGTTCTCGTTTTTAAATATTATCGTTTTTAAAAAAATTTGTGCTCATAATAATGAAATTAGTAAAATCGATTCGTTAGTCGAATCATGCATCGATGTCAAGTTTAGTTCTGGTGAGTGTGAAAATAAATCCCTAATGGAAAAGTTCGATAAACAAACGTTTGACTTTGGCACCGCAAACGGCGTGAAACACTATACTTCGTGGCTATGTTTAATGAATAACATGGAATATTTTTCGCCGTACGATAAACCTCGATTGTTCAAAATTATGGCGCGCCACAATAACGCCATTGCAAAAATCGACGGTAAAAACATAACTAATGAAATGCGCCGAGTAAGTTCCGAAATGTTTCGATGGACATCCGACACGCTGACCAGATACCACGATCTGCAAATTATCTATGATACTTTCGATTCGTTTTATAATATGTTTAACACGTTCGTTTTATGGACGGGGCCGGGCAGTTTGTACCACTTTAACACGATTCTCTACGCGTACAAAAACGTGAGACATGCGAAATGTGCCAGGAAAATTGACGAAGCTGCCAAAGCGGCGGCAAAAATTGCCCTCTATTATCCCCTGTCCACTATGAACAAAACTGAAGTTCTCCAACAATTTTTCATCAATTACGTTTCAAAACTAAAAATGTCTGATAGAAAAATGTTTGGGGGTTTGTACAGCTACGTAAGTCAGACGAACGTTTTGCCGTTTTTGTTGACCATACAAGTGGGCTCGTACACTTTTAATTTGCATCATTACGAAACTGACAAGTCCAGAATTGATGCTATAAAAAATGAAACAAGATTTGTGCACGAGAATTTCAAGCGTTTCTACAAAAATTTAAATGTAAATTACGTGTACTACCAAATTGTGATTAACGGTTTCATTCATCCGACCAAACGAGCCTACACCCATTTTGGTTCGATGTGGGACATTAGCACGGACAACGGTGGATACACGCACATGACACAAAAATTGCAAATAGAATTTCATGTGTATTACAAAAACAAAGATGATTCTTTGCCGTGGAATTACGGCCACGAAATGCACCACAGCATGTTATACGCCGTAGATGCGGTGAACATAATGCCCGCTTGGTATGTCGAAGGTAGCGCAAACAGGATCGGTAACCGGCCGTGTTACGAATACGATCACGAATTGTTAAAAATTTACACCAACAAAACTATAAAAGAAATAATCGACGCTACCTATTCGTCGCCCTTCCTTTATGGAATGGGCAGTGTGCTGGTCCAATATTTGTACGAAAATCGACCTGCCGATTTCAGACACATGATAGAATCAAAGAATTACTCCGTTAGCGAAACTTACGAAACGGATTTTGATGTGTTCAAATTAAATTTAATCGGTAGATGTGAAGCTGTGAAGAGAAATCAAACTGAACACAAGTTTGATAGCCAGCTGGCGTACAAAAATTTAATAGACTCGAGCACGTTTGCCTCTTGTAAAAATTACATTCGATTCGATTTTGACGATATTATTTTCGTGTTAACACCGGACCGATTGATAAAACGAAACAAAAACGGGCAGCCCATGCTCGAATATACTCAATATTTGATCGGTCAAACTCATTTTGATGAAATCAACGAGTACACCTTTGCTTGGTTCATGGCGGGATTGGTTAAAAAGGCGGTTCAGTACTTATCAGACAATGTAAATTTTTATTACAAATATCAGTCTAGCTATACGTATGATTCGACGGTCAAATGTCAGTATATCGACGAGTCTGCCAAAGATGCCATTATAAATATGGCGTTTAAATATAAAAACATCGCCGATATGGTCACGTTTCCCGTCGATCAAGCAAAGGAATACATACGCCAAAAAGACAAGGCGATTGAAATGTGTGAAATGTACATGCCGCCCGTACTGCTTAATACGGCCGGGCCTGCCAAAGTATTCATCGATAGTTTGGCAAGTCCCAATTTAGTGATCCCGAGAAAAGAAACATATTATATGCGCATCGATTTAAAAGGGAACACAGTAATTCATTATGCTGCCATGTACAAAATAAATGCCTACGAAAAAATCAAACTGGCAAACAGGACAGCCGTAGATATGGCGCCTCTCAATGCCGACGGAAAATCGGCCGAGCAATTGTACGAATATAGTTTAAAGTTTTACAAAAAGTACAACCAAAGTAATCCTTTATATTGCTTTAAATATATGGAAGATACAGAAAGTATCACAGAAATTATTGAAGAGGAGGTGGTGGAAAAGGAATATGAAGGAAACAATACAGTTTTATCAAACAACCCTTTATTAAGTAAAAGCACATCAGTTATAACAGAGAAAAGCATTATTATAACAGAGATTACTACAACAGAGAAAAGCCTTATTATAACAGAGAAAAACATTATTTCAACAGACAATAACTTTAGCATTACATTTAGTTTCAAAAATTGTATAATTTTCATACTTGTATTATTAATATCATTTATAGTTATAATACTGTTAAACGCATTGGTAACTTTAATAATAACAAAAAAAATCACTAAGCAAAAACAAAAAGTGCAACAAAAAGTTGAATATAACAAAGATAAATTTTATACTAACGACGAATGTACAATTAATTTATTTGATTAAATACTGTTAAGGAACCATCGTTTTTTATTTATATTCAAAAACAATATCTATAGTTAGTAGTAAAGGACCCGTTTTTGAATTCACAGGGGCCCATTGAGTCGTATTGGCAAGATTACGGACGTTTAGTTCGCACTCGTTTCTTTCCACATCCTCTTCGTTGATTTTGGACAACAAATAGTTGTCGTAAACTTGTCCATCGACACTGTCCTCTTGTTTGCGATGATTGAACCATAATTTATTGTACCACTTCACATCAGATACCATAATAGCCTCATTTATGTATACTGTTAAAATTGTCTTGTCTCCCATTGCTCGCGCCATTCCCTTGACCGAAATCAAATTGTGATTTTCCTTTAGCGATTTTATCTTGCTCAATATAAATGGTGTGGTTTTAGCTTCATCTTCGCGACTCGAAAACCCATCAAAGTAGATACATTCTTTCGGCGATTGAGCGTTCACTATACTTATGTGTTCTTTTAAATATTTAAAAGTGGCCTGGATGTAGCTGTTACTAGAGTCAATTTCCACTTTTACCGTTTTGGATTTATTGTCCTCTATTAAATATTTATATGTTATTTTGTTAAGAAGTCTGTCCGCGCTAACCGATGCATGCTCATTTTTTATGTCGTCCAAATACAGAGTAACAGGATATTTGCATAGTTTAAACATTTTTAAATATGCGTATTATTTCCTGTGCAAAAGCCTCCGCCTCCTGGTAATGATGAAATTTTATTCTTGTCGGGGTAATATCTACGCGCGTACCAAACTTAGCTTCTGCCAAATTTGCACAGATTACGCGTGCTTCGCTCGGATCATCACTTACTCTGTACGCTAAAATCCTGCATTCCTTAGTGATCTCACTGATTTTTGTGTAAAATCTAATATAATTTAACTCTTTCACAATATAAACATAATTTTTTACCTTTGACTGAAGTTGTTTTATTTTTGTGTCTTTTCTTCGTATAGTATTCTTTAATTTTTCTGTCGATATTTCAAACTCGTGCTTGTCGCGTTTGTTTTTTTCACACATTTTTTGGTATGCTTGTTTTAAAAGCTCAAGTGCACGAGCAATTTTTTTCAAGTCTTTAACAGTAACAAAACGAAACATTTCACCACTTTCAATATTAGCAGCGGTCAAACTACGGACTAGACTTTTGTTTCGTAGAGTAGACATGTTTCGCGACGGTCGAACACCGAATGAAATTTGAAAGGCGAACGCGAACGTCGTCATATTTATCATCTGACGACCACGCAAAGACACGCGATAGCTATTCCTGGAAACGAGGAAAAAAAAATACAAACATGGTAAAAACAACATTTATTATGCGTAAATCATTTTTAACAAATTTTTAAACTGATTCATAATTGTGTAGGTGACAAACTCAATAATCATATTAGTCATGTAATACTCATTGTAATCAACATTGGCCGCCTTTGTTTTGAAAATATTCTTGCTGTTTTTTAAATTGATTACGTAATCGGTGTACCAAACGGCCTTCCGGATAGGTGTGATCGGTTGATGACGAATATTATGTCGCAATTCTAGTATGTTTTTGCGATACAACGGATCATTGATGACAGTTTTGATCGCTTCCGTTAACTGGTTGGAGTCCACGGTGGCGGTGTCGAGTGCCAGCCCAATGCCCAATTCTACATACTTGTCGGTGTTAAACGACTGATCGCCCATCATCGGCAAACCTACCATCGGTACACCGGCGTCGATAGCTTCGTCCGTGGATTGAACCCCTCCTTGTGTCACAAACGCTACAACATTTTTATGTTTTAGCACTTCCGGTTGGTTGAACCAAGTTTGCACCAAAACGTTGTAAGGTAATTGAGAGTTAAGTTCTTCGTCGTCCGTTTCAAACTTGAATAAAATTTTGTAGGGTAGCGCTTTAAAAGTTTGTAATAGCATATATTTAAAATCAGCATCGGTGTCTTTGGTGTTTATGCTCGAGCCGAAACTAACGTAAACCGCTCCTTGAGTGGCGCCGTCCAAGTAACGCTTCATGAAATCGTCCAGCGGCACGGGCTCGTTTCTATGCAAATGAATTCCACCCAAGTATTGAACACTAGGCGGAACCGGCCTGTTATTGTCAAAAACAGAGTGTGTATTAACAAATAACATCTGGACACGATTGCGCAGTTCCTTGATAGACGGCGATTTTCGACCGAATTGCGAGCGTATTAATTTATTCTGCTCGTCCACCAATTTTGAAAACTCATTTTGTAGCGTCAACTCCATGTAAATTTCGTTGATAGTTTCCCATACCGTTAAATCCCTGAACCGATCGCGCCACATGTTCGGATAGTATTTCGGGTGGCGGCTAACTGCACCCATAGTTTCAAAATTTTCTGCCAGTCCGTAGCCCGATGAAATTTGAATTACGGGCAGGTCACCGAACAGATGAGAAAATATTAGCGAGTAGTCCATAAAAGCCTCGCAAATTAGCAAATCGAAATGCTCATTCTTTCGATTATTGATTAGCCTCTTGACGGCCGGCAAGTCAAATTGATCTCTAATCATGCGCACTAAACCCATGTAGTTGTGCGCCGTGACGGTAGTACTGTCCGATATTATTCCCCTTTTTCGGAATACGCTAGATTGTTTAACCAGGTTTTTAAAGTAATTTTCGGCAAGGGTGGCATCGACTTCTGTCACATTTCGGGTAGCGTAATTGACTTTGGTAGTGGGTTTTATCACGACAATTTCGTGGCCTCTTTCCGCCAAAGCTTGTATGTAAACTTTGAACACACTCTGGTGGCTGTAGGCGGGTGTTGGTAAAACTGCGAGAATTCTCGCTCCATTTACTGCAGAAATGGCACACAAAAATAGAATATGGAAGTGCATGACGAACAATATTCGGAATAATTTGTGTCAGTAGGCCAACGGTTTATATACTTTTATTGTGTTTCAACGAAAGTGATTCTGGAATGTTGGTCATTTTATTAAAATTATAATTTAGCTCGTTAATCTGTATAGTTTCCAGTTGCTCCTTTTCGTTGCTCTTTTTGCGTTTACAACACATTGAATATTTGTAAAATTTAATTTTTATCAAAAGAACCGAAATTAGCACTAATAATATCAAAACGATTTTTGTATAATTAACATCGTTTACTTCGTTTTTCTGAATGTCGGTGAGTTCATCGACAATAATATCGAGAATTTTATCTAGCTCGTCTTGCTCACTGCCAACGGTTACGTTGATGAAATCGTCCGAACTGTTTTCGCTGTACGTAGTACTGATAAAAATAGATATGATAAAGAAAATCTGAGTAATCGTCATATTTAATTTTTTTCTTAGTCACTACTTGATATTTCCAGAGTCAACATCATGTCTCGGCGTTTCGCGATATACACCAGCGAAAAGGCGAAGATGGTTTGGGACTCGGTAGCATTCAATAATAGTCGCCAATTTGCCTTTTTCGATGGCACACACTGGTATCATCCCCAAAATCATTTTGCAGACTTTGATGAGTTTTTCAACTACTTGAATGAAAACAATATCAAAGATGTGCATGTAAAAGCGCTCGAGGACAACGGAGGACGCGAGTGGGTTATCGATGTGGATTTCATCGAAACTGGAAAAATATTGGAGTTTAAAATTGAAACTGCCAAAAAGATTTTCATCAATTTTTACAAGGAAAACATTGCACGGATAATGCACTCCGGGAATCGAGGACTACATGTCTGGTTGCGCATAGATAGATTTTTAATGTCGTCAAAGAAAAGTTTGCGCACCAGCTACTACTCGATATTTGTGCAACCCGAAACTGTGATTTTAGACGAAATCGTGCCCGGTAGTTTCATTCATGCTGTGAAAACCGCAGTTGAAGAAGAAACCGTTGCTCAAAAGATCGAAGAATATTTTAAGGTGAAAACTTTGGAGCAAAGAATATTAGCCGTTTGGCCCCAAGTGGACTCACACGTGTTTTGTAACTTAAACCAAATTCGTGCTCCGTTTAGTTTTAATTCTAAGGGTCGTGATTTCTCCAAACAATTGTACTAGTAATGTTAATAAAGATGTTAAGCAAAATATTTTCGTTTGTTTTCAATAATAAAAATGACGAGGAGAACATCGAACATGAAGAGGAAGACACCGATCGGCCGCGCCGTCTGCCCGCCGTAGGTTTTTCGTATCTGTTTCAGAAAAAAAATTTCATTTTCGATGAAAACATATCGTTTTTATTACGATACTTGTATGACAAAGACGAAGTTTGGATTTTGTATTTCGATCTGTCCGACGGGGTGGGTCTGCCAGAAGACGCCCGTGACTCTATTAGTTATCAGAATATCAAAACTGTCAATGAACTTTTGCCCAAACAGTCTTCGCAAATTAGCAGAGTGGAATGTATTAACAAGCATGGCATGTTGGAGGCGCTAGAATCGATTAGCTTTAAATCCAAGGCACAATTAGTGACAAAGCTGTTGGATATGTTTGCGGAATTGGAATCGAAATCGACGCCGCTATCTAAAATGGACCATAAATTTGACGTCCTATTAAAGGCTATACAAGAAGTCAAAAATGACAATGCCAATTTGTTTAAAATACAATTGGATCGATGTCAAGATTTCGAGCGCAAAATAACAGAACTGGACAAAAAGATTAGCTTGTATGAAAATATCGATCATCTTTACGAGCGGCTGCGTGAACGGCACAAAGCGACGGCATCGGACAGACACATGTTTCTAGATGACAATAACGAAATGACCATTAAGCTACCAAAAGATGTATCGAAACATCCTCGAATAGCAGTGTTTATGAAACCCTCACAAGCTGGAACAAAAGTTGCATTCGTCTCTGGCCAAAAGAAGTATTTGCAAAAAGGGAAACGAAAATTTCAAGATATGGAGTTGGTGTACGACGGGGTTCATCCGAATCCCCAGATGGCTGTAAATTGTATAGCCGAGGAACTAGACTTTAAAAATTTTGATTATATTAAAAAGGCTCGTTTGTATTATTTAAACTGTAACTTGGAAACGGCAAAGTCGTTTATAAAAGAAAATTTGTAATAAATAAATTTGAATATACACTTTTGTTATCAGTTACGCCTCCGTTTTTTATCTATTCCTCCCTATAAAAGAACAGATTTTCAAAATAAAATCACAGTACAGCAACATGTTTGTGGTTAAACGTAACGGTCGTAAACAACCCGTCCTCATGGACAAAATCACTAAAAGGCTTGAAAAGTTATGTTTTGGACTAAACATCAAAGCCGTTTTAGTGGCGATGGAAGTGGTCAATTTTATTTACGAAAATGTAACCACCGAAGAATTGGACATGCAAGCGGCAAAGGTTGCTGCAAACAAATCATATTTGCACAATGATTACGCCTTATTGGCAGGCAGAATCATGATTAGCAACCTGTCGAAAAAAATCAAGTCTGATTTTTCTGAAGTTATCGAAAGATTGTACAAATACAAATTGGTTACTAAATTTTTGTACGATGTAGTATGTGCCAACAAAAAAGTTCTCAACGAATGTATACTTTACGAGAACGATTACGATTACAAGTACTTTGGTTTTAAAACCTTAGAAAACGGGTACTTGTTTAAAATCGATGAGCAGACCGCTGAATTACCGCAGCAAATGCTGATGAGAGTTTCGCTCGGAATTCACGGCGACAACATTGAAGATGCCATTGAAACATACAAACTGCTGTCTGAAAAAAAATTCATTCACGCCAGTCCCACACTATTTGCGGCCGGAACAAACTTGCCCCAATTATCATCGTGTTTTTTGGTGAGCATGAAAGAAGACAGCATAGCCGGCATATACAACACGCTAACCACTTGCGCGTTAATTTCGAAACATGGCGGCGGAATAGGACTGAACGTACACGAAATTCGCGCTCGTAACAGTCCCATCAAAGCGACCAACGGAACTTCGAGCGGACTAGAGTCTATGCTTCGCGTATTCAATAATATGGTACGACACGTTGATCAGGGCGGCAAAAGAAAAGGCGCCATGGCAATTTACTTGGAACCGTGGCACGCCGACATTTATGATTTTTTAAATCTAAAAAGAAACATGGGCGCCGAAGACAAAAAGGCCCGTGATCTTTTGTACGCTCTATGGGTACCTGATTTATTTATGAAACGTGTAGAAAATGGCGAAATGTGGTCACTCATGTGTCCCGACGCTTGCAAGGGATTGGATCGAATTTATGGAAAAGAATTTGAAGAGTTATATTCGCGTTATGAATCAGAAAAGAAATACGTGAAGCAAGTGAACGCGCGCGATCTTTTCAGATTCATAATTGAAACCCAAGTCGAAACCGGTACACCGTACATGCTGTACAAAGATGCTTGTAACGGTAAAAGTAATCAAAAAAACTTGGGCACAATAAAATGTAGTAATCTTTGTGCCGAAATAGTACAATTCAACAGTGGTGACGAAACAGGCGTTTGCAATTTGGCATCTATTTCGGTCAACAAGTTTGTTTGCGATAATTTCGAGTACGATTTCAAGTCGTTAAAAAAGGTGACCAAAGTGATTGTGAAAAACCTCAACAAAATAATCGATGTCAATTTTTATCCAGTAAATTGTGCCCGCGATTCGAATTTCAAACATCGACCTATCGGCGTGGGTATTCAGGGGCTGGCCGATACTTTTGTAATGCTCAGACTGCCGTATGAAAGTGACAAGGCCAAGTTGCTAAACAAACAAATAGCAGAAACCATTTATTATGCCGCGCTGGAAGCTAGCTGCGAGCTCGCAAAAACTGACGGGCCATATTCGTCATACAAAGGCAGTCCGGCCAGCGAAGGTTTGTTACAATACGATTTGTGGAATGTGACTCCTACAAAACTTTGGGACTGGAAAGTTTTGAAAGAGAACATTAAATTGTACGGACTCCGCAATTCTTTGCTGGTAGCGTACATGCCTACCGCTACGACGGCTCAAATACTCGGCAACAACGAATCTTTCGAACCTTTCACTAACAACTTGTATGTGCGCCGAGTGCTGGCGGGCGATTTTCAAGTTGTAAACCAATATTTGGTGGATGATTTGTTGCGTCTCAATTTGTATAATGATAATATGCTCAACAAAATTATCGCCAACAACGGCAGTATTCAAGCCATCGAAGGTATACCTGCCGATATCAAAGAGTTGTATAAAACCGTGTGGGAAATGAAGCAAAAAAATTTGATTGACATGGCCGCCGATCGCGCAGCGTTCATAGACCAGAGTCAATCATTTAATGTTTTCGTTGCCAATCCCACTTATTCTCTGATGACATCGATTCATACTTACGCTTGGAAAAAAGGATTGAAAACGGGAATGTATTATTTGCGCACCAAGCCTGCCGCGGATCCTATCAAGTTTACTGTGGACGCCACATGTTCTAAAGTGAACGGTCAATGTATGGGATGTGATGCTTAATAAAATTTGTAATAAAAATTTTCATTGTTTTATTTTTTTTATTGTAAAAATGAAGAAATATTTTTCGTGTCTTTCTTCATTTTTACAAGCAAATAAGTATTTTTCTCCTTTCGTAAAACATTGTGAAAAATCAAATATA